GTATTGGATGCCGATATATGGAGTCTACTAAGAAGCAAGATATGCAGCTTAGCTTAAATATCGCAACATTAGTTTATGATGCTGAGTATAGAAATATAAATAGGCCTATAAACAAAGAACTAGTAAAAGAAATGTTAGAGGCATTAAATTTAACCTCTGCAGTAAACAATATCGACTATCTATTTTGAGGTGTATAAATGCTAAAATTAAAACAACTATCTATCCTGCTTAGAATTGCAGGTAATATTATCTCTTTCATCCTATTAACAGAAGCAAGTAAAAATGCTTTGCGTGGAATGAAAGTACTTGGGGGTTAAAATGGAAGAAAAAGAAATAAGAATGTTTATATCAGGTGGCGATATTATCTTTGGTGCTTTTATCGAAGAATATCCCAGCGGTAAAGTAAAGCTATCAAGACCTCTTAAGATGATTCTGAGTTCTGATGGTAAGAATGCACAGTTTAATCCATTGTATATTAAAGAAGAGTGGGCTAAGCTTCCTCCTTCTGCTATTGAACTAGAGTGTCCTTCTGCTCTATCTAAAACATATGAAGAAGCTGCAACTGGTATTTTCTCTAGTATCATTATGCCAACATCAAAAGAGAAATTAATTTTAGGAAGATAAATATATGGTCACTCAAATAGAAGAATTAGTGGACACCTTAAGGCTTAGACTGGGTGACTATCTAGAATCTCTCGGAAATGAAAATCCGTTAAAGCATTTTAAATGTCTACATCCAGATCATGATGATAAAAATCCATCTATGAACATGCATAAGGATGGCCTTTATGTTAAATGTCATTCTTGTGGTAAGGCTGGAGATATTTTTAGTGTAGCTAACTGGGTTGAAGATAAACCTCTGCTTGGTCCTGAATTTGTACAAGATAATGTTTTTTATTTAGCTGATAAATTCGGCATTAAATATAATATTGTTAGAAGCGATGATGCTAAGATTGCTATGAAGTATGCATATTTACGTGCATATAAAGTTGCTTCTGAGTTTATTGTTAATTGTGCAGAAACAGTTCCAACAGAGGAGTTTTTAAAAGAGATAAAGAAGCGTAAATGGAAGCGTAAAGAGTCTATTGATCTTGGAATGGGATGTGTTCCTGTTTTTGGAGATTTTTTAGAGCACTTAAAGTCTAATGGTTTTACTAAAGAATTTATTGATATGGTTGGCTTAAATAGAGCTGATATGTTTAATTCTGATGGTTTTATCTTTACTATTTATGATGAGTTTGGTAGATCAATTGCTTTTTATTCTCGTGATGTAAATTATGAAGATAAAAAAGCAGAGTTTATTAAACGACAAAGCGCCTTAGAGATTTCTCCAGGCAAAGCACCTATGAAATATAATAGTAGTGCTAACTTTACTGGTATATATGAAAAACCTCTTTATCCATATGGTATTCATGACTGCAAGAACTTCCATAAAGTAATTGCAGTTGAAGGACATGGATGTAAACATTCATTAAGACTTGCTGGTATTGACAATGTATTCGCACTTGGAGGCCTTGAATTAAATGAGGCTACAATTAATAAGCTTTCTAGCCTAGGTGTTACTAATATTGTATTGTTATTAGACAATGATGATAAAGGTAAAGGTAAGGTTAAAAATATTATACGCAAGTATTTTGGAAAAACCTCAGTAGAGTTTTCTGTTATGGATATGTCTGCTATTGCTAATGACGTAAAAGATCCGGATGAATTCCTAAGGAAATATAGCGTTGAAGCGTTTAAAGCGATTGTTGAAAAACAGGCACTTGAGTGGATTGTAACTGAAGAACTAAGTCAGCAAAATGCAGATCCTTATACAATACTACAAGATATTACACCTCTAATTGCACTCCAAAGATCACCTTTGATGCGTCAAAAAACAATTAACCATATTGCTGATTTGACTGGCATTGATAGAGCTCTTATTGTTGAGGAGATTAACCAGAAAATTTCTGCTTCTGCAGAGAGACAAGGTGAGTTTGCGCTTAGAGTTATGGAAGAGGCTAAAGAGCTTCTTATTATGAATCCAGAAAATATATCTGGTGCACTATCTTTAATTGAAACAAAGCTTAATTCTTTACATTCTAATGAAAATAAAGAAGAGTTATATTCTGCAAATGAAACACTTAAGGCACTTGTTCACATGCAAGATAGGCAGGAGTCAGAAAATGATGAGCCTATTATCAATACTGGCTTTACTGACTGGGATAAAGAGGTCCCGATTCCTTTTAATGAAGCATTTGCTCTTATAATGGGTCCTCCAAATACTGGCAAGACTGCCTTGTTTGATACTCTTGCATTAAGGATGCTTGAAGAGAATGATGATATATCTATCATAATTCATACTATTGATGATAGCCGTGAAGTATATTTAAATAGAATGGTTGCTGCTCTATCTAAACTTAAGATTAACTGGATTAAGCGTCCAAAGCACTTCTTAGATGCTGATAAATCTAAGATTAGATCTATGGCATTCCGTAAAATTGCTGAGTATATTAGAGAAGAACGATTAATTATTAAAGATATCTCTCATGGTGCATCTGCTGAATATCATGGTAGGCTAATTGCATATACTCGCGAAAGATATCCTGAAAGAAAAATTGTTTCTTTCTGTGACAACTTCCATAGGTTACAGTATGAAGCTAATGAGGACTCTGAAGGTAGGCATAAGTTCCGTGCTATGTCATCTCTTATGAAGTCTTATACTACTAGATATGATTGTTCTTTATTCTGTACTGTAGAAATGACTAAACAAGATATGTATGTTAAGCCAACAAATGCATCTAGTATTGCTGAAGCTGCTGCTTTACAATTTGACGCTAATTTGATAATATATCTATGGAATGAAATGAACTGTGAGCGAGAAAATGCTGTGCTTACGTTTGAGTCTAAGGTTCCTGAGTATTATCCAGGTGAAGGATATGTATATAAAACTGTAGTTAAGCCTATTATCGAAGCTCTTGTTTTGAAGAATAAGCTATCTGAGTTTAAAGATTCTCTTTTCTTTAAGTTTCATCCTGAGCTTGCACTTTACGAAGAAGTAACTAGGGCTGATGTAAAAGAAATTAAAGATGCAGCAGAGTCAAATAAGAAGGCCGAAGAAGAAAATTCTAAAAACGGTATTAAAAAACAAGGAAAAGGAATACTCATTAACTAATGATTGTACATAAAAAACATATAGATGATTTTATTAAATGCCCTTTCTTGTTTGGTAAGAATATTCTTGCTAGTAAACAGAATACAATTAAGCTTACAGATATGTCGAAGTATCTTAAGAAGCATATTATTGAGCTTGCTTGTCTTGAGATGCAGGATGGATCTAAGCATAGTCTTATTGAATATCGTACTAAGTTTACCAATAAGCATTATTCACGACCATCTCAAGGATTATTAGTTGAAAAAATAGTCCCTAAGCTAAACTCTATCTTTAGTGTATTTGCAAATAATACATTTTTAGGATATAATGTTCCAGTAGATATTGGTGCCCCTGGCACATCTGTAGTATATAGAGACATTGTAGACTTCCTGCTTACTAATGAGGAGGAAGAAATTATAGTATGTGAAATTGATGATCTTTCAGACTTTGAAGGATTTCAACGTAAGTTGAAATATTGGCCTCAATATTATATACCATATTCATATCTTGCAAATAAGTTTAATAAAAAAGTTTCTGTAAGTATTATTGATCCTGTTAATTTTACAACATTAGAAGCTAAATATTTGCCTGATCGATTTATTGGTGATTTACATCAAATTTCTGATCTTGCTAAGTCAATGTCTACAGGAACTTTAATTAGGACATTTAATGATTGTAGTGAGTGCGATAAAAAAGAGCACTGTAAATAAGGGGAAAATATGGACCAAGAAGAATTAAAATTACAAAAATGCTCATGTGGATGCACTATCTTTCAGCAAGTTTCTCCTATTGAGCTAGAAGATGGAGCATTAACCATGTATAGACATGGATCTCCTCTTCTATCTAAAACAGCTACTGTTCCAGTGCTTAGATGTCTTGTATGTAGTAGGCTAGTTGCTACTCGTACTAGTTTTGCTGGACGAAATAGATTAGATCCAGAAGTTAAGATGTACGCACGATTAATGAAAGTTATTAGTGACCATAATGAACTTATTGATATAGCTGAAGCATCTAATGCTTCTTATCAAAACATGAAATCATGCGTTACTGATATTGAACCTGGCTTTGTTTCTGAAGATGCATTTGATTGCTATACAAAAACAGAGATTGATGCAATGATTGCGGGGGTACTTAAGAATGTCAAGTCAACAGGAACAAATAGTGGGAAAGCTATTAAAAAAAATAGCTAACGATACTAAATCTCAAGTTGATTTTGGTAAGATATGTAAGAGCCCTTTGCATTCTGGTATCATAGTTGACTACTGGATTCCATCACTTCAATGCGTAGTTGAAGTGCATGGGGTTCAGCACTATAAGCCAAGTGGATTTGGTAGAAACAAAGTAGACACTAATATTGCTTTTAATAGGCAAATTAATAGAGATGATAAACTAAAAAATCTATGTATTCAATATAAGCTTAATTACATTGAAATTCCTTTTAATGAAGATGTAAATTATGCTGGATTGTTTTCTACACTAATGCCTTTTATGGAGGATGATAATGAATAAAATTACTATCCTACAAACATTAGCAAAAGATATAAAAAAACTAGGTAAAGATATGTCATTGTTCTATTGTGTCATTAAAGTTGAACCATATAGCAAATCTAACTTTACAAAGTTTGGTAAGAATGGTGCTTATACACCTGAGCGAATGCAAGAAAGTGATAGAATTGTAGCTGCTGAATGCGCTAGAGTTATGGGTCAGTTTAATATTCAGAAATATGAAGGTCCACTATTTATGCAAATAGATGGTTACTTTAAAAATAAAAGAGTCTTTGATGCACCTAATCTATCAAAAAGTATTTGCGATGCTCTTTCAAATATTGTATATTATGACGATAGACAGATAGTCTCTTGCATATGTACAAAAACATACGATAAAGAAAACCCTAGGATTGAAATCTTTATTAAACAATATGATGGTGAACATGATATGGTAAATATTGCTAACTTAACAGCCAAAGAATTAGGTGAAGCAACTAGTGTTGTGAAACCAAAGAAAAGGAAAGTTGTCAAGCGTATTGGTAGAAAGCTTGTAACTAAAAAGATACCTAATGGAACTAACAAACGTAGCATCGAACCGAAAACGAAGTAAGAAGCGTGAAAAAAATGAATATAGTGTTGTTACTGATTTAGTTAAAAAGTATAAAAAAACTAATGATAACAATGATCTTCTTGAGGTTTTAAAGAATCTTGAGGGGATAGTAAATTCATTTACAATTATGCTTTCTCCTGGTAATAAACACCAGCAAATCCATATAAATCCTTTTATGGCAAAATTCCTTGGTATGTTTTTAACTCCAGAAGAAAGAGCTGCTAAAGTTACTCATGAGACATATTACAAGGCTATTGCTAGAGTTAGATGGGTAATGAGAAAATATGATTATGAAGAGATTTATAGTCAAACTGTAGAGATACTTATAAAAACTATTAAGTCCATGGATGTAATAGGCGACTGTGACTGTATTTATTATATACAGTTAATCGCTAGATTTAAAATTCATGACTTAGTTTTAAAGACATCACGTGATGCAGGTATGGCTAATGCAGTAGATATACCAATTAACTTTAATGATCCAGATGAACAAGTTGATGAAGTCCTTGATAGAATGAGTTTCTCTAAAGAGAATCTTAAATATGAAGACTCTCTTATTTTATCACTATATGATGCTGATGATATATCTGTATTGGCTAGAAAAGATGATATTTGGAAGTGTTTAAGTCCATATGAAAAATATTTAATTTATCTTTATGATATTATGGGCTTGACAAAAAAACAAATTCTTAGTATATTAAGGTTTGAAACTAGTGAAGAACTAGATGAAAGAATTAACGACATTATTTATAAATGCGAACTAATCGCTAACGAAGGAGATTAAAATGGAACAAAATGTACCAGGTGCAGTAGCACCAGAACTAACAATTGAACAGCGCGTAGCAGCTCTTGAAAATCAGCTATATGTTATTTATCTGCAGACAAATTCTATTACTAAACTAATGCTTGACAAGGGTATGACTACTCATGATGAGCTTACTAAGGAAATGGATGACCTTAATCAGGAGATCTTTAAGATTACTGCTGAGGTTATGGAAAAAGTTGCAGCAGAATCAGCAGTAGAAGAACCTGTAGAGACTACTGAAGCTTAATTCAGTTCAAAATTTGAATATACAAAGGGGGCCTTCGGGCCCCTTTTGTGCCCTAATGGAGTTTATATGTCAGAAAATATTAAAGTACAAGTACTAGATAGAGCTTATACAGATCGTAATGGTAAGCTATTTGCTGGTCCAGATCTTCCAGTGTATACTAAACCTGGTGATGCAGGCATGGATGTGCGTGCCTATATTGAAGAACCTAAGATTATGTCGCCTGGAGAAATCTGGCTATGTCCTACTGGTTTACATTTTGCAATCCCACTGGGGTTTGAGTGTCAGGTTCGTCCAAGAAGTGGAACATGCCTAAAGCATGGAGTGACCGTTCTTAATTCACCAGGTACAGTGGATAGTGGATACCGTGGAGAGGTCGGTGTTATTCTAATTAATATGAGTAAAAAATCTTTCAGAATTGAACCTAATGATCGTATTGCACAATTTGTGTTTACGAAATATTCTACAGCTGAGTTTGAAACCGTTGATGTTCTGCCAGAATCAGAACGTGCAACAACAGGCTTTGGCGAATCAGGAGTTAAATAATATGACTAAACAAGAATTTATTGGATTTGCAGATGAAGTAATTGCTAAAGAAGTTGCAAAGAAAGCTATTGCTGCTGAAATTAAAGAAGCTACAGAAATATTTGCACAAAACCACGGTAAAGATAAACAGAGCATTAAAAAAGCTCTTAAGGACTATAAAGACTTCTTGAAGGATCAGGCACAGTTTGAGATTGTAGATCGTGAGCTAGCTGAAATTATTGAAGAAGTTTGTTATGAAAGTGTACCAGTTGCAGTGTCTACAAGTACTGTATCTGAGTAATTGAGGTGTAGAATGTCAGTATTCCCAAGTACGTATGAAGAGTTTATTTATAAAAGAACATATAGCCGATGGCTAGAAAAAGAGTCTCGCAGAGAGAATTGGTCTGAGTCTGTACAGAGATATAGTGACTTCTTTATTAACCATATTGAAGAAATGAGTCTTGCCCCAGAAGTAAAAACTAATATCCGTAGTCAATTAATGTCTGCCACTCGTGCCGTAGTTAAATTTGAAGTTATGCCTTCTATGCGTGCATTGTGGGCTGCTGGCCCTGCACTTGCTAGAGAGCATATTGCTGGATATAACTGTGCATTTACATCTATTGATGATCCTCGTGCCTTTAGTGAAATCTTGTATATTCTTATGAATGGTACTGGTGCAGGCTTTAGTGTTGAGCGTCAAAATGTAAGTAAGTTGCCAGAAATTCCTGATGGATTTTTTGATGCGTCTAGGGTATTAGACTCTGATGTTTTTAACCCAATTGTATTTGCTGACAGTAAGCTTGGTTGGGCTGAAGGATATCGTAAGTTTATTTCAGCTCTTTATGAAGGAATTATACCGGCTGTTGATACAAGTAAAATCCGTAAGAAGGGTTCACGACTTAAGACTTTTGGTGGTCGTGCTAGTGGGCCTGAACCTCTTATTGATTTACTGAAGTTTACAACACGTATCTTTAAGCAAGCAAGTGGGCGCAAGCTTACATCTATTGAATGTCATGATATCTGCTGCATGATTGCTAACTGTGTTGTGGTTGGTGGTGTTCGTCGTAGTGCTGGTATTAGTCTTTCTAATCTTTCTGATATGAGAATGCGTGGCGCTAAAGATGGTGAATTCTGGATTCTACAACCTCATCGTGCATTATCTAATAACTCAGTAGCATATACTGAGAAGCCTGATATGATTATCTTTATGGAAGAGTGGATGTCACTTATGAAGTCCGGTAATGGTGAGCGAGGAATTGTTAATCGTGAAGGACTACAAAAGACAGCTGCTTCTCTTGGTCGTGATCCTAATGTCTCATATGGTGTAAATCCATGTGGTGAGATTATTCTAAGACCTAATCAGTTCTGTAACCTTTCAGAGATAATTGTACGTGCTGATGATACTCTTGAATCTCTTATGGCTAAGGCTATCCATGCTACTACACTTGGTGTCTTGCAGTCTACTCTTACTGATTTCGGATTCTTGAGAAAAGTATGGAAAGATAATTGTGAAGAAGAGCGGTTACTTGGAGTTAGCTTAACTGGTACGTGTGATCATCCTATACTACAAAATCAGGATGAAGTAGCTTATAGTTGGTTAGTTCAAATTAAAGCAGTTACGCGTCTTACTAGTAATAGTCTTGCAGATGCGCTCGGTATCAATAGACCTAAAGCTATAACCTGCGTTAATGTTTAGCGCCATTATGCAGTAATGCATAATTGAAAATCCTGTGAATTGCTGGAAAGCTAAGTCTAAAAAGATATGCCAATCAGCAGCCAAGATTTGTTAATTACTTAAACCATATGGAACTATAATGGTTATTAACAAATAAGGTTCAGAGACTATCCCGTAGGTGGGAGTACGCATCGAGTGATGTGGAAGCTCAGGACATCCAGAAATGGATGATGATATAGTCCGATCCTTAGTGAAAGCTAGGGCAGTGAGGTTGAGAATGTACAAACTTTATTATATAGTATCAGATAAAACAGATTCATATTATATAGGAATGACTAAGAATAAGTTATCCTATAGACTTAATAGTCATAAGAGTGCAGCAAGATCTAAAAAGAAAACTGCACTGTATGACTGTATGAGAAAGTATGGATTAGATAATTTTATTATTTGTCTTAAAGATGAATTTGATACACATAATGAATGTTGTGATGCTGAAATTAGAGCTATTAAATTAGCAAGAAAATCTAATCATAAAATTCTTAATCTAGCCGATGGTGGTGAAGGTGGATTTAATGTTATTAATATTGAATCTTGGAAAAATAAGTTAAAGGAAAAGAGAAAAGGCAGAAAGCCTGCTCTTGGAATGAGTCATACTGATGATAATAAGAAATTATTCTCTGATGTATCCAGGAAATATTGGGACTCACAAAATACTTATTCTCAAGATGAGATAATTAAGCTTTCTTTTAAGGAAGCTAAACAAAAATATGGCATTAGTAAAACACATTATTATCGACTAAAACGAGTCTCAAGTAACGACTGAGGCTGAACTTTTGTAAACCGTCAGGAACGGTTAGTCAGCTTGTTAACTGTGCTTCAGGTTTACATCCTAGACATAGCCAAAATTACATTAGGAGAGTTAGAGTAACTGCTGATGATCCTATTGCTCAGTTTCTAGTCGACAGAGGGGTACAGTGGAACCCGGAAGTTGGTCAGTCTTTAGAGAGTTATAGTACTATGGTATTTGACTTTCCTGTAAGTGGACCAAAGACTGGATCTATTGAACGTAATGATCGCAATGCAATTCAGCAATTAGAATACTGGAAGATGTTTAAGGATGCCTGGTGTGACCATAACCCGAGTGTTACCATCTATGTAAAAGAACATGAGTGGCTAACTGTTGGTGGATGGGTATATCAAAACTGGGACAGTGTAGGCGGCTTAAGCTTCCTGCCTCACGATGGTGGCACTTACCCTCTTGCTCCTTATGAAGAAATTGATGACACTGAATATGATAGGCTTGCTAAGCTATTTCCAAAAATTGACTTTAACGAGTTAACTAATTATGAGCATCAAGATACTACTAAAGGTAGTCAGGAATTTGCTTGTAGTGGTGGAAATTGTGAATTGCGTTAAATAATAAAAGGGGAGTGGGCGACTGCTCCCCTTATTTAGGAGATAATAATGGGCGGAATAGCACTGTTCCTGCTTAGGAATTGGAAAATTATTGCAGTTGGTATTGTAATAGCTGGTCTTGTAAGTGCGCTTATTGGGTTTGGTATGCGATATCAGTCACTTAAAGATTCAAAAGATACACTGCAATCACAAATTACAAATCTTGAAGCAACTATACAGCACAAAAATATTAGCATAAAAGACAGAGATGATTCTATCTTCTTACTAAATAATGCTAATGAAAAAAGAGAAAAGGATCTTAATAGATATATGCAACTATATAAGAACCTTCAAAAAAATACAGACATAGTCCAGAAAAAATATAATGAAATGTTGGAGAAAATAAACAATGCTAAGATCCCTATCATGGATGGTGTTATTGTTGAGCCTTATATCGTTATCCCAAGTGGGGTGCCTAAAGAAGCCATCGGATTCTGAACTTAATCCTTCAGCACCAAAAGTAATATACGTACCACCAACATACAAAGTATACCCTATCGTACCTCTAGAACCACTCGAATCTGTCACTATCTACCCTCTCAGTACACCGGGTATCGTAGGTGGTATCTTGGAATCAGACGTTAAGGCAATACAAAGAAATACAGTTAAGATGATTAAATGGGGTGTGCTAAACCAGCAAACTATTCAAGAGATCAACTTACTTGCGGACGAAAAAGAAAAAGGGGCGGGAGAATAATCTCCTGTCCCTTTTTTATTTCTTTAATGGAAACTTATAGTCCATGTCTAATTGCTAGTGTATTTGGGTCTACTCTGAAGTTACCTTCCCATAGTAAATAAGAACAAATCTCTGAGCACCACCATTTCCCATCTGATTGCATGAAGTTAAGATATAAGCCCTTAAATATACCCTGATGCAATACTATCCCTATCCAATCATACTTCTTGCCTTGTAGCCCCTCTGCCTTTGCTCTAATGATGTTTTCTGTCATCTCATCAATATCTAATTCAACTAAATCCCATTTTTCATTATAAGTAATATCTTTAAACCTAGTAATGTTATCTCTCTGTGATGCAGAAAAAGACATACCGTCTGAAAAGACAATTTCGCAATGAGAATATCCGTGTCCACCAGTCCACCAATCAATTCCCTTGTCTGCCCAGTTACCATATTTTGATTTATAGAATGCGAGCTTCATAATAATTCCTCCAATATTGCTACCATGAAATTACTGGTAATTCACTTATTAATTCACTTGATGTAGGAATTGCTCTTAATCCATTACTACAATCATATAACACCTGATAGCAGTATGTCCAAACCTCATCTCTCCACTGAATACCTGCCTGTCCTTCTAGTGCAAAAATAGGGTTTGTACTTGTTGCATATGTACAAAGTGAAAGTATATTATCATAATTTCTTGATTGAGCTATCTGATCAAGATGTCGAGATACACTACTTATAAGTTCTTTCTTTATGTTTTCTTCTTGTACCAGTATATCGATAACCCACGTATTTATGTCCCATTTAGAATTATAATTAGGAGGTTCAATTAATGTATATTCACTTGAAATAGGACCTATTATTTTAACTACTGATTGTTCCAATGTTATTTTATTCCAAATAGGTTGTCCTCTGAAGTCTGGTGCAATTATCCAGCTATTGTCATTCCATATAGGTATTTCATTTATATCCACTGTTGGTGGAGTGACTACTGTTGCATATGCAGGAATAAGCCATTCTCCTGGCTCTAGTGGATTTAGGTCTGCTAGTCCTTCGTTAGTATATTCATATGTAATTGCGTCAAAGTTATAGATAATCATAATTAGTCCTAATATTTAATGCATGCCAAAAGTGCAATATTTCGTGGTCGGTTTTCTGAGGCTGTTGGAACAACTCTACTGGCATCAAAAGAAAAATTACTTGTATTATATAGCTGCCCACCACCACCAGCGCCTCCTCCGTTATACTGTAGTGTTTCTAGAAAAACTCCATTTGCAGATGGGTTTCCTTGAGGCTGTCCACCAATTCCAAGTAACTGTCCGCTTATATCCCTAATAGCATCTGCTTGTGTTGAGCCAAGAACCCTTCCTACATCTACTCCTTTGCCGTCATCTAGCGCTCTTAAGAATTCCCCTCTAAGATCTGGTATACTAAATGTCGAATATCCGTTTCCTGCACCAAATGCTGTTCCGATTTTTGCAAACAGATCAGCATAGACAGTTCTACTTAATAATGCGCCATTACATTTAAGCCATCCACTTGGAGGAGTACTCATAGCAAAAAATTCAACTGCTCCAGGAGGTATGCTTTCATATGTATGTGAATGACTATTGATTAGACCTGTAAGTATAGCCTCTATTGCCGCTTTATTTGCCTCTAAGTAGCTACTGTGACTATGTGAGTTAATATCACCAGTAAGGCTTATTTCTACTGCTTCTTTTGTAACTATTTCTGTTCTTACATCTGCTAGTGGTTTTTTCGCTATAAATCCTGCCTCAAGAGGATCACTAGATTCAAAAAAATAATGTGATGCTGCCATATTCCATGCACCAATATTGCACTTAAATAACCTAGCCTCTAGATTGCCATATTCATCTCTTATAGGTACTGTGTTTTCTGTACCAATAAGTGATACAAGTTTTCCATCTAAAGAATTAACAACTGCAATACCATTGGTCATTGTAATATCGCCACCAGTTTTAATTCCACCAGCAACAACATCACCTAATGGCAATGTATAGTTATTTGCATCGACTGGGGCATGTGTAGCTCCAGAATGTTGATATCCAGTATCCCATTCTGACATCTGAACTGTAGTTATTATAGGTGAATGCTCAGATTGACTATGCGCGTATGCAGTTTCGGCAAGTATGATTGATTCATCATTTGTAAATCTATGAGTGGCGTCTTCTATTATATTGGTTGGTGAGAGAGCTGTAGGGACATAACTGTCTTTAATTTGCTGACTATTTATATCTATTTTCTTAAAAGATCCATCGGTGTATTCAATTATAGAAGTACTTAAGTCTATATCCTTAATTGATTTAATGTGATTTAATGAAATATATTGATTGTTACATAAAATAAATATAAGCCAGTTTGCATCCATAGACAATAATGCTGTAAATGAATTAATATCAACATTAAATATCTTATGCTCATTATTATCAAAACTAACTAGTGTTTTATTTTCACTAGCTTCATATGATCTTATTGCTTCTGCATTAATGGTTTCTCCGTCAAGATTTATAAACATATTATTTATTCTCTCTTAATCTTATAAATCCCTTAAGCTTAAAGCTTAAATCTCTTACGCTTCTTGTTTTAATGAAAATACCACCGCCTTCACCTTGATCACCTTTAGAGTCTGATCTAGTATTAGCTTCAATTGACTTAAACTTCTCATTACTTATCTGTTCTATTATTAATCCAGTATGTCCGTTAAAGTTTTCGATATCATCAGCACTCCTAGTCCAAATTGGTATATCTCCAACTTCTAAAGTTTCTATTTCTAGGAATACTTGATTTGGTGTAAAAACTTTGTATTTAAACGGATTTTTCTTTGCGTGATAATATATTGTAGACACGCGTGCTGACTTAAGCGGAAGAGTTGTTTTGATTGATAGAAACTGTTGAGACTCCATATACATACTATACATGAAGGCCGCACAATATGGGTATCCTCCATTTAGTCCTACATTTTTAAGCCATCTAGTTATCTCAATACCGTCATTCTTATTTGTCAGCTCTGTTAATCCTTCATAAGTTAATGCAGTGTGTACGGCATTATACTGCAATGGTTTCTCAGAGTGGCAGATATTACAGTCAATATCTGAGGCTAATGATACTCCTGTAGTTAACAGGAGTAACATTATTGTAATAATTAGATTTTTCATTCAAGTCTCTTTAAACTGCTACAGCAATAACAATCGCTAGTCCAATTAATAGTCCCGCGACCAATATAGATGCTGCTGTATTATGTTCCTCAAATATTTCTTTATAAATATTACAATCTAATCCATTAAGAAACCTAATCATCCAAGTACTAGTAAGTGTAAATATGCCAACCTTCACTAAGGCAATTGAGATAATTTGTAAGTAGTTAATTTCATATGTAAATGAAAGATAAACAAGCGCTATTGATACTGCTAGGTAAATAAAATTAAATGTATTATCTCCTAGGCTCTTTAGTTTTAGTTTCATCTTCTTGCTCCACTTCTTCACTATTATTATTTCCTTCATTAAAGTGCAATACTGCTTTTTCGCCAACTTTTATTATAGGGTTTTGACCACTAAGTACACTTTTAACTTCATTTGCATTAGTTAGAAATAAGTATAGCATTCCTGTAATAAATAAGAATCCTAGCTTATTGCCCCAGTTCCAAAACATCTTATCAACTCTACCAGTATTTTGCTTAAGTGAAGTTAAGTCTGCCTGGATTTGCGCTAATTGTGCCTGAGTACGAGTTTCTGTTAATCCAAACCTTGTTCCAAGCTCTCTCAATACATCCTCCGATCTACCTTTAGATAGCTGACACATACTGTGCTCAGCTTGAATAGCGATAAATGTTGATGTTAATTGTGTTTGTTTAGAGTCTAGATCTTGTACTTTCTTATCAATTCTGTCTATGTTACGAATCTTTTCTTCTATAGTTGCAATTTTCGTACTCTCCGCTAAAAAGCTTCTAAACATATTTTTAAGTTCAGAAATATCAGTACTAACATTATTAATTGTAGATGTAATGCTAGCAGTAACACGCTCTACTTCGCGAAGGCGTTCGTCAAGTTCTTGAAATTCATTTATTGGCATGTTACGTTCCTTTTAAAGTTAATTTGTCTTTTGCTACAATACGTCCATAGATAGCTAAGACTGCGCCCCCAATCTCAACTGCTACACTTGCAAACTGTGCAAACTGTTGTAATGTCGCATCATCCATGTCTAGATTAGTGTTTGTAAGTCTACCAATCCCTGCAATTATGATGCCCCATATTGTTTTTGAGCTAAATATACTTTTAATACTAAATGCATCATTCATTTGTATATTCTCCTTCGTGTTATTAACTTAGTATTTTAGTGTTTAAGCATTAGAAATAACTTATAAGTCTAATGTATGAATATAATTACTCCACTATAAAGGGAGAGCCAGAGGAGTTTAGAGCTGTAGAAAATGTGGACTTTGATTTTTCATTTATTCTCCTTCAACTGAGGCTGTTGCCCATATATTTGTCATACCAGCAGTGACAGTCATTATAGGGGAACTAAGGGTTGCAGGCCCCCCTGAAGATAGATGAGAAAATGAACCTAGGTTAGAGCCTAAGCTTATATCTAACCAGTCATAAGAATCAGACGAGTATACCGCAGCTGTAATTTGATCACCTACTGATACGAAGTGGCTGCCTACTGATACACTAACCCCGTTTATTTTTACCCATGCGTAAGCTGAAGGATCATTAGAAGAAAAAGTAAGTGACACAGAGAGAAGAATAACACCACCCGACGCCATCAAAACCCTATGCGCTAACATATCAAGGCTCCTGGATAGCGCCAGTACTCACCCATGCTCCGGCAGTCCAGCTATAGAAGAATGTCCAGAGAGTGATCTTTGCTGCTGTAGCCTTTGCATCAATAGTGCCACTAAGCCACTTGATCCCACCACCTCCTGAGAAAGTAACCAGTCGAGGGGTTGCTCCCTGCTTAACTACTACAGTAAAGCTACGCGCATCCGGATATGTAGGTGCATCTGGTAATGTGAATACAGCATTAACTGCCCCTGTAGTCCCCTCAAAGTAGTTGGCTATGCTAAGATCTAACGTGTAACTACTACTAAGTACCCCAATATTAATACCAGTTTCACTATAATCTAATAATGTATCTACCTTAGGCATAAAATCATTTAAGTTACTCATCTTACAATCCTCCATCCATATACTGTATTAGAATATACTAGCTTTAATGAAGTATTATTTGTACTTACAATCATGTCTTCTGCTAGTCCCATTATTTTTTCATCGTTTCTAAGAATAGTTAAGTTGTTTGTTTCAAATAATCCTGCTACATCCACAAACTCTACCGTATCTCCAAGTACAGGAGTTATAGGTAGTGTTAAATTAATTATATCATTGGTTGTATCTATAAAATACTCACTGCCAGAATTAACGTCATAGCTATTTTTTGTAATTATTGTATCACCAGCAGCATTATAAATAGTTGCATCTTCTCCTCCAATTATTGATGCTTCTAGTCCAGGTGTTAAAGTTAAAGCTCCTGGTGCTCCTGTAGGATCACTATAAACATAAGAGTATAATGTTGTATGTCCTGTAACTTTTAAATATCCAGATGCTGGAATATCAGATACTAGTACACCAAGATCAATAGAATTAACTGTAATAAGCGTATCATTAATAGTTCCCGGTAAAGGAATGTCATAAATAAGATCTAATGCAGCTAGTATTGACCATGAAGATGCCGTTAGTGTATCTATAATTCCTGAAACCTGAGTACTTACTTCTGCGTATAAATCTGCCGATGTTACATAATTTGCATGTGTATGTTCAAGTTGTGAATATATTTCATCTGCCCTTAGTTTATTAAGTGCATATTTTTCCCAGTTTGGATCTGGCGATATTGGAGCCTTTGCAATTAAAAATGATTGTGCCTCATCACCTGCTTTAGGTGCTGTAAGCTCAGCTATCTTATTAAGTACATGCGAGATCACGTATGCTTTAGATGTTGCACCTGAATCACTAATCGGAGCAATAGCACTAGAAAGCTCAAGCTCACCAGTCATTGTTCCGCCAGATAAAGATAAATAAGTATTACTTGGAACAGATCTTAAATATCTACTATCAGCATATATTCTTGAAATCAAATAATTGTCGAATAGTGATGAATCTGAGTCTGGCATTTTTGCAACTAATAACTCTGTTTCTGATCCATTTTTTGGATGAAAAACATTAGTATAGTCGACTGTTGAATGAGTATGACCAAGTTGTGCGTATTTATTGTCTGCAAAAAATCTACTAATTGCACATTTTGTTGTATCTAGTATATCAGGATCTGTAGCTCCATCAACCGGATCTTTTACTTGGAACATCTTAAGTATTTCGCCTTTTTTAAGCGCAAAATTTAAGCCTGATTCAGTTTTAGTATATGCATCTGTGATACCAGCTCCAAATAATGTGTTTGGGGTAGATCCATTAATAATCTTACCACTCTTATCGACTGTAACTTTAGTAAGACTTACTGATGACCCAGCTCCAATAAGTGTAACTAGAGCCGATATATCTGGCATTATTATTTTACCTGCTACTGCTGATAGTCCAGCTCCTGCAAGCTCTGTAGCTAACTCAGATAAGTGCTTACCATCTATTAGGTCAGCATCAAGATTAAGAGTGCTTACAAGATGTCCTGGTAACTTATATGCTATATCATCCAGTATGTCTGTAGCTAAATTAATTTTAGGCACACCTACTATTGTACCATCATGCGTATGAGCAACAACATTAACCCATCCTGAAGGTGCTCGTACTTTTAATAGTAATAGCGAGATATCGTACCAAGTTAAACCTACAGATGCATCTACTGGTTCATCTACTGAAGATCTATTAAAGTAAGCATCTTTTATTAGTGTATCAAGCAAAATCCAGTTTGCATTAACAAGCGTATCCCATGTGCCAGGAAGCTCTCCGCGATCAGGAATGTTTAATCCAAAGTTTTGTGTTAAGCTAGACATTATATTCTCCTATTATGCTACTTTAATTGCGAATGCACTGACTCTCATTGTACCAGCTCCCCAGACATGGGTTGGAAATAACTGAATAGTTATTGTACGCCCTCCTTCTAGGATCGCTGTTCCGTTTAATTGTAACCAAGATACACCTGGAAGGTCTTGTCCCATATTAGGCTGCGTATCTACTGTTACGCCGTCAATCTTAAGCCAGCCCCCTCCAAATGCAGATTGTAAAAATCCAGACTCTGCATTTATAAACCATGTGCCAGGAGGTAAATCAAAGTCCAAAATGCTACTACCATTTACTTTTTCAAAAATAATATTACTTGTTCCAACTGGTTCAAGTGCTGTTACAATTTCGCTCCATTCATGACCATCTAGTTTATCTGCATCAAATCCAGATCCATGTCCACCATTTCCAGTATGCATTATTTTATTATCATTAATCTTAACGCTATCATTATCTTGTGCAATAAGATTTATTTGATTAGCACTTGCTATTTCAAGGGCTGTAGCACCTTCACAAATTCTTGTAACTCCAGTAAATTTAATTCCCTTAGTTTGTCCAGTTTTTGGATAAAGGACATCTCCTAATGTTACTATTCCATTTAGCGTAGATGTGCCATTAGAAACCAGTGCCGTATCTATATTTAATGTTCCGTCAACATCTAAGTCTGACAACATATGTACATTATTACTGAATTCAGCCTCGAGTATTACAAATAGATCTTTACTAATAATTAAGTTTTCATTAAAAATTACAGGCACATAAGATGTTAATCCACCAGGACTAATATCAAATATGTTTTGTATAGTATTACTAGTAGATGATATTCTATTTACAAATTTGATCTTATCTGTTGAATCATCTCCGCATTCTATAGTGAGATAGTCCATGTCAGCACCATAATTTGCCATATAAATCCTAGCAAAATCAGTATTACTACCCCAATATAAAATAGCTGCAGACATATTATGTTTGTTATACCAAGTCTCACCATATCTTCTGGCATGTGTTCTTTGTATAAAATTAATAAAGTTTCTTATCTCACCAGTATGCGCAGATCTTACCTTGGTAACATTAGAGATGATATTCTGATCAGTCCATGCTGTCTCTCTGTTTGTTAGAATATTCCAGTAAGCACTATCAAACTGATATACTTCTCCATTATTTAAATGATTGGTAATATCTGTAGTGATTCCACCAATAGTATTTGTTGATATATCAACTGCAATATCACCGCTTTGTGGTAGTTCACCAATTTGCGTATTTATATCGGCAGTAATATCTCCCGTTGGCCTTACACTTAAGTAGTAAACTTTCGATGCTCTTGACATTATACTGCTCCTTTAACGTTAATCTCTATAATAGACTTTGTTGTAGCATCTAAGTTTTTGTCTATTACTTCTCTTGCGTTTTCTATAAATTGTTTAGTATGATTATCTGTTTGCAATGTATTAGTATCTATATTCGCAATCTTATTTGCAATTAGTTTACTAGCTGATATATTTGCTATAACAGAATCTGATGTTGGAATGCTTAAGTTGCCTTTAATTAAGTCATCATAGAATACATCTGCAGTTATTCTGCATGCTGATTCTTTATTGATAATCTCTCCACCAATAGATCTTATATCTGTAAAGTTAGAAATATTAAGCTCAGTGCTTGTTGATATCCCTATTGTTGCAACATGATATGCATTATTCTCTTTAATAAAATTCTTATACTCTTCTATTGTACCAAACCGTCTTCCTTGTCTCCAAGTTGCAGCATCAATATCTTGATTTTCTTTCTTACCAATTACAGCATAAAAGACGGCCAATTCAACTTCTTGAGGATTTGGTTTCATATAGATTGCAAAGTAGCAATCTTGTCCTACTTCAGATGAGTTAAAGTTCAAAAATCTAAATTTATAATAATCATTTTTTACAAGATATGATGCACTTACAGTATCGTTTGGACTTAATTTAATTGGTAATTGTACATATCCTTCATTGTTAAAATCTTTTACTAACGAAAAATATACACCCTCATATTGTGCACCATTCAATTCTTGGTTTGTAGTAAATGCGTATTTAATTTCATTAGTAAAGTAGTCCTTAACAACTAATCTTATTTTATCTAGCGCATTTTCTGCAGGAACAGATTGTAACTTAATAATATCTTCATAGATAATAATGCACTTCTTATCTTTTATCTCCTCAAGCCTGTGTTGTGCTAGTGGGTTTTGAATATAAAACTCTGGTATCTCATAGTTATATGTAATACCACTATCTTCATTAAGTACTTTAAATGACGTATTCTTAAGTCCAATATACCAACTATCCTCTATGTTAGCTACTGGTGTCTGAAGCAAATGAATGTCATGCTCATATTTAACATATAAAGTGCTATTATGTGATGTCTGAAGCATGCCGTCATCAGATACCAGATATTTATATCTAGGTATTTCATTAGGGTTTCTTACGATATCATCCCATGTTATTTCTTCAAATATTCTTTGCAGGCTTATGATTTTCTTAACAGACTTATTGCTAGATATATATTCTACAAAAAGCAACTTATCATAGTCATTAATATAAATAACCGTTCTTGTTGCAGCTTCTTCTACAATATACTCATCCCTATCTAATTGATTTCCTAGGTAATCTATTATCTTAATAGAGAATTCACTTACTCTTTCATTTAGTATGAACTTATAAAATAATGGAACTTTAGTATTATATATTGATGAATATTTTGCTACATTTGTAATGATAAACCTGTTTCCTCGTATACCAAAAGATGGTCCTGCTGCTTCCTCAAAAATAAGCTCACTAGTAGGATCCTCTACTACGTCCTCATTGATTGTAAGAAAGTCTTTTGGGATCTTTGTCTTATAGTTAATATCCATATAATATAAAGGGATTGCAGCTGATGGAAGCTTATTGCCTTCTGAAATATATGTAAGATCAACATATGTGCTTGGTATTTCTAAATCGAATCTCATATTAACACCTTAGTCAGAATAAACTGCTGTCATTGGTTTTTGTTGGTTTGATAGATATAGGAGAATGTCTCTTAGCATTTGTGCTATACTATAAGACCCTCCAGTCACAAAAAACCTAGTATTTGTAGGTGCAATTATTTCATTTTTAACATCAGATAAATAAACTATATCAGGTCTGCCAGATGCGAAAATAACTACGTCAAGAAGAATAGGGCTTTTTAAAGCGCCACTATCATAAATAACTGTTTCGTTTTTAGCAATAGGATCTCCTACTCCATATATATTTGGATCATATGCTGCAAATGGACTATATTTAGACATAAAATATCTACTAGTCATTAATAAGGATGACTGTACAGAATAAGTCTTAACGCTACCTGCTGGATTATAAGCTGTATATGCTACTGTACTTACTGCATTGTCTTTAGGGATTAATTCTGATGGCAATAGTGTTTCAAAGTCTCCACCACAAATAGGTATTCCATATCTAGCATCATCTGCTAATGCTCCATCTTGTAAATAAATATCATATGTATTCCCTATGCAAAACTGGCAAGTTGCTTTGTCACATAGCTCATTTGTTGATTGAGTATATGCCCTTGAGCATGGAGACTTAACTGTCCAGTATTTTTCTTGATTAAGAGGCATACTAGCTGCAACATTAAAACATAGTGTCTGATAGGCATGTGATTCACTATTAGATAGCAGTGATATGCTTAGTATGTTAAAGTTTGAAACTGGTGTAATTTTTATAAAATCTATATAAGATCCACCTACAATTGTAATTATTTTACTTGTAGGATAAATAGCACTTCCACCAATACCATCATCACATACATTTAATGAGTTGCTCAGTCCATTATTAACTGTAAGTGCTCCTTGCCCTTTAAAGTTAATTATTAAAGAGTAGCTATCATTAGATTCAACTTGCACGCTAATAGGAATATTAATCTCCTCATCAATCTGCAGGTACTCATCTAGATATCCGTTTGTACCTGGCACATATATAGTATGAGCATTGTGTAGTCCGTCCGTTGCAGTATTGCCTTGGTTTACTGCACCATAGCATCTGTGAATATGCTCTAAGCTTCCAAGTTTATTAATAGGCTTATAAATATCACCCATCTTACCAATGGCACCTGCAATATTATGCATCATTTTTCTGCTAGTAAGATTCCCTGGTGTAAATTCATAGTCAATACCGTTACCTAGATATGACTCGGCAATATAATATGAAGCCTGTATATAATTAAAGATACCATTTAACTTAGATGGTGATGGTGATTCGCCCTGATAGAAGTTAATTTTAACAGGCAGCATCTTTTGGAATAATTGAGTGTTTTGCATTGAATCTCCTTATGCTCTCTCAGCATGCATAATAAACGGGTTAATAAATCCCCATGCAGTTGGATCATAGTTTGTGTTGTTTTTGTAAAGTGGAATAATCATATCGTTTGTTACTAATAAATCCCATGCTGACTGATCTGTTATGTCTCCACTCTCATCCCAAAAAGCTATGTGTGGTTCCTTACCATTATATTGCATGTAACTATTTACGTTTGTCCATTTCCAGATATCTCTAAGTGTTCCATTAACTAATTCTTGTTCAAAAAGTAAATTACCATCTATATCTGACAAAAACTTAGCTGTCGTAATAGGACATCTTTCATCCAATTCTAATGTATTATTTTGTGCAGGTTTTATGCAAATTCCAGATAATCCATCATTCTTATAGAAAGCATCGTATGTGTTATTTGAAAATGTACACTTCTTAAGGATTGGATTGCAGTATGTACAAGTATATGTGCATGCACTTTGCTTGTATGGGTTTTCTAAGTATTCTGATACTGTATAATATCCAAATGCAGATAAGGCTGTATTTTGATTGCTTACATCTGAATCTGTAAGTATAAACTCATATTCAGACTTAATGTAGTTTGTTGTAGAAATAGACACATCATTAGACCTTAATGTAATAAAACTATTACGGTCCTCAAATACTGCACTAATCGTAACGTCAGAAGAGCTACCTGTTATTAACCAATAACCTACGATATTATCATATGCTGGGATAGACTCATTAAATTCAATGATAGTACCGTCTGTTGTATTTGCACTATAAAAACTCAAAATATTATTAGGGAGTATTCCTTCTGCATATCCTAGGCTACTCGCTGTATAGCTTACTGATGGAGTAAGTGAATTAATACTAACATATTGAGGTAAGTCAGATAGAAAACTGCTTATTGCCTGTGAGCTATTTTTGATATAAAGATCTTTAAAGATAAAACCAAATGACTGATCTCTAATAACCGACTTAGGTTTTACGAATGCACTGTAAATAACATTGGAACCGCCATTGTTTCTATTGTGCATTTTTACATATGCAACTTTTCTTCCACTAACCTCGTACCCTTCAATGGATGTTTCTGTTGAATAATATTCTGTGAGTGGTGTTTCTATATCTCTATTAAATAATTTACCTAATATTGGATCATCTGATGTAATAAAATATAAATAAATCTCATCTTCTCTTGATGTCTTAATATCGAAAGGAACATTAATTTTATTGCCATTTATCCATTCTTTTTGTAAATACCAACCAAATCTTGATCTATCAATAAATGCATTTGCTGTACAGTGACCATCTATCCCTGTGAACGTACTATAAGATGAAGATCCAGACTCTAAAAACTTAACATCATCGCTTGTTGAGTTTATTTTAAACCTTATCTTAGCATCTTTAACTGGCATACCATCTATACCAAGCAATTTTGCTGTTGCTTTTACTGAGTCTAATACAGATGTAGTTGACTTATCAACTATTAACTCTAGTTCAGTTGGAATAATTATATTATTTCCTTGGTCTGTAGTTATAGTGCCGCCGGCTGATCCTGTATTGTGAATTGCAATTATACCGTTTTTAAATCCAATTGCACTTGGTATAATATTAGCACTTGCATAAATAATATCATCACTAGTGTTAGTCCTACTCAATTGATTATATGTAAGTATCGGTGTAATCTCATAGCTAATTTTTATATCAATATCAGAAGATGTAATATTCTTAAATACCATTGTACTAGAGAAGAATTTATATTCACCTTGTAATGAATTATATGAATCAATAACAATACCGTCTTGGCTTATAGGATACTCTCCAATTGCCATAATATTACCCTTATTAGCATATGCTGTACCTATCTGTAGCTTATCAACTGAAATCATCTTACCACTAAGAAAAACATATGTATCTTCCCCATACATAGCCATAGTAAGCTTATAGTCTTCTTTACTGTTAGTAAACGTTATATCTAAATTTTCTTTTAGCGTCTTGTTAGTATCATTAATAAATTCAACATGCTTCCATATTTTTTCATATGCTACATATCCAGGATATTTAAATCTCAAAGTAAATGCTTGAATACTTTCTTTATTTATATCTGCATCAACTTTACAAGCATATAAATTTAAGTTTCTATCAAAAGTAAATTGTTTTCTAATAGTATTATTTGACCATTTAAATTCATATTTATTAAAAAATACGGATCCGGTAGTAAATAATGGCACGATCATATTATTGCGTGCAACTAACCTGCTTAATGTAAGATCATTATCCAGTAATACTCCTGAAGAATATAGCCAGCTAGGTACATTAACTAATCCAGTATATCTAGACGTATCTATAGCATTACTAGATCTATTTGCCTTATCTATAAGCGTTACTGTATCCCATTGAGTTGGAGTAAGTTTATTTCCATCTTCACCATAAAATATTTCAGCAAGCTCAGAAAGTCCTGCTGCGCTAAGCTGTGAAACTATATTAAACTCTAAGTCAAATCTCATATTAAATATTAAATAACTACTTTGTAGTTAAATCCCTCCTGTATCGTTTAATATAAATTTAGTTATATATTCTTTATCTGTTATTTTATTAATCGATCTCGTATAGTACGTTTTCTTTGTACTACTATTACTTTCTACTCCATCATAGAACTGTATTGTTCCATATGCAACTAGATGTATAGATGATGGCTCTGCTGATCTAATTATTGTTCCTGATGTAAAGTCTAAGAAAATAATTTCTGTACCATTTAATGCGCTAATATTACCGTACATTATTTCTGTTGATGCGTTTTTATATAAACTACCATCTTCTAAATTAAATGTAAATACATTTGGATTATAAGGAATATGTACTTGCACTCCATTAAATATTACCGGTATATTATTAATGGTTACAGGGATAGCTATTTGAGAGATTATGTTATGTGTATTTATGCAGTCAGGATCTGAAAGATCAAGCACATTAATTGAAAAGTATTTACTAGAAGCATCCAATACTATAGATTCAATACTATCATAGTACCTGCCACCAAACATATATAATAATCCATTATGAAAATGTATGGCATTGTTACCTCTAAGGAGAGAGTTAATTGTATATCCAGACGTTGCACATCCATCTGCCGTATTACTATTTAAGTCAATTTTATGTACCTTATTATAAGACTCCTCTATACTTCCAGCCTTACTTATAACATAAAGATTATTGCCATCAATAGTAAGATCTAATATATATGAGTCTGAAGCCATACCTGTTAATGCCCTAAGTGTAATTGTATTAGAGCTTAAGTCTAGTTTAACTAAAGTAACACCATCAAATGGCTGCATAGTTCTAATTAGTGTTACTAATGTATTACCATTCCAAAGAATAGCTCTATTGCTAGCTGGCATATCAACATTTAAGATACCAAGAGGGACACTATATTGTACGCTTGATCCTGCTGCGTTATATGTAAATACAACTGTTTCAACCTCATTTGTATTAAGATTTATTTTTGCAAGCTTAGATATTACTCCATCTGTAACACGGGGGATCTTTCCATAATATAAAAACATATAATTATCTTTAATTACAGCAGCCCTAGGATTAGGATCTGGAATACCTAGAGAGCTTATTTCTGGATAAAAGTATTTATAAGTATCAGTTGCGTTTTTTTTGGTTATTAAACTAGACATACTATCCTCACTTATCAATTAGGCAGCGTTTTGAATAGCTACAGAATCTGCATTCAAAGTCACCAAAGGGTATTTCTTTATATTTATCTGCTTGGTACTTAGACATTATACCAAATTTTACGTAAGTATCAATAAGTTCTTTTTTGTATGTATGCTGGAATTCTCTAGGAGGGGTTTCTTTTTTCTCTATATATCTATTAAGAATAGTGTATCTATCTAATATATCGTTTACTGTATATCTCTCTTCAATCTTACCGTCTATTACAGGATATAGCTTGCCTTTTTTTGGCAGTATAGAAATTTCAAATTCCTTAATTTCACCTGTATCTCTTCTGATATAAAATAATATAAATCTATCTATCTCATCTCGAAAGGCATAACAGTATACTAAGGTTTGAAATAAGTTCTGCCATTTAGGTTCTGGTAAATTCCATTGACTTCCATAGATTGCATTTGTTGCATATTTATTATTACCACCAATGCTTTTAATTTCAACGCCAACTTTTTTGCCATTACTATCTAAAATAATAGCATCTAACTTACCGCTTATTTTATATGTGCTAATCTCGAACTTCGTATCTCTACTTACGAGTACCCCTTTACGATCAAGCTTGTCTAGCACCATCTTCTCAACATAATCACCTAGCTCAAATATAATTTCTTTATTTAGACTAAATGTATCTTCTGAGTCTGCAGCAATACAATTATAATAAGCTGCCCTTAAGCACTTACCTTCTACTTTCTTATAAGACTTGTGACTTACTGAGACTGATGATTGTGTTGGATAGAATCGGTCCTTATGTTCTTTTTGCGGTTTAGATGTTTTTTTAAATAGATCTTCTAGTAATTCCTGTATCATTTTATTACATTTCATATAGTAGGATTGTTTTTATATTATCAAGCTCTTTATTTAAGATGTTAATTAATAGCTTGAATTGGAACTTATACATATCTATCTTATATGCATCTTCTATTATCTGTGTCTGCGCATCTAATACAGCTAATATATCTTTGTTTTCAGTACTTAAATATTGATCTGTAATTCTTTGTTTTATACCATTAAGTACCTGTGTCTTAATACTTGGTTGAATTAACTGTGCATCCAAGTTAAAGTCTTGCTCTACATAATAATCGTTATTCATAATTATCCTACCGAGATATAAATATCTCTTACTATAGGAGACATATATCTATTAATAGTTTCCATTTCAATTTTAGCTGAAACGTAAAAATTCTCATCCGTTCTATTATATATAACCTGTGAATGTTGTATTTTATTTCCTGTAAAACTATCAGTACTTGATACATCTTGTAGTAGTAGTTTTCTAGACTGTGTACTTCCATCTAAGGTAAAAAAAGATTCATTATCAAATACATATTTATAGTTCGCTTGATCTTCCGTTACGCCCTGCATTCCAATTAGAGCTTTGATCGGCATAAATGTTAATAACCGATTAAACATAACGCCAACTGGTCTTCTAAAAAATGATGCCCGTCTATAGTAAACTTGGATATTTGTAGGACCATCTATTGCTGGATAAATCTTAATCTTTCCAGAATAAGGTTCTATACTATATGTTCCTGGTGTTGAAACACCAGCTGTCAATTGCAACCTATATGGCTCTACTTGATTGACATCAAGAACGTCTAGTGACATAGGTATAAATGGTTCATTTAAAAATAATGTAGTTACACCAGTTACATTAAATTGCCTAAGAAGCTTACCTTCCTTATCTCCATTTGAGTCATATTCTGGTAATCCAGAAAACATATATGCGAAATTAAATGGATATAAAGGATCGCTTAATATGTCATCTTTTCTAGAAAGATCATTTATAACTTGTTTACCTAAATTAAAATCTATATCTTTTTCATGTACATCTATCATAGATATACCTTTAGGCATTTTGAACTTACCTGTACGAGTAGTGCCGTTTATTAAGCATGTAGATTTTCCAATATCAATCCAAGCCTCATCATCTGTGACAAAAATCATTGATCTCCAATAAACACCAGTCTTTGTCCAGTTCTCATATGGCTGACCATAATATCCAGTACCCGCCTCGTTATCTTCTGAAAAGTCAGAGTTTATTCCATGGAAAACAACAGCATGCTCAAAGTTCATATTCCATAAATCATTATCTAGCTCGTCTATACTTAACTCAAAGAAGCTTCTGTCCCCTATTACTCTAACTGAGTATGGGTCTGATAGTCCAGTAAAATTAGTTGCATGTCTAAATTTATATGATGATACATCTATAGTATCATTATCTTCTACTTTATTATAAACTAATCCATCTGCTTTGCTTGAAATAGAAATAAGATTAGTAGTAGTTGTCGCATTAGAATCACCAGAACTATTATATGTAAGACCAATATTATCAATAGATGATGATTTATTTAAAAAGTATGGTTTAGATTCAAAATTACCTGATTTAGAAAACTGAATCTTATTAAATATTTCAAACGCATCTAGATATATAGGGAATGGCTTATCTGTATTTACATTATTGTAATCAACAAGAATAGAAATATAGTCAAATTCTTGAGGATAGAAATTTGCTAAAACTTCTCCGTTATTAGATACTTTCTCATATACTTTTACTTTGTCTTTGAATAAAATTAATTTGCATTTTATTATATCATTCATAAATCTAAAATAGATCATATTTGCAGTTGTTTTATTAACTGTTATATTTATTGTCGTTTGACCAATATTATTGCTAGAGATTACTTTTAACGATAACGGCTCTACTAGAGGAACAGAAGTTATTCTATCTGTGTTTGAGAAAATAATTGTACCTGAAGAAAATACATTAAATGCTGCACCACCATTATACATTTCTGTAGTTCTAATATAAAATGGCAATGTAATATAATTACCAATTTTCCCTGCTACAGAACTATCTGTTTGATTAGAATAGTTAGGTGAGCAATAAATACAAGAGTAATTCATTATACTATTAATTGTATTTTTAAACTCATTTGTTTCATTAAAAATTCTAGTAGATATGTCATTATAGTCATTAGATAGTTTTTCATAGTCACTAACCATCTCTCTCATTGCACCACTTGCAATAGAAAACCAAGACTTAATTGTTTCTATTGACGTATTGTAAGTTGATGCTGATGTTCTAGATTTAAATGTAATTCCTGGTATTTTACTTGTATCAGTTACTTCAGCTAATGCTGTTAATGCTGAGTTGTAAATATCTACAAACCTAGGGCAAGCACTTTGTGACTTAATACCTCTTCTAAACTTATCTTCAATGATTTGTCTAAGAATTATTTCTCTCATATCATTTCAATCCTATACTCTTTGCAGTTAGGTGTATAATATTCTTCACCCTCTTTTGAATCTAAATCTTGATACTTATACGTAAAACTTAACTTACATGTTAATGGTGGCTGAGGTAACCCTAGCATTGGTATTGAGTTACCACTAATTGTATCTGGTAAATACCTACTTATATCAGCACAAGGTGCGTATTCAACTAAATAGTCCCATCGTGGACTATAGCTATCTTTTTTAATTTCAATTGTCCACCTATCAATAACATCAAAGTCTGCTTTCTTAAGCTGTAGAGGAATACCTTCAAAAATTGAGATATTTGCAATCTGAAAGGTTGTATCATTATATGATGTTGAGTTTTCTGTAAATCTAAATCTAAAGAACTTAAAATAACAATCGTTATCTAATTTAAACGCCTTAGGCTTATTTGTCCACTGAGTAAGGCCAATGTCTTGCTTATCTATTAAAACCCAGCTAGTGCCATTTACGGAGCCCTCAAACACCCATGCTGAAGGATTGAGCGACCAATCATTGCTGTCATTATCGTGTGGAGTTAAAATATACTGCTTTGGACATACTGCCTTATCAATTTGTCCTGTTTCAATTAGCCAGCAACTAAGGCTATCAATATCAGTCTTACCTTCTAAAGTAACTGAAGTTTCAGCTAGTCCGTCAAATGCTAGTTGATTTGATGCACTAGTAACGGCAATATCAGAGTATTGCATTGCGATAACATTAATACCCTCTTTAGATGGAACTAATGCGGGCTTAGTGGGCTGCAATTTAATTGTCTGTGTCTTAAATGTTCTATTGTCATGCCAAAAAGGCTTAAAAATAATACTTACTTGTGCTGTTGGTACACTACCGCTTAGAAATGCATCTTGGTTAATAACTAATATTGAGTGCGACGGATTTGGATGACTTATAATATTCCATATTAATCTATCATTCTTAATTGTTATTCCGTTCATTTTTAAAATAATATCATTCTCTATATTTAGGTACCATGGTACATATTTTAAAATAGCTGCATAATTAACTTTTTTATCAAGTATACATTTTGCTTGATCTAAAATTTCTTTATCTACCACACTTGTATCTCTAGTGTTAATTTCATACTCTACACCATCACCACAAGTAATATGTCCACCAATCCATGCCTGTACTGAATCTGCACTTATAGGTTTGTTTTTAAGAATATATGTACTTGCTGAATTAACATTCATTTGGTCAATAGTTGTCTTTGAATTAGGTAGTAATGTTCTGTGCATAAGAACTCTTATTCTTATTGAGTTAATATCTATATTGCCATTTAAGCCAAAGTCTATATTGTTTAATACTAACAACTGTTTTGGTGTTATACGAACCCATCTTGATCCATTGTCGGCACTAGTAAAATAACTAATATCTAAATTTGACTCTTCTAGTGAATTAAATATAATACCATTAATTACCTTACCACTTGAAAATGGTTTTGATACATACTCGCCTTTTTCTTCATAGGTTGTTTGTTTTACTGAAACTTCTCTAAGGCCAATAAGGTATCTGTTCTTAATTCCAAAAGGAGTAGTAGCTTTATAGTATGTAGTTTGAGAAAGAATAATCTTAACAAATCTAATCTTCTTTGCCTTAAATCTAATAAAGTAATCTGCTTTATTTATATCTATAACAGAAGGAAGATCTGTCCATGTTTCTCCGTCTAAAGAAACTGTTACCTTGTCAATCTTAGGATAAAGTGTTCCATCTTCAGCATATGTTTTAATATATAAACCATTGGCGATCTCTTCACTTGTAAGCTTTAATGTTGCTGCAAAATATAGAGTAGGTGATTTCCAAGAGTTAGTAATTAATTCATATTCTAGCATTTCGCTAGACCCATTATTTAAGATTACATTTACATCACTATTCTTACCACCCTCTAGTGAATTGCCGAACTTGCCATTACTTTCTATATTAACAATAATGCTAGAAACCTTTAGATTTCTAGTTGACTTAATCGGTAATATTAAATCTCCATTTTGCGTATCTAGGTTAAGTTGTTTGTCTACAGGAAAATCTAAGTCATAGAAATCTCTAGATGTAAATGATTCTATAATAACATTGTTCCTCAATACATTACTGATATTTATTGCCTTTGCAGTATTGAATAATGCTAGATACTTATCAAGAACAATATCTTCAAGTATAGATGACATACTATATAGAATATTGCTATTATTAAATCCAGATACTATGTCTGAATAAAGTGTATCACTTATGCTTTGGATTAAATTAAAGCCTTGCTCTAATTCGTCCTTATAGATAATGCTTCCTTGCTTTGCCATATTAAATTATCCCTAAAGTATATTCAAACAACATTGGAGTAATGTACTCGTCATCTATAGATGACATCTCTACTTGGCCGCTAATCTGACCAGTAAAGGGCATTAATATTCCTTCGGAGTTTTTAGATCTTAATGCTAAGTGAACATTTTGGTTTTCATCCATATAATATGTATAGTAAATGTCACTTGCTGCCTGGATCCATTTATCGTTTGGTACGATATCTAAAATATCTGTAATACCATTTATACTTACAGCATAATATATAGAATGAGTATCTTTCATGAAATATTCAGATATAGTTAATGTATTAGTACTATTAATATAATCCGATGCAGACTCAATCATTTTCTCTGAACTAAATGCGAGTATGTGTCGTCCTGATTTAATATCATATGTCTCATCAACTGGAAATCTTGGTGTATATTTAGCTGGTGCATATTCAATATTACCAAATGATTCATTGTGGTCAATTTTATCAGGAACTACATTTTCAAAAATAAGAGCAATGTCTTGTCGTTCATCTTCTGATATCTTAACCCAAACGTAACCATTAAATGCATATGTACCGCCATTACCTGGGTCAATAGCCTCTTTAATTATTACTCTATCATTTTTCTTAGCTAGCAAGATAAGCTCATTACTTACATTAACTATGGTGTTTGTTTCTTTGTTTCCAAGATACTTAATACTAGTTATAGTATTTGTTGGTAGTATAGGAATTATAACCTTGCTTATATTTGTTTCTGCTATGATATTAAAGATTGACTCGGACTTAGGTACTCTAATTTTACTTGCTTGGTCTTCTATAGTTTCATCATACTCTATGTTTATTGGTGAGTAATCAGGAATAAGACAGTTTGCATTAACAGATACAGTACTAATCTTTTCAGCTTTTACAGGATTAAACACTCCTGATCCATGTCTCTCGTATTTAGAAATAAAGCCTTCTATGTTAGCTAATTTAAAATCATATTTAAAGAATAATTCTCCATCTTTTGATTTAATGTCACAATCACTTTGTTCTAGTATGGTTTTATATTTATTTATTTCACCTTGGCATACAATAACATGTCCAATTCTACCATCAAATACAGTTGCATCAGAGTTCTCTGAACTAAACCTGTTTCTATCAATAGAACTAGAAATTATATTTAACCTATATGAGCTTGTGTCCATATACTTAATATGAGAAACTGGCTCTAATATATCAAAACCTATAGTGACTGCTAATTGCGGATCTGTTATCTGTACATTACTGACTTCTATTTTCCATCTATTGCTTATCGATATAGACATGCCTTCGAAAAAGTTTATCTCTAGTCCTAATTCAATATTATCTTCAATAATAATTTTTGTAGGAATATTTATATTTACATCATATGGATCAGACCAATCATTTCCGTTTGTAGAACACTTAATTTCTACTGATACTATATTAGCACTTTCATCTTTATTTATGTTGGTTACTTCAACGTAAATCAAATCAGCAAAATATCCAAAGATAGTACCTTTAACATCTGGTATGCCACCAACTATATCACTAGCTTTTTTGACTCCATCTGATCTTACGATACCAACTTTATTGTTTTGTTTTCTTAAAATTTCATATGAAAAATAATCTGCTCCAGTTATGCTTTTGCTTACATTTACTGTACCATCATTACTAAAAAAAGTAATAGAGGAAGGAAGAATTCTCTTAATGCTTTTAATTGGTAATGTACATACACCATTATAACTAAGTGCCTTTGATGATTTATTGCTACGATTAATCATGCCAGAATTAGCGACATCTATATTACTAGGAAATAGAAAGTTACTGTACATAACAGAAAGATAATCCTGTGATACTTGCTTCTCTTTTACTAGCCCATTAAGATCTTTATATAGATTATAAATATATGTATATTTGTTTTTTGATATGTTCTTAAGATTTTGAAAAACAGGAATATAATTAGAATACATCAGTGCATATATAGAATAGAAATCCATGTATGACAATAGATATGATGCGCTAACTTGTGATGAGTATAGTGTATTCACATTAAAGTTCATTAAATGAAGCAGGCTTCTAAATACAGGACTACCATTATTTATATATTTATCTAGCGACTCTTTAATGCCTGTAAACTTAACTGGTGTATTCTGCAATATTACAGCTAAGACACCTCTTCTTAGAACATCTAGTCCTGCGCTAACATTACTTGACATATTAATACCTTATACCTTCTAAAATAGCTGTTGGAGTTTCTGGTTCAGAGTCATAGTCTAAATATGAATACTTGAGACCTTTAAAGAGTGATGGTGCTACAGTAATAGTAACATCTTTCATGTAGTTATTCAATAGCGTAAAATCAGTAGATGGAGATATTAAAATCTCTAGCTTTAAGAAGTCATTATTTAGGCCTGGATTATGAAGCTGTAAAGATATATCGTTTTCCGTATTTGTAATAGGAAACCTATATGACCAGTTAGATCCAGCAGAGCTATTCATACCCCCACCAATAAAAGATACGTCTGTTTGATAGTCTTTATTGTGTGTTGGGATCTTTTTAATATTTGGTCCTATGTTCGTATTTCTAGAATAAGAAATTGGATTAGAAAAAGATTCTCCCTCAGAACCAGTCATAATATCGAAAGTTTGACTATCATCAACTCTAAATTGTATTTTGGGACTACCATCTGTATTGGGAGACAATATCCAGTTAATAGATGTTTGTACTCTTGAGTATATAAATATGTCCATAGCAAATAATAATGTAGGCCCTAGGTTGTATATATTTACAACATTTGAGTCTAGTATATCTGCACAGTTTACTTTGTAAGATTGTACATTAGGCATATTATGCACCCCATGTCTGGTTTGCTAAGATAAATGGTATCATGTCAATAAGGTCATCTGTGATGCCGTATTTGGCTATAACGTTTACTGGAATAAGATTGACATCTGTATATTCTAGAATAAATCTAGGAGTATAATATTGATAGGAAATATCAATTGGTCCATCTATAATACTATATGTTTCTATATATCCATTTTCATAATCTACAAAATAGTCGCCCTTTTTCTTTAAATCAAGAAGAGAGCTTACCTCTCTGTTAATTACACTATTGTTATTAGATCTTAAAGTTTTCTTAATGATATTTTTATTTGAAAGGTTTGATGCTTTATTAGAAATATAATCTTTATACATAAATGTATTTGTATTTCTAATGATATTTTTAAATGGATATCTATTAAAAGAACTATTATAAATTATATACTGGAAATCAATAGAAGACGTATTGATAATATCAAGGACTTTTTGCACAGTAGTAGCATGTGTATTTATATATATACGAATATATTCTGATGATGATCCATCATCATTAAAGCTTTCAAGTGTAAAATATTCCCAATTTATATCACATACAAATCTCTTACCATTAACTGTAGTTATCTCAAGCATATTTACAGTATCTAAACCTAACTGTAACGGTACAGAATGAGCGAGAGTATAATAGTCTGTCTTGAATTTCCACTTACTAAACTTTTTAATTCTAGTATAAAAGTCCTCATCAGTTTCATATTCAAGCCTACTTATATTTAAATAAAGCCCCATTTCGTCAAGGTGGTTCCAAATTCCGAAATCCATATATTGTCCTTATTTTATATTTCTTACTATTATAATGCTGGAATAGAAGTTATATGCGTAATTGTATCTGATGTAATTATCATATCATCTGTGTCATCATAAAAGAAACTATTGAATACATTAACAATTCTTGATCCATCTAACATTACATTACCTACGTTAGATAACTTAAATAATTTACTTGGATTAGGTTTCTTAAATCCACCATAACCAAATACACCATCTTCTGCAATGCCTGTTTCATTATTCCAGTTTATAGTACCACCATATCCTTCTTTACCCCATCCAAACGCTCCCATTGGTAGGTAAGGAATTCTACTGCTATTAATAGTTGGTGATACATACTCTTCAGTTATGTCTGGTGCTGTCTTAAACATTAGGTCATATGTAGTTATGTCTTTTTTCCATAAAGGAGAAAGCTTTGTTCTGTGTACTAATATTGGTTGAACAGTTTGTGTTTTACCGAATGTTTTAAATTCTACAATAGCCTTATCACTATCTATAAATAATTCTGAAAAAGGTATTATAAATCTGTTAGTTTCAATATTTTCTCTAATTAAATCTAAATAGATATCCTGTTCATATATTGTATCATTTATTAGTATGTTTAAAAACTCTACATCCAATGTCTTCGATGTTGGAAATACATAAAATATAAACTGCTCATTAACTGAGTCTTCTATATATTCAATCTTTATAGACTGGCTTGCTGTCTTACGTGCATCTAAGGTATTGTCATGTATAGTAGGTACGATAAGTGGATAACAATAAAGATTATCCTCCACTGTATCTAGTGTATTATATAACGACCATGGCTCTGGTCCAGATCCTGCTATCATAACATAAGATGCTGGATGTATATTATACTTGAAATTACTTATATTTATGACTGTATCATATTGTCCTGGAATTTTTACATCCTGGAAGTTCATACTATCCCACCAGGCACGAAGTTGTACAGGTTGTTTCCAGAAAGGAGCACTACCTTTAATATACTCTGATGTTTCAGTAAGACCATCTTCAGAAATACATTTCATATACTCTTGCAGGCCTGTAGTGCCATCATCTCTAATGCCGTACACTAAAGAGAACTTTAATGTGCCCATTTGTGTATCTATAAATTGAGATAAGTCTAGAGTCTCAACGCTAGATTCATTTTCAATTCTTGCTACTATAGACCCATCATTATTTAGATTAAACCATATAAAATATGTAGTTCCAGCAATAACTCTTACCCAGCTATTTACATTACCAATTCCAGGGCCAAATGCATAGTTCATTTCAAACGAAAGGTCCGCCTGCCACTCATAGTATAATTCTTGTATTTCATATGTAGACATAAGATCTTCCATATGAAGTCTTACTTTGCCGCCTTCTAATAGGTGACTACCTGGAGTGTATCCATACCATAAACCATATTCATATGCATCCGTCACTCCTGTTCGTTCGAAATTATCATCTAGCTCATATTGTGGAATTTCTATTTGTTCAGATGTCTCTTTTTCTGTTGATAGATATAGGAGTCTATTATTAATATCAATAAAATGTGCTATAGATAGTTCATCGTTCCCAACCTCTAAATCTACAGTCTTACTGATATCGTAACTATATGGATACTCACCTTTATTTTCTCTTAATGTATTGAAGTTAAGTTTTTGCTTTAATGTATCAACAGTAAGTATAGTGCTGTGTTCATCTAGCTCTTCTCTATCAATAAACGTCTTATCCCATAAAACAATTTCTCCATTTATATACGGATAGATATCTATATTAACAGCGTACTTAGAATTCTTAAGCATGACATATTCAATTTTACTAAATGCCTTTTCTGATACATAATCGATAGTTGCTTGAATAAATATCTCTTCTTCAATATCTTCACCATACATATCTATACCAAAAAGTGTTATTGATAATGGATATTGATTTTCTCGTGAAAGTAAATTAAATCCAGATATAGGGCGAATGGTAACTGCGCTATTTTGTACACTTAAGCCAACCGGCTCTTTAGCATATGGATAAGCAATAACCCTTGTTGTATTTTTAGTTATAGTCATAGAACTAAAGAAAGAGTCGACTGGAAGTGAATGTCTAATAAAGTCACTTTTCTTGTCTATACTACCAAGTATATACCACTTATCTGTGTACCTTGAATATCCTGAAAGTAATCTGTCTTCTGGATTATCTAGAGAGAAGTTAGGTATAGATGAAATTAAATAGCCACATAGCCTGTCAATATTAATAAACTCAAGTGCCTTTAAGTTTAACCTAAACTGATAGTTAAGATCTTCAAGTACCTCATTAGACGTATCTGTAAAGCAACTTAACAGCCTAATCATAGCGGAACTATCATGATTATATTTTAGCATATTAACACTCATCGCTGAATATAAACCATACTTAAATTGTGCTATGTTTTTAGTTGTAATTGCCTGTATAGAATATTGTAGCATATTTAAACCGTTATAGTTAATGTAATTGGATTAGAGATAGGCTCTGAAATTAACTTCTCTTTAATACTAATGCTAATTATGGGGTTTGGATTTACGGTAAAGTCTAATTCCTCATAAGATCTTATATCTTCTGACCCAGAATAAACCCTAACATAGTTAAATGATACATCTAGTATATCTTGATGCATCCCTTGTACAAGACTTAATATGGAGTTTATATAAAATGTATCCCCATCAAAGTTATCAAGATAATTAGTTACCTTTTGAGATATTAAAGACGTAATATTGGAGTTAAAACTATCTCTAAGAACCATATCTATAGATGCCTGAATACCAATATAACTTGGCTTAACTACAGTATAAGATACTATCCATGGACTAATAACTCGCTCAAGAACCATCTCTGCTTCACGGATTATTTCATCCCCAGTAATTGGTGTTGTACCTTGTACATATACAGTAAATGTTCCACCACCATTAGATGATGGCTCTATATATACGTTAGATATAGCTGGAAGTTCAGTTAGTAATTGATGTATAGCTGTTGTGTTTGTTCTTGGAAATGCACTTAATGCATTAGAGACTCTAAACCTATAGTTATCATCACTCTCTGATTGCCTTCCATTCATAACTGGAACTGGATTTGTAACCTTAAGCATATTACTTGTTGCTTGTGTATATTTAGTAAAACTATGCATCTTTAATATGTTCGCTGGTATCTGTGCAAGTGGACCTTGCATTAACTCTGCTTGCACGTATGCTACATTATCATCTTTAGGTAATATCGTTGTTTTTGAAACTCTAAACTTATAATCAATACCATCTTTTGTGCCACTTATAATTACACCTTCTGGGATTATAATGTCTTGAGGTATTTCAATGCCTGCCTGCTTTATGACATTTATTTGGCCAAATGACTGAGCTGTATCAACGTAAAACTTAAGTGCTTTCATTGATGACGTAATAAAAGGTTTAATATTTCCAAGTCTCTTAACGTTAAAAAAATTCTCACCAATATCATCAAGCTCTTGCTTTTTAGCAGTTAAGATACTATTTTTTCTAGTAAACTCTTCAATTTCAGACTCTTGTAACATTTGTTCATATGCAAACGCCTCTGCTAGTTGATAGCCTTTTGTGCCAGGTACTAGGCTAGAAAATCCAGCTCTCTCTGACATAACCTTTAAAATTCTGTCTTGCTTATCTTTGTAGGTAGCCATATTAATTATAAGACCTCTGATTCTGTTGATTTACTATTGTACTAAAGGAGTAGTTTGATGAAATATATGGTGATGTGAACTTAATGATAATAGGCATACTACCATCTGCAAGTTCATCCAGAAGAATGGTTTTATATTCATTTAAACCAATAAGTCCATTTAATGTTAATGCACGCTTTATGTCTTCGCTGATCGCATATTTTGTAGACTCATTAATTCTATGCCATACATGACTCTCGAGTCCAGCTGATATATTACTCAGTTGAAAATCATCATATCTAGCAGTAATACGCCTTTCAGCTGTCTTTATTGTAGAAAGAAGCGTATCGTTTTCAAATTCAATGTCACCATTAATAATGATATCATCAGAATTATCTGTTTTCATATCTAAAATACTTAGCATTGTTTACTCCTGACTATTTGTTAATAACGCTTATCCTATTGCAGCAAGCTTTTTTGCTAAATCAGAAATCTGATCTGCTATTGCGGGACGTTTATATTTTAATAATGGCATTGGTGTATAAATTGTTGATGGTAATCCTGTCATAATTTCGTCATTAATTACCCAGAATGAGTTTATCCTAGTAGTAGATGGATCTGTTGCTATATGTAAGGGATTACATACAACTGTTCCTCTTTCATTAATCATTATTCCATTAGCTCTATTTGATAATAGCAATATATTATCTTTAATAATAATTTGTGCATTACCAGTGCGTGTTGATATCTTTCTTTCATCTAAATCCGGATTTACCATAGGAGCTTGACTAGGATCTTGTTTGTCGTTTTGTGTGCCAAAGCTGCTGAGTTCTGTATTCTTAATTGTCATTATTAATTCCCCATTGCACCTATAATGCCATTTTTATTATATGCACTTGACTTACTGTTATCTGCCCATGGAATAGATCTTTGCTTATCCAATAGTCCAATAATTATAGCATCTGATGTTTCATTATGCACCACTAATACTAACTCTCCAACCTCTGGAGTAGCTGATCCAATGATTCCGTTGAGGTTCCCCAACAATACTGCAGGAACCTCAACTTTATCATCCTTAAAGTAGATAATAAAGATATTTTTTGAAGTATCTTCACTTACTACTTCTGCTATTGAGACTTGTCTGGCCTGACTATTTATGCCTTGCCACCTACCGATATCTCCTTTAGCTTCATTTACTCCACTATCTAAATCTCTTAAGTCACTCATTACATACCTCCCTGATCATCAACTGATCTACCGAACACATTTGTAAGTTTAGAATATGAAGAGTCACCTATTTGTACTACCTGGTCCCAATTCCTAACAGAATCAATAGCATCATTCATAAAGTCCTTAGCATGAATAATCATACTTCCTAGGTGTAGATAAGAAGACTGATTAATATAGCCTTCTAGTCCAGTCATCATTTGACTTGACTTGTGTGTTAATGGTGAACAAAATATTACATTAGACTTAAGCATTGCATTCATAGCAATAGTTTCAAAACCTAAAGGTAATAACTCGGCTCCAAGTGCTAGGAAGGCTAAGAATCCACCAGCTGCTATTTTTAGATTAGCTTTGGTTGCTATTGGCTTAAATGGCTTAGCTGCGGCAGCTCTAGTATTAACCTTACCATCTCCTGCTTTTGGTATCTCAGGTTCAATGACTGAAGAGTTTGTTAGTTTATCTAGTGCAGCAGGATCGTTTATTGTGCTTGTAATTTTAGTCTTAACATCGTCAGAAAAATCATTAGCTGCTTCTTTAACTAAATCTTCAATTTCTATAGCTAACATCTTTCTTTGAAGAACTCTTTCTTCTGGTGTTACAGCAGCAGCCATTTTTACTTCGTAGTCGTCAAAGTTAATTGGAGCTCTTCCCATTTTTTTAGCTGCATCATCTAGTATTTTCTTCATTTTTGATGTAGAGGTAACACCAGTTTTATTGCTGAGCTTAGCTATATAATTGCTTGCAACTGCAAACCTTGCCTTAGATCCCGCTGAAACCTTTTCTATAAGCGCTGCTCTTTCTGCCGTATTAGTTGTGTATGCAAGAACATTCCTTTTAATGTTACCTGGTCCGCCAGTAAACTTCAATACATAGTGTGAGAATATACCCAAATCGAAAGATGACTTCATAGTAGACACCATTAGTATGTTTTGAAGCTTATGCTGAATATACTCCTGTTCTTCTTTTATAAGTCCGTTAGCTGTAGCCTCGGTCATAATAGCTTCAGCTTTACTTTTTATTGCACTGGCTGATTGATACACAGTATATCCAAGAGCAGCTGTACCAAGTACAATACCGACTATAAATGCGGCAGAGCCTAATACTGGCGCTAACACGGCAGTCAGTGCAATACCTGCAGGATAAGCGGCTGCTGTATGTAAAATTAATTTAGCTACACTGCCAAGCATTTTCTTACGGAACAACTGACTTGTTGTTGTATAGGCATCATCATTAATTGAACATACCATGTTTGGAACAATATGTGTAGTAAATCCAGTATTCATGTCTAGCTTATGTATTACTGTTTCTACTTCTATCCATCCAAACATTTTATTAACTGAATCGCAAATATATACTTTATCGTGTGGTTCAACTTTAGAGTTACCTCTAATGCTTAGTGTCCCTCCGTACATTTTACCAACACCTTCTTTAAGGAAACCTAAAGCATATGCATTAGCCATTTGCTTATCATTTGTCCAGTCAAGGTTTACATACTTTGTCCTTTTAGCTTTAGGATCTAGCTGTGCATTAACAACTTGATTTACAATTGGAGGCGAATCATCATCATCTGGATCTTTAGAGTAAGAAACTATTACATCGTTCCATCCCCTATATGGTGTAGATCTAACTCCATTCATAATTATATCGCTAAAGGAAGACACTAAGTGTGTTCTTTGGAATGGCTCTCTAGGCGCTATATTACGTGTATTTGGAGTAGCATTATGAAACTGATCTCTAGTAACCATATTTTCAATAGCAGCCTTAGTATGCTCAGCGTAAGCCTGTCCATCTGCCCAAGGTGCTCCGTTGCTCATTTGATATAACTGTGGAGCCATTGCCTGTAGAGGGTCATCTGTTCTCCACATTTCAGACTCATAAGGCCCCATAAATAATGTTGATCTATTGCCATATGGCCTAATGTCTAGTGCAAAGTTAGGATACATTCTTTTTATATCTACAAGAATGTCCCATACGGTTCTTGCTCCATTAACAGGCATATTGAATGTTTTCCATGGAGTCATTCCTGTTTGCCAAATATCAACTGCTAATATATTGTCATCAATAGGATCATTACCATACTTAAGTGTATTGTAAGATATCTCTGCAACCTCTCTTGCCGCTTTTGCTGGATCGAATGTATGTCCTTGAATCCATTTTTTTGCTTGTGAAAAGTTTGCAGCTTTAAACTCCTCTGAAAACCAAAGCCCTTTGAATATATGTCCACTATACTGCGCTAATGCTTCGTGCTTAAACTTATCTCTACTTTTCTGTATTAAACTATATGGTACTGGGCTGTATAGTTGAGCCATAAGTCCACCAGCACCTATACCTACTATTCCAGCAATTACTCTAGCTCCAACCTTATACATAGCTCTCTGTGGAGATGCCATTGACAATGATACTGCAATTGTGCCCATTAGTCCACCACCTGCCATTGAGCTTCCTTGCAGAAGTCCATTCTTAGCTATTGCAAGTAATGTATAGTGATCTCTAGAGAATTTTTCAATGAAAGATCCATATGTTTTACCAAAGTGAATAATACTTGGATTAGTTCTAAGTATCTTTGATATTACCTCTGCAAAGTTCTTACCACTTACGTTAGGCCTTAGCTCTGGACTAGGAGGAGATAATAATTCTCTTCCATCACCTTTTGCTTCAAGTTCATATACACCAGAAGTCATGTTACCTTTTAATCCAGTAATAGTACCAATAAATATTGTATCAAGCATTCTTGGATCAGTATGATATCCAAGCTTAACGCAAACTCGCATACCTTCTCTTAAAGGTGTAAAACCTTTATTGAAGTAGTTTTCAAGCCTAGTATCAATAAACTGTAATGATGGCTCATTTAGTTCATGTTCACTATCTTCATTGTATTTTGATACTTTTTGTTTTACCTTATCTGTAACAGTTATGTATCTTGGATCTACTATTATTCTACCTTTTAGAATATGTACTGGATTATCTTTTGATTTTATAATCATTAAGTCTTGTGCTGTTCTTAGATCATAATAATCGTCTAGTGAAAAATACCTAATGTCAGATGTATCTTCTTCAATAATGTATAGCTTATAAGTAGGGAAAGCATTCTCTAAACATGTAGTTGACATTAATGAAGCCATAGATTGTCTTGCAACTATATTTTTTGTATGATCATCAACAAAGTCAGCTACAGGCAAATTACTGTCAGCTCTTAATCTTAGTGCCCTCATAAAGATTTCTTCTGGTGCACCTTCCTCATATGATATAGCTTCTTTCTGTGCTACAAAAGCAGAAACTTCTGATTGCTTAGCATAGTAAATACAACTGTCTGAATATCCACTTGCTCTTAATTTAGTTTTAATTTCTGCAACTAAAACCTTAGCATAATGTCTAGATGCACGATCTGACCATCCAATATTCTTATAATCTGTAGCACTGCCACCTTTATGTATAGATGTAATAGCTCTAACAAACATAGTCAATATTTTTTCATCAGCCTGAACAATATTAAGTCCACTATCTGGACCAAGAGCAAATTGTGCTGGAGGTATCCTATCTGTTTCTATCATGAACATCTTAGGATTTTTATTAAGCGCCATTATAAGTGATGTTGATTTAAATACACCAGCATACTTAACTGATGTATCTATTGGACCAGCTAAACTTCTTCCTACACCATTAATTAATGTTGAGGCAACATTAGTTTCGCGAGCTTCTGAAGCCTCTACTAACATGTTTCCGTTTGGTACTAATTGATTTCTATTTAGCTTATTATAAAGACCGCTTATTGCACCGTCACTATCAAGCCATATAGAATGTGTATCATATGTATTTTGTCTAAAATCTTTTGCTCTCTTACCATCTTTTGCACCATCATAGAATCCTGCAATAAATACTCCTGAATGAACAGTTCCACTATATGGCTTATTGTCAATGTCTTCATCATACTTATAGTTACCAAGCAAGTCTGTTACCATATCTTTACTAAATTTAGGCATAGATGTATCCATCTTACCGTCTTTAAGTCTTGCAAGTGATCCATCTTTATTTCTATCGCTTGAATCCTTCGATGATACAGGTAAAGAAAGTGCTTCCATTATTTTAGATGGGTCATTAATATCTTCATTGATTTTGTTTATATATGTATTTCCATATCTTTTTTGAAGATAAGTTGATGTCCACCCCTTATTGTTCATGAGCGGTGATACTGAATTTTCAACAGTTTCGCTTACTTCTTCAAAAAATGAATAAGGATCGTCTTCTGCTGTATTTCTAAACCAATCACCCATGCTTGCAGAGAAAAGCTCGCTATGTTTAATATACTGATCTATAAAAGGAAAGTATCTATGTGCTGCATGAGGCATAGGTATTCTGCTAAAAGCAACATCTTCCATATCCTCGCGCAAAAGAGCTAGCTCTTTACTTACTTCTGATTGGTTAATCTTATCATTACCCGTAAAGCTAGATATAGCATCATTACTTTTTTTAGCTCTAAACGCAGTAGCTAAAGACCATGATGCCTCTTTTGATGCCTCTGACATACTAGTGCTATATTCACTATATGCAACATCCTTATTATGACAAGTTAACTTTACTGAAATAGATGGATATTTAACATTGTTTTGTAAACTAAAAAACTTTCTTGCTTTAGATCCATGCGTACCAAAACTAGCTGCCTCTCCAATTATAGATGATGTCTCATCTCCAACCCTAAGGGCTGCTTTAATTATTTGTGCTTCTAATATTGTACCAGTAAACTTAAAAACAATTGCATGACCACGAGCCATTGAAAGAGCTAGCGGATTCCAAGCCTTCTGGTAACTTAACATCATGCCTTCATTAGATATGGATCTAAGTATCCTATATACTATATTTTCCATTTCTTCATCATATACTGATGTGTCCACACCACTAGCTAATAAATCTTTTATATATACACTGCTTAGCGACCTTACTGTATGTCTATCTCCCCAATACTCTTCCCAGGCATTAAATAGGTGTTTATTTACATCTACTATTTTATTTTTAGTACCTGTCATATCTATCATTTCATCAAGAGGTAAATACCTATCTATCATCTCTGCTCTTAATTCAAAACCCTCTTTAGAATTATCTCCTCTAAGTGCGCTTTCAAAAGAATCAAATTCATTAACAACACCTGCTTTTTTCTTAGCATTATAGTATGTTTCGAAATCAACTATTGCTTTCATTTGTTTAGGGTCAGATTTTACAGATATAGGTAGAGACTGAATGAACATACGATCAATTATGTCCGTACCTTTTACCTCTAGACTTTTTATGTCTCCCATAAGAGGCTTAGAAAATCCAAGCTCTTTCATGTCTTTATCATTAATAGTTGCTTTAAAAGCACGTATATTAGAAAGTATTTCATTGTACCCAAGGTATGCTTCATCACTAATGTATGAATGTGCATTTATTATACCAGAGAGTATACACATTTGTCCTAGCAAATCATCTTCTGCAGGAAGAGATATATCTGTCATGTCAGCTAGTTTAAGTTCTCTTTCAAGAGCCTCCATAACCTCATCTACATTTGCAGCTTTAATCAACCTTTGTAGTCCAAAATATTCATCAAATTCTGCAGCTGGGTTTACTTCATCCTGATGATCTGCATAGGAAGACTTAGAGAGCTGAATATTAATATCGGACCATCCTGGGTGATGATCTACGTTTGTAATTGAGATATTACGTAGTGAACAAACAGAAGCCTTACATAGCCTAGACAGCGAGTTGGACACTAAGTATCTATCATCATAGTATGTATGTTTAGTTCTATCAAGAACCATTTCACCAAATGTTGCTAATAGTCCTGATATGGTTTTATTGTTTTTAGTTCTAATACTTAGTGACATATTGGTTTCACCAGGACCAATATACTGTGCTGTTGGTTGCGTATATCCTATAATTGGTAACCATGCAAAGTTATTATGAAAAGTTACAGAACCATTAACCATTAATTCATCAACTTCTGATTCAAGTATAACTTTTAGATATTCAGATAAATCTGAAACATCCTCATTAATATCTTCTTGTTTACCTTCAAATCTAGATTTATTATCTTCAACCTTAAAAATAAGAGTGCGACTATCTGATGCATCAAAGTGCTGAATGCTATTACCGAGGTGCTTCATGATATATTGGTTATATGGGTGAATAGCTTCTTCTAGGTGCTTAGTGTATCTAACTGCATTACCATGCTTTCCTGGATTATCACTATATGTATAGTATTCAACGCCATTACCTGCACCTTCAAAGTATGCAGAATAGTTAAAGATAGATAGCTGTATTGTACATCCAATAGACCCTGGATGACCCTCAATAGTATATACGGTCCAACTATCCATAGTTACAGGGATAAAATACGAAGATGACTTAGAAGAAGACGATTCTTCAGTGTTAATTGTGGCAGTATTCATCCTAGCTATATAAGGATTATCTGAAACAACCTTCTCGTATATATCTTTTGAATACAGTAAGTTAATTGGACAATAGATAAACTGCCAATAGATTCTTTTAAAATCATCGTTTACTGAGTCTTCACCATTAAAAATAAGGTTTAGCTTTATAGTTGTTCGCGCTGTACTTGTAGATGTTGGCTTTGATTCGCCACCAAATTGTGGTGTAGAATATGATGTTCTTAACTGATTAATACTTATGTGTGTAGGAGGTATATCAAGATATACGTCTCCAAGCTTAACAGTATCGTCTGTCATGCTTTTAGCTTTACCAAATCGATCATTAATATAACCATCAAGATATTCAGTCTCTTTATTTACATCTCTTAAGACATCATAAATTTGATTTTTATTCCATAGACCCCAGCCTTTAGTTGCTGCCTCATTCATTGATTCTTGCAGTGAGCGAACAGTTATCCCCCCTTCAGGTACAAAGCCTGCTTCTGCGGCGGTACCTGCGGCAGATATACCATTTCGTACAAAGAGATCAGCTACATCCGTACCATCAATATTTATTGCAGCAACTGTTCTCTTGTAAGCATCTTGATTGTATCCAGTAACATCAACATTTTTACCTGTTCTTTCTGCATATTTAAATAAGGCTAAGTTTGCCCTAGTTTGCCAATTAGCATATGGCTCTGCAGCTTTACCTGTGCCCTCTTTTGCTGTCTCTTTTGTATCTAAGCCATAATAACGAAGAGAGGTTGCCATGCCATCCATGCCTTCGGCGGGTACTGTGCCATGATCTCCTGTTGTACTAAATACATATCCGGGCTTATGTAACTCAATGGTATCTCCGTCCATTACATAAATAGATGTAAAAGAGGCATCTCCATCAATTTTAAGTTTTCCTACTGGAAACTCAACTGCTCCATATGCTGCTTCAGCATTTGCCTGTGGTGGCCATAAGCCTTCTGCTTTAAGCACATCAATAAACTCTTTATTAGAAATTGCCATATCTACCTCAATTATAATACATCATATCTTTTTTGTATGGGTTTTCACCATCATGCATAACAGATACAACGCTGCCCTGACTATAGCCAAACATATTAGAAATGTAACTAAGTGCACTTTGTGGATTATCGTTACTGTCTGTTAATAAGTTTACATTAGCGTTTACGCCTACGTGTGGCTGGACTCCATGTGTATTCATCATACCATTTCCACCACCGCCTGTAAATGCCGGATTACTAACACTAGGTAAATCATTTGGATCTTCAAGGCCACCATCTCCGCTTAGTAGGTTAATTGCAGTCATGCCTAATAAGCCAATACCTACAGCTCCAGCTAATCTAACAGGTTTTTCTACCATCCACTGTGCTGCTTTAGATACTGTATCAAAGCCAGCTATCTTGCGAGTTGCTTGTGCCATATTTGATTGTTGCTCATGTAAAGTGAGCATCTGTAGTGCTGTTTTCCTATATCCGAGCTTATCTAATACGCCCATTGCAGCATCTCCAGCCCTATCATTATCGCTCATTTTCATAAACTCTAATGCACGGCTAAACATGGCCTCTATACTTTCACTTGCAGAAGATCTCTTATCAAACATTGCCTGCTTAGTAACTTCTAAATAGCTGAGTTCTGATATACCAGCGGCAACAGAAGATTCCATTTTATTACCAAAAATATGTTCACCTTCTTTTAACCAAGAGTCGTACATGTCCCAAGCTGCTGAGGTATTAACTCCATGAGATTTTTCAAGACCTAGTCCTTCCCACATAGTTTCGAATCTTGGCTGCTCAAGCTGTTTCCATCCTACCTTAAAATCCATAAAGTCAGAAACCATACCAGCAAACTTCTCATTATCTTTACCTTTGGCGTTCATTGCTGCCATCTGAGCAATAGGATGTACTGATCCAAGCTCTCTAATAGACTCCGCTATTTGTTCTTGTCCAGATTGAGCGCCTATTAAATTAGTAAGATAGTTCATCTTACTTTCACTTTTGTTCATATTCTTAAGCCATGTCTCTGCATGCTTAGCTGAGATTACTTCCTGCTCAGAGTTCTTAGATGCCATTACTCCAAAGTAGTGACCTAGCTCTTTCATATGCTCTTGTGATAAGTTTTTACTATCAGATAAATCTCTTATATAGTTTTTTGTTTCCATTGCAGAGATATTAAATTGACCGGTCATTGCTTTAGTAAAATACGATGAAATAGCTGTTGAGCCAGGAGCATCATGTAAAATATTTTTAGCTACTGTATTTAGTGCTGCAGGGGAGTCTAGTGAGTTAAAAAAAGCAAGGGCCTCGGATGGAGCATTAGTTCCTTTGCCAGTTAAAATTCCAGTCATTCTGTCTTGCACTTTAGAACTCATTACACCATATGCAATTTTCTGATCCGTATTAATAAGATTCAATGCTTTTTGTCTTCCCAGTTTAGATCTAAGGTCAACATAGTTAATTGTATCTCCGTCCCAGTCCGACGCCATATTTTTACTAGCTCTGTGTGCTATTGCTATTTTTTGTGTTCCTTCAATTTGACTATCAATAAGAGCTATTAATCCTGAATAAGATCCAGTATAAAGTGTAGGATGTCTAACGGCAAAAATCTTATGTGCACCTCCTACAAGCGTGTCTATCTCTCCAAATAAAGACTCATTCCCTGTTGATGCATATTCTTTTATTTTGCTCATAAGTAGCTTACTACTAGCAACATGATCCGTTGTAATATCCTTAACAAGACTGGCTACACCTTCCTTGTCCATGTTTGCACTCATCCTATTTGCATACTTTTGTAGAAAATGATCTTCACCATATTGTGAGGTAAGAACCTCTTGCATTGTCTGTCTGCTTCCAGGGCTACTAGCTATTGTCTTAGTGTCAGTTATAAGCTGTTTAATACTTGAACTAAAATCTTTTTCTCCGATTTTAGCTATATTACCAAATGTATTTTCTAGAGCTTCTGCTTTTGCTACATATCCAGGAATTAACTTCTTGTCTGCATTACCTTTCCAGCTCTCCATAGCACCAATCATAATTTTATTATGAATAAACGATGGATCTTCTATATGTTTTGCAGCAACTGCATGGTCAATAGATAATGAAATTGTTCTTTGTAGTCCTTCTTTTGAGCTTCCTGTTTCATTGATTATTCTTTTAACCCAATTTTGGTACTCATCTCTATCTTGATGTATGTTCGATCCTAGAGCTTTATTCAAAAGTAAGTTATGAGTTTCTGCAAATAAAGAATCAAATGTAGCCATCCCCTCATCAGTTGCATATCCTTTCCAAACATCTCTACCTGGAATATAAACATTACGCTCACCCATTTCGACCATAAAACCGAACTCATTCTTTTTATTACCTAAGAAGCTTTTTGTTGCTAAGAATTCAGGATCTCTAATAGCACCTGGAACCATAGCGGCATCACCACCTATCATTTCCAAAATCTCTTCTGTCTTTTTTAGTTTTGGAATTTTACCATATTTCTTCTCAAATGCATTAACAGCAGAAGTAACATTATGCCCTACAGCAGAGTCACTCATTAGCTTAATCATAGTTGCGCTAGTATCTGCATCTGTTAAGCTTCTAACTGAAATATCTCTTAGTATATCTGCCTTGTCTGTAAAGTGATACATATCTCTCCATGAAATACGCATCTTATTAAATTCACCACCAAGAGCTAGCCAGTTTTGTTCCTGAGGTTGAAGTCCTCCAAGAATACCCATTGTGAGTGCTTTTGTCGATCCAAGACCAGCACTACTACCTTGTGATACTCTTGTCCTAACTAAGGCTTGTTCTCCAAGCTCTTTTGCATCTACCTGTTTATTAAATAGCCTTACAGCATATTCACCTTTTGCAAGCTTGCCCATATTGTCTATTGCTTCAATTTGATTATCTATAACTTTAGCAGCATCTTTAGCATTAGTCGTAGAGAAGCTTTCTATGTGTGCAACTTTACGATTATTACCCCATTCTCTTCGCGCAGTACCAAGCACCTGTACAGTGTCTTGATATTGCTGTGCAAATGCAGCATCTGATTCTGTTCTTTGAGTAAAAGATATTGCTCCATCTCGCATAGCCTTACTAAAGCTAAACTTTTTAGATGCACCTCTTCCAGTATAATAATCTTGATTGCCTAATACTTTTGATGCATCATTTACGTATTTACCGACAAAATGATCAGCGGCATTTTTACTTAATGTTATATCCATGCTACTTTGTAAGGATTGCCATCCAAGTGCAGATTGTGTAAAGTGTAATAGTTCAGGTGAATCTTTACCAAGAAGAAGGCTGTTATTAGAAATCTTAGGGAATGTTTTTTTAAACATACCAAGAGAAATAGTAGCTTCTTGATTATTACCTAGTCCTGCACTTGCATATAAACTATTAAGTAATCCGTCATCGCCAACTGCATAAGCTCCACGGGCTCTTATACCAGTAAGTGCAACTTTAGCAGGGTCATCCATGGCCTTAGCTATATATTTAACTCCTCCTGCATGCTTATGTCCTTCACCCATCATTCTTTGATTTGATTCGACCATTTGATTAAAGTCTGTACTGTCTATATACATATCTACTTTTGCTTTAATAATCTCTCCGTCTCTTTCAAATGTAGAGTAAAAGTCTTCAGCATTAGATATTTCCATACCTATGTTCTTTCTGCCTAGATATGTCCCTCTTCCTATCTTAATTTTGGATTGACCAGTACTAACTCTTTCTGATAAAGCTTTACTTTCCATTATTTCTTTTATAGTAAATGATTCCTTATCTAATACACCGTTTGCATCCATTAGTGTAAGTAGCGACCTCCTATACGATTCTTCTCCTTTAAGTGCAATTGTGTCCACAGTAGCTGTTTTTGGAATAAGAACTTTCATATGCTTACTCATACCTGAACTTACTTGAATAGACTCTTCAGAAAACGGGTTAAGAGCCATTGTCATATTATAAATGCCTTTATTTTGCTGAGAATATATTTTACCCTTTACATAATCTGAGCTTGAAGCAGCAGCTTCAGTAATCTTAGTGTCGTCAATAAAAGACATATGCCTTAATGTTTCAAGTCTGTGTGCTTCAATTCTTTTTGTTCCTGTTCCTCTGAAATATTCCTTTCCCATAGAAATACCCTGAGTGCCATTTTTTCTAATAACGGTATTATCATCTGCCCATAAAGCACCCTTCATAGACTTATCTCCTTCCGCAATAACAGGAAGAACAGTAGGTCTAACAGCCCATGCAAATTCAGATGAAGGATCTTGTCCAAGCCTATATCCACCAAACAGAGACATCATTTTTTGCATAAATGTAGCATTTTTACTTTTCAACGTAGCGCCACTACCATTAACAATCCTAATTAAAGAACTATCAGTTCTTGCATCATGAGGAATATTATATGCTACTTTAAGTGCATTACCTTCTATGTTTACGCTTCCTCCTGTAAGACTATTCATGTTTCTGCCTACGCGGTTTGAACCTACACCTTTAAATTCAGGTTCTGTATTACCAAGTATATATCTAGAATATTCTTCTACGCGAACTTCACTGCCAAATAAGCCAAGCTTTACTGGGTCAGTTTCTACAAACATAGTATCTGTATTAAATACTTTCTTTAAAGCCTTTTGCATAGTTCTTACATTGCTAACACTAGCATTAGATCCTAACTCTATTTCTTTACGTACTTGCTGAACAGCATACTTAACAGCATCGTCATGTCCACTTAGTCCAGTAACTTTCTCTCCTATTACCTTTTCATATGCGTTCCTAAACTTAGTAGGACTCTCTACATATGCCAGTCTTCCACTCCCAGCATTTTCTTCTTGTAGCACATTTAATACAAATTCATTTGGACTCATTACATCATATCCAAGCTTCCCTCCGCCACGATTAGCCATTTTAGACTGATAAGGTGAAGCATAATAAGACTCTCCAACGCGCTTGAACCATGAATTTCCTAGTCCTGAATCTAGTCCTTTTTTAGAGAAATCAATAGACAAATCTTCTCCTGCTATCTTCCAGGTTCCTCTTGTTCCACTAAATTTAGGAGCATCGATTTTAGAATTAAATCTCTTCTCTAGTGCGTTATGTATTTTTGTCCCTATTTCATTACCTTCTATGTCTAGAATATCAGTTAGGCTTTTAAATGAATCAGATTTGCCACCTTTTATACCAGCACCTACAGCACTTACAGTACCCCAGTTATTTACATTACCGATTGTCTGTAAAGCTCTTGCTTGCATATCTTTATCTAAAGCTACTCTACGTATATTTCTGGCTTCCATAGTACTGAAGATTGCCTCTCTAGCACTAACTATGTTGCTTTGATATGGATTAAGCTCAGGTGCTTTTAGTGGTGCAACAGAATTAACTACACGATTAAATACACGGGTAGTAGCTTCAGGGTTCTTATATGCCATATAAGATGCACCAGCTGCGCCAGCAAAAGATGCACCTTTTAATACACTACCAAAGCCGCTATTTTCTTCATAGTATGGATTGTTTGCCATTTGTTAACTCCGTTTAGTAAGGGTCCGTAAAATAATCATCTAGTATTTCACTTCCAAAATTGTTTAACTTATCAAGTATTCTTGCAAAGCCATTAGTTTCTATATTTACTTCTCTAATTGGTGACATAGATGACGTCGGTGTCGCATATGCAGACATAACAGAGTCTTCCATTAGCATCGGTGTTATATCGCCCATAATTACATTAGCTGATACAGACATTGATTCGTAGCTTGTAGCGGCGGCATATGCGTAATCATCATAAATTGCTTGTCTTATATTACTATCGAAGAATCCGTAATCTTGTACGTTCTCTCCATCTTCTTGTAATGCTAATAATTGAACGTTATTTATGTCAACGCTCTCATTCCATCCAGACCATTCTGCTCCAGGAAGGTTTCTTTTCTGTGCATATGACTGAACATACTTAGCTCTAGCCCAATCAGCCTTAGAGGCACGTCCACCTGTTTCATTAGCATACTCAGCTTCTTCGTCTTCAGATAAATCCCATCCTTCAGATTCTTGAAGCTTACTCCAGTTTGCAAGTAGTTGCTGGTCATTAGATGCAGCTGCAGCTTTCCTCATCCATATACTAGAGTAAAGTCTCTTTGCTTGTTCTGGTAAATACCCAAAGATCTCTTTTCTTTTTTCTGGATCCGGTTCATTAGCAAAGTTATTAAAATATTGTCTTTCATTTACAGGAAGAGCATTAAGTACGTCTTTCATACTACTATCTGTAGGGTCAGCACCAATCATTGTGCTTCTCCATTGAGACTCAAAGAAAGCAGCCGATTCCATGTCACCTTCATCTTTAGCTCTGCCAGATAACATTTTATATTTTATATACTTTACTACATCCCAGTATTGCTGATTAGCTCTTCTTTCTTTAGTGAATGATGGTATGAAATCTATGCCTGTAAGATTATGAACTGTAGATGCTAGAAATGGCTTAACAATATGTTCTATAGGTCTAGTCCAAAGTTTAACTTCTCTATTATATACCTGATTAGTTGTATAATTATCTAAGTAGTCACGTTTAGATATTAGCTTTTTATTCCAATAAGAGTTAGTAGCAGTAAGCCCATCCCAATATGCAGCCGATACCCTGCTCATAATACCATCTCTGTCTTGTGCTATATTATGGGAAGCAAGGTTGCCAGTGTTCGCAAAAGGTGCACCAGCGCTCCACAGTTCCTCTGTAAGGCTATCTATTTGAACTTCTATACCAGACTCTGTCTCGGAAGGTAACATAGTAGCTGTGGCCTTATTAAAACTAACCTCTCTGCCCGGACCTAAGTGTTTACTTATGATTTGAGCAGTTCTTTCTCTGATTGATGCTACATCATCTGCAAGCGCCTGTGCACTATTATACTCGTTCTTTTGTAAAAGCCTAGCTCTTATATCTGCCTCATGTAAAGATACACCTGCAAGCCTATAGTTTTTACCTTTCATACTAAAAGAACCATCATCTTGTACAGTATCTACAATACCAGATTCTGCTTCTGTATCAAGTGCAAATGAATACTCACCAGCTGTAGCATATAGTTGTTGTTTTACTTGTGATACTTGATCTAGTGTTTCATAGAATCTTTGTTCTTGCTTTGGACTTAACTGACCCCCTATAGCTTGACCGTATGTCTCTTTAGCTGCTTCATTAAATTTAGCTGAATAAGGAGCTAGTTGCTGAAGAATCTCTGTTTTAAGAGGAGCACTATAGGATTCCATGTCTCCTTTTGCTTCTCCTGGATATAAGAATTCCCATCCTTTTCTAGATCCATATAGCCAACCCATATCTACTTTATTAAAGGTAGTCCCGTGAGTTAAGTCTTTAGTTGTACCTCTTTGGTCATCGGCTTGAGGAATCCAGCTAACACCAAATAACTCATTGGGAATATCGTTAACTTCCCATTTTTTCTCTGAGTTCTGTAATATACGACGCATAAACTCGCCACCGACTACAGTAATATCACCAAGATTGTATTGCCACATCTGTTCAGCTGGACTATACATTTGGCTACTATCTTGTGCATATGGTGTATATTTATCTGGTAGGTTCTTGCCTGCCATTTTTTCATACGTTGTTTGTAGTGAGAATCCACGGAAACCAGATAGGTCTCCTAAGCTGTCTGCAAACCTAGAAGCTAAAGAATTAAGTGACGATGGATCCTGTAGTCCTATCATGTATCCAGTTTTATTCTGATCATCACCAAATAACTTCTTGACTGTACCCATCTCTACACTTCTAGATAGACCAGATTCCTGATCATGGTTTGCTCCGTCACCAGCATACTCCTGAACTTCTCTTGGTGCATACTCTCCTGGTGTGTGATATGTTTTGGTTCCAATTAGCTTGCCAATTGTTCCTGCTATAATTGGACCAACAAGAGGTACGTTTGTTCCCCAAGGAGAGGATTTATATACGGGCTGTGCATCTCCGTGGTAGTCTTCTAGTATATTAGGTTTATACATACCAAGAGATGCATTATGCATAAAGCGATCTGTGAATGAAGGATAGACAACGCCTCTGTTTTCAAAATCACTTTCGATAAGATTTAGTGAATGTCTACGCCATGATCTTACTCTTCCGCCCTCAAAAGGAGAAGATGATAGTAACCATCCTCGATATTTACGAATAGCAACTTCTTTCTCTCCTTTATATTCAGCTTTCTTCTCAGCATAGTTCTTATCTGAACCAAAGAACCCGGGTAGAAATGGAATTGATGGTAGCATTGCTAACCCAAAGATTCCTTTCTTTGGATTCTTAATAACATAAGACAATAGATTTTCAACTGGTCCTCGGGCTAAAGCGCCCTTGTACGCTTCAGGCCTAGCTGCAGCCCTCATAAGTGGATGCTGTAGCATTTTCCTGCCAGCTTTATCTATTGTACCTCCGATAAAGTCAGGTCCATGCTGATACATTTTTTCACCCATAAAGTAAAGACCGGTAGCTGTTGCTGCAGGAGCCATAATACCAATGCCTGTAGATCCAGGAGCTACTCTATCTTGCCATTTAGCCCAGTCAGTTAGTCCTGTTATATCGGATAGTTTTGTATAAGCTAATGACGCAGCTTCAAATGCCTTAATTGGAATCTCAGTAAATGGTCCACGACCAGTTGGAGACATAGTTGCAGCACCTAATGCGTGATCTACTAATCCGAATGCATTATATGCAATCATAGCTGGCAATACACGTTTAGCTGCAAATGCACCCATGTACTTTGCAGGGTTTCCATATCTAGCATATCCTAAACCAAGATGTGGTCTTTCAATAGCAGACATTACTTTACCTGCAATATTGGATGTTATATAATTAGAGGCTTTCAGTCTGTTTGCAAATCCAGTAAACTTTTCAGTATTAACTCCTAAAAACTCAAAAGGGCTTTCAAGGAACTTGTCCATATTACCAAATAAATAATCTCCAGCACCCTTAGCATATGCACCAACTGTTCTATTAGACAATACATGAGTTGCTCTACCAAGTTCTTGAGATAAGCCTGGATAGAAAACGTTACTTTTTTCACCAACACCTTTAGCATTTAGATCAAGTAAGTGACGTACAAATTCCATACCTCTCCATGCCTTATTGCCCATTTCACTGCTGCTTGCAAATCCTGGCATGTCTAAGCTTTTCATATAATCATTGTAGTCTGGTTTTACATATTTACCGCTTTTATATAACTGACCAGCTGCTATCTCATGTGCAATAGAGCTTGTAACATGCGGACCTTGTATGCGTGATACTTTTCCATTAGATGGATTAACTACCGTTCTGTTAGCTAGGCGTGCAGACTGAGGTGGCCTATCTCTCATTTTCATAAGAGCTGCATCTATAGCAATTGTTCTACTAAATGGTGTACCTTTATGATATATGCCATTGATAGTATGGTCTTCAGTTACTTGAACAATAGTATTTCTTCCTGTAGTATTAGCAAACCTAACTTGCTTACGTACAACTACTTTACCTCCATCATCTTTACCTATGTCAGAAGGATCCAGTCCATTTACGATAGCATGAAATAATTCCTCATCAGCCTTACGTATATCTTTTAAAAGGTCAGTCATGATAAGTTTATTTTTGTTTACTACTTTGCCTTTATCGTCTAGATAACTTTCAGCCGCTAACCATCTTCCTGGTCTTTTTTTACCAGAGAGTGTTCTTCCAATACCATTGCCGTCAGCATCTGCCCAATAGCTTCTACTACCTAGTACATAGTCAGATATAGCACCCATACCAAAAACCCTAGCTAAAGGGAATTGTCCTTCTACTGTTTTAATACCATATCTAATAGTACTTAATCCTTGCTTATATAACTCTTTAAATGTAGTTGGTTTCTGTGGATTGAAACCTAACATCGGATGTCTTTGTGCTGCACCATAACCTACTGCAGCCATGGTAATTCCAGGCACAACAATGCCTGCAAACATTGCCTTAGCTACGCCTGTGCCAATATACGGACTATCAGTGTCCATATCTGCAGTTACGCCCCTGCCAATCTTAGAATTCTTACCAGATTTACCAACGCTTCCATCACTAATGCTTACCTTCTCATCACCTCTACCAAAAAAAGTAGCACCAGCTATAACTAATGCTGCACCAATAATACCAGGATACTTACTCCACTTAGCTCTACTTCTTGTTGTAATATCTGACCCAAACCAGCTAGCAAAGTTTCTTCTATGAAATGTATGTGTTGCTGCTGCATCATCTGCTATTTCACCTAATAGTCTTCTTGCGGTACCAGTATTGTTATTATTATGCATAGTGTTCATACTGGAATTAAGTGCTCTGGTAAATAAATCGCCAGTATTTGGATTATCAAATAGCTGAGCAAAAGTCATTCCAGATTCACTTTCAGCTTTCTTAATTACACCTTGCATGATGTCATCAAAGGTTACAGAGGATAATATGTCTGTAGATGCAATATGATCAATGTTCTTTAAGTTGAACCACTTAGCTAGCTTGTCTTGTTTCCAACTGTATGTTGAATGTCTAAACTCCTCAAATGTGTTTGCAGTGGCACCTGGACGACCAGTAGCGGCTGCAGCTATTGGATGCATACCTATTTTTGGTGTTGTTGCAATATCTGGATTTTCTTTTATGAGTTTCCATAAGACTTTATGCCAACTATCCTCTATACCTTGTATGTTTAATAGACCAGTTTTATATTGATTAATAAACTTATCTACTAAGTCTTTATGTCCTGATTTTTGTAATGTAGCCAATATTACACTAGCATCAAATTGTGGATTCCAAGCTCTAAATTCTGCTGGTGAATTTTTTGATCCATGTGCAAGAAGGTTGTCTATTATAGAATATAATGAGTCATCTCTTTTAGAAATAAAAGTAGCCTGATTAATTTTTTTATGAAAGAACCCATTATCATTAGCAATCTTAGCAGTCTCTTCATATGACTTATTTCTAAGCTTCATAGGCATAGATTGTATTACAGATCCATTATCTAATACAGCTGTTTCTTGCATACTTCTCTTAAGTAAGCTAGGGAGAGCATCTCTCTCATATTTATCTGCTAGCTTTGAAGATAACTTACTGTGCTTGCCTCGTATAAAGTCAGTTATCCCGTTGCGGGTTGAAGTTACAGTTCCACCCTTCTTATATATACCCTTCTTTCCATCCGGACCTACATAGCTGTGATCTTTCTTCATAACAAAAGATAAGTTGTCTTGTGTGCCAAGCTTAGCGTTTGTTACGTCAATATGCTGTCTACTTCCATTAGCTATAAAACCTACCTGGAATATATCTACAGCTCCAAATGACTTCATGATTTTATCCATATTAAGATCAATAGGATCACCAAGTCTTCTGGTTGCATAAAAGTCAGTAGGTAATCCAGATACTTCTGTATCTATGGCTAATATAAATGGATTTGGATTAATTGGTTGTGTCATTAAAACATCTCTGAGTTAAATTCTTCGGAACTAATCATACTCTTAACTAACTCAAGCTCTTCTGTAGAAATACTGCTTAGTCCGCCTGCAGACTTAGCAACGCCTTTTTCTTTTTCTTTTTCTTTCTTAAGAGTCTTGCGCATCTCATCAGTATTAATAGTTTCTTTACCTAATACCTTTTCACTGAATGCATATATTGCAAGTAGGTCATCTAGTGATTTTTTCTGCAACTCATCTATCCTATAGGAAGGCTGTGCCTTAATGATAGTCGCATAGAATATAGAGAAGAAATTATTCTGTATTGATTTCCTTGCATTATCGATTATGTTAGGAATGTCTGATTCTTTTGGAAAGTAACCAGAAAGCTTAATAGCACTATAGACTATAGTGGGAATTACTCCTGCTGGTAACTCATCAATATTTATATCACATGATTCATGAAGTATTTCTCTAAATACTAACTCTTCAGCTATAGGATCTTTCTTCCTTATTGCCCAAATAAACCTATCAGACTCTTCAGCATAAATATCTCTAAATATGATTTCATGTCCAGCAACATTTACTTTATATTTTTTTGCCATTATTCAATCTCTAGTATGAGTTCGAGTGCTTTATCTGGGTCTTTTAAGAAATTACTAACTGTAAGGATTTGATTTGTTAATGTAAGCATAATCCCAGCATCGAGATTACTAACGGAAATAGGGTCTAAGTTAGGCCATAGAATACATGAATTAATAATATACTCACGAGTAGTATCCTTATCTAATCCTTTTAATCTAATTTCCTTATACTTGCCCCAAGAGAGTGGTTTATATAGATAAAACTGTGTACCTGATTCAGGGCCTAGAAACGTTGAATATAACTTCCTATTAATAGATTTTATTCTTAAGAAGTCTCCCTTATCAATTTTATTATGCGTTACTTGTGACCATTCGATTTCGTCCCAGAATGAGCTTTCAGTTACCTGTGTAGGTGTATCTTTAATTTCTACCATTGTTTAATCCTTTCGTGTTATATAACTGTTAATAAGGTTAGTGATCAGAGTTAAGTTCTTTTGCTATAAATGTATATACTTCTCTAATTGGTCTTCCTTCACTGTCATGAGCCAGTGCATGTGAGTGTCCAGTTAGCTGACAATGCATAAGAGCTTTATGATAACTTCCATTATACTCAAGTAGAATATTAAAGTCTTCATGATCTTCTGCCCTTTGCCATGATTTAGAGATGTAAGTATCTTCCATTTCATAGTCTTTAGCAATAGCAGAATTTATTGCATCTACAGATTCTTTTGTTTTCTTAACATTCTCAAGAGAAGCACTTGCTATGGCTGTAATATCTGATATAGCTTTTGATATCTTATCTTTTTCTGCCCTTATTGTATCTAGACTTTTTCTTGCTTCCTGTATTTCATCGTCAATATTACCGGAAACAATAAATTCTTGTTTCTTAAGGATATCAATATTAGCTCTAAGAGTTAGATACTCTTTAGCTTTAGGGTAATTATCAAGCTTATTAATGATATCATCATTAAAGTCTTCTTTAAGGTCTCTATCCTTAGATTGTGCTTTTGATAACTGCTTTGTAAGTTTAGATATAAGCTTATTAAGATTACTTATTTTATCTTCTTGTGAATCAATTAACCCTATTTGTGCAGGAATAAGTGTTTCTTTTGTTTTTACTAACTCTATTTGTTCCATAGGAGTTAGCCTATCAATTAGTGATCCAGATCCTTTTCTTGAAACATAAGACTGAATAATAGTTTCATATTCAGATAATGTTTCTTTTAGTTTTTCTAGTTCTTTATTTGCATTACCAAGAAACCTTGTCTCTTCATCTAATGCTGTTTTTATTCGTGATTGTAGATTATCTGTATTACCTTGCTTTGTTTCAAATATATTCTTAGTTTTCTCTATATCAGCAATTTGTTTTTTAATTTCTAGTTCTTCGCCTATTTCTAGCTTAGAATAAAACTCTCTAAACTTTTCTTCTGCTTGTTTTGTTTGGTTAACTAAATAGCCATTGCTTCCAGTAAATGTTGCTTTCTTCTGGGTTCTTGTAACTACAATCGCTTCTGCATCTAGAACTTTCTTGTCTATATTCTTAAGTTCAGTTTCTAGTTCTCTTTTCTGAAGCCTTAAGTCTCTCATTCCAGATAATGTAGCCCTATAGGTATCTTGACTTCTTCTCATTTCTTCTTTTTTATCAATTGCTTGCTGCCTAGAAGACTTACCGTTATAGTTTAATTCTCCACTAGCATAATGCAAAGCTTCATGCAAGTATGCATCATGCTTATAGTTTATAGAAAATGCACCTTGTATAACTACTACCCCTGCCATAATTGCATCAAAATGCTTGGAGTTATATCCATATATAGGCTCTTTAGTTTCTGTATACTGATACTGAATATCAAAACACTCATCTATTAGTACTCCATTAAAGAATACTTTCCCTTGTGGTGCAGTCACATATGTTGGTGCATACTCATTCTTCTTTTTGTAAGTTACTAGCTCACCATTACTTAGGTATCCACCTTCATCAAATTCTTTAAATCTAGATTCCCAATAGCCGCTTGTATTATGTTTAGTTGCCATTATATTACTCCCTTCTTAGACTTTTACCTAAAGCTTGAGATGCTGTAAAGCTTTTCATTTTCCACTCAGTGCTCATAGAACCACCTTCCATAGAAGAGGTAATTGCTGTACTTGGTCCTGCATTGCTCATTGGAACAATATCTTTACATACAAAAGATATTTTATTCATTATGTCTGGACGTCTAGTTCCTTGTACTTGGTTTTCTTCCATAATCTGTACGCCTTTAAGTATAAACTTAACTAGCTTACCTGTTTCATTAACACCAATAATAAGTAAATGGAACGATGGCAGTTGATCTAATAGTTCTACTTGATCAAACTTAAGTGCAGCATCATAGTATCTATACAGCCTATATGCATCTCTTTCGGCATTTACGTTTTTAAAGTTAGATGCTAGTGCTCTTTCTGTTTCTATTGAGGCATATGGACTATCTGAGTTGTCCTCTAAGTAAGAGGTAGATTCGTTAGAGGTATTAATTTTTCTTAGGTTACCGAATAGCTTTTCAAAACTCTCAAGAACCCTAGATCTTAATCTTCCAAGTACATCTTCAGCAAAAATTGAACATGCCATAAATCCAGCCATTGTTCTAGGACCTCTTGTAAAGTCTACTGGATTCTCATGTCCAAGCTGTCTTACTGGGAATACACCTCTCATAATAGAATACTGTAAAGATAGCACGTTGTCCATCTCTAATATAATAAACTCTTTTCTGCAATCCTCAACAGATATACCATCTGCTAAGTCACTTACGTTTGGTACTTCTGCCATAAAGAAAACAGCCATATCTGAGCCACCAACAGTCTCTTGATATCCACCAACAGTTTCTCTTTTCTTTTGTGCATTCCAAAACTCACCAATAGAGCTTTCTGCTAATGCTTCTTGTTTTGTGCCAGGATAATTGCCTGTTGGATTAGATCCATCCCATGGCGTACCACTCATTGGTGTTACAGTATTAAGCTTATTTATTACAGCGCTATTAATGCCAGCAGCTGCCTCGTTTGTCCCTCCATTTGCAAAATTATTATAAGCTTCAGCTCTAGCAATAACAAAGTCGGCAGTCTGAGCAATGTCTGATACTTTACCATTATTCTGCTCAAGTCCACTTACATATACTTGTATTGCATCAGTTACTGTTTTGCCTGTAACTGGGTCTACAAGTCTAGCATTTAATTCGGTTACGCTAGGTAACTGTTCAATACCACTTCCACCTAGCGAATGTGAAATATAATATCCTACCGATGGATCATTACTTATTTTTGCCATTATTTAATCTCCTAAGCTTTGTTGTATAAATAAAAAAGCCCGAAGCGCACCATTTCTAGTACAACCTCGGGCTTAAGAGATAGTGCATCTACTTAACTGGTCACCATATTACTTAGTCAGGGCTATCAAGTTTTTGCATTCTTGAAACTGACTGAGCAATAAACGTGTAACGTTTTTCCATGTTAAGTTCATCAACTGAAATAGCCATACCTTCATTGATGATGGTAACTCCATAAATACGGAATCCCATTTTCTCTCCCGTCTCATTAACACCAACAATAGTCATGTTAAATGGAGGCATTTGGTCTACATAGTTAGGAGTGTATAGCTGCTCCCAAAGGTCTGTAGTTGCAACCGAAGTGAGAGTTCCGTCATCCGCAAGCGCTACGTTGTCAGCGCCGTAAGAGGTAATATCAGTACGTCTTGTGCCAATATTGGGGACCGATTCGTCTGAACGAACCCAGATAGGCTGTTTTCTACCCATGATTGATTCATAGTATTTCAGAAGAGCGTCATATCCTAGCTGAGCAAGAATGAAGGATCCACCAATACCACGCTTGCCTTTTGGGATAGCGATAGGCTCTTTGCGACCCATTACATAAAGTGGGCCTGCTTCTCTATTAACGCCGATTGTAATCGACATTGCTTCACCGATATAGCTGTTACCAAAGATAACCACAACATCAGCTCCAGAGAAGACATTAGTTAGAGCATTGTTATTTTCCATTTTTTATCCTCCGTAAAGATTCTGGTTAGGGAGGCCCGAAGGCCTCCCGCTCCAATGTTTATTAGGTATTAGTTAAGTTTCTATCGATAACAGTATCGATATCTACTTGGGTTAACTCTAGTGGTGGATTGATTACCACGCTCAGATAAAGCTTACCAATCGCCTGACCAGACTTAGAAGCTGACAGATTGAATCTGTAGCCATTCAGAAGGCCTCTTGATACGTCATTCTTAAACGACTCAGAAAGCTTAGTCTTAGCAGCTTCATAATAGTAAGTGTTAATTGGCTTACCAATGAACTGCATAAGGTGTCCACGCTTCTCTTCGATAACAGTTTTAACAATACGAGTAGTAGAGATTAGGCGGTAACCGCTGTCTTTTCTTGCTACAGAGTGATCATTATTAATAACCCATCCAAGACCTTTTTCTCGAGTAATTACAATGTAACCAGCGCCAGCAAGATCGTTGTATAGTTTACGGTTAACAATTACAGAAACGGTAGATCCAGAGTTAGTTCCAACCTGCTTGAAGGAAATACCTTCTTCGTAAGGGGAACCTGCTAGCATACCAAGTGAGTAGATACCGCAAGCATCTGTGTAAGGTACGCCATTTGCTCTGTGTGCAAAAGTCAGAAGACCTGCACCAACGCACATGAACTTACCAAGATCAACTACTTTACCATAAGAGTCTCTGATTTCGTTTCCGTCAACAAATCCCTGACTGGTCATTAGTAGTCCGTATGCTGGGTCAACAAACTTATTGTTTGCTGCATCATTTAGGTATGTACGGTTATAAGGAGCGATACCGCCTGCCATAACTGCATTTCCTAAAAGACCTGCACCTTTTTTTGATACATTTTCGATAGCAGTAGGCTCACCAGCTACCATCTTGAATAGAGGTTTTTCACCAATCCACTGAACGATTGCAGCTCTATCTAGTGAAGAAGGAGGTCTTACGTTCATTGCAGTTAGTGGAGTGTTATATCCAATTGTTGCTTCGTTACAGAAGTTAGCAAATAGATATCCAAAATGTGCAAGATAGAATCCTGCTTTCTTCTGGTCAGCCCACTCAAAGGTAAATGCATCACCCTGATCAGTTTCTTTAACGTATCCAACTCCAATGTCATATACATTCTGTGATTCAGTCCAGTAACCATATACATAGCTTCCAGCGTCATCAAAAGAAGTGAACGACATTTCAAACACATCACCTGCAATAGGTAGTGCTCCGATACCATCAGTGTCAGGCTCAATTGCAACAGCAATATTTGCACCGAAGTCCGTAGGTACGTGAATTTTTAGAGTAGCAATTCCATCTACAATACCCTGTAGTTTATAGAAACCAAGGGTTGCATTTCCTGCAGTTCCAAAGCGGAACCACCCCTGAGGAAGCATATTCTCGATAGCTAGTCCACCAGTTTTAGTTTTAAGAGTAAGTGTATTGCTAAGAGCGATATAGTTAGATTCAGCTTCGAACTGGTCGAAAATTGTTTCTAGACGATAATCGTATGCAGTAGGAACTAGTGGATCTGTTACTTTTGTAATACCGCTATATCTAAAGTACTGAGATACTCTCTCTAGTACGCCTGCTGTACCAACGGGTAGCTGTAGTCCAGAGTCGATACGATAAGTACCAGTTAGGCCCCAAGTTGCAGCGCCTTCAACTGTAACATAATCTCCACCACCAAGACCCTGAGCACCAGTAAGTGCAGCATTTGTAGCCTGAGCAATTTTTGCGATGGTTGTTTCAGTTTCACTGGAAACATAAGTTTCAGTGTCATCAAAATAAGCTCCACCAGGAACCAGATAGTCTGGGGTCCAAGTTTCAACTTCTAGAAGTGCATTACGATAACGCTCGTACATTTCACGCTTGGTAAGATCCATTTCAGAATCACCAGAAACTACAACACTATTAACAAGCTTGATGCTCATGTTAGTATTGATTACTCCAGAGAAATCCACAGAAGTAGCAGTAGCGAGAGTAAATGTAACTGTTTTAAGGTCAACATCAACAACAGCAGAGGTATAATTAATAAACTCTTCTTTCTCGATTGCTCCAATATTACCATAGATTCTAATGCGTCCGCCTGAAAGAGGGAAAAGCATCATATCTGCATCGTAGTTAACATTACCAGCACCAACTACATTAGAAACTACTAGAGTAGAAACTCCAGCTGCAGGTGAAGCGGCAAGACCAAATACTGTAGATCCAGTACCAGGACTAGCAAAATCTGCATCTCTGGCCTGTAGCAACAGAAGTCCTGCTGTGCCTGGATCATTATCAAGATCGTCGCCATAAATAGCGCCTGTGCTACCTTTTACAGCAGGAACAGTTACCTTAACATGTCCAGTACTAACTGCTTCAGCATAATCGAATACAATTAGTCTATCTTTATCCCAGATCTTAACATTAAAGGTTTCATCTGAGGTGTCATCTACCCAAAGGTAGAATTCGTTTTCAATGCCGTCATACGCGTCCTCGGTTTCAATTACTAGTCCGAAAGAAGTAGTAAGCTTAGCGGCAATACCACCAACACGCATTGCTACGAGTTGGAGAGGATTGTTTGCGCCAGCATCTGCATATCCGTCCATGAATTGGTGACCAGCTTTTACGAGAGGGTTGCCTGCTCCAAAAAGAGGCACTAGATTATCAATGCTCTTTAGGACAACAGGAGTTTGAGGCCCCTTGTTTGCTGGACCAAGGAAGACAACAAGTTCGCCGGTAGTTTCACGTTTGGTGATATCATCACCAAGGAAAACAGAAATACCAGAAAGGTATCTAGGTGCAACATTAAACATGTGTTATTCCTCCATTAGTTTTTCTTAGGTTCTTCTAGTGCAAATTCAATTGCCATCTGCTCTAGGTTTTTTTGTCGAACCAGTTTTACCTGCGTATATCTTACCAGGTAACTTTCAATCTTTTCTTTCATTATACTCTTACCATCCCACAATCTAGTCTCTTGACTTTCACGCCAGATGATATCTCTAAGGCCTTTGTGTTTAAAGAACCAAACGTTTGTGTCGACAATATCCCTAAGGAGTGCCCCTCTCTTGCGGATATCTTCGAAGTTTGTGCCCCACACATGAAATGAAATATCAACTTCTACATCTTTACCTAACCTAGCTATTGTATAGCCAGTATAGTCAGGGTCTGGATATTCGTCAATTAATCTCCACTTTATACTTCTTATGCCGTCATAATCGTTTGTTTTTCTGGAAGATATAACTGCTGGTTTTTCGTCAGCAGTATATGTAACAATCCGTAGGTCTCTTAGTGTATCACTTGTTATGTCTAGTGATGTTGTGCCATTATTCAGCTTGTGTACTAAGTCGCTAGGAACATCCTCTGCGAATACAAGCTTGTCTGCATCAGGGATCTTAAATGTATTACAATAAATATTATTGGCAATACTAATAAGGTCCAAGAATTCATTTAGAGATGTAACGATTCCTTCTGTGGGAAAACTGTTTCCCTCTAAAGATGGAATTGATAAACTCTCTACTATTTTAACGAATATATTTTTTGAAAAAGAAGTTCCCATATCACTTTGTTAATAACTAGACTATCGATGGCTTCGCAAATACTTTAACGAACTCACGCTTACCAGTATCAAGACTAAATTTATATGGATCAATTACTGTCCATTTTTTAGTCCTAATTATTGGGTCATATAGTGTTCCGTTAGTATGTGTCTTAACTTCGAATACCTCGTCATTTATCCTTATGTTTTCGCTAATGTCGCTAACCTCAAAATATAGTACGTTTGTATTTGAATATGAAATACCATAATCAAAATCCTGTGCATGTGCTACCGAGTTTGCAGGTGCATAGAATAATTTACATTTACTTATGTGTTCATTGAATATGTATCCAGAACCTTCGCAATTAGGACATTCTGGATCTGCAGTATTAGATCTTATTCTCCAGCAAAAACATTTGGTATCAGTCATTATTCTAACTATTACTGTATTCCATATCTCTTTCAGTAGTATTGACATTTCTTTTTGTAAATTTATCATAGCAGTGTACGATCTATTCTAGATATACTTATCGTTCTAATGCCGCGAAGTTCAACTGTCTGTCCTGATGCATCGGAAATTAACGTAGATCTAGTTGTCCTATTAACCCAAGGCTCTGTACCTGTAATGTCAAGGTTTGCTCTTGAGACATTAGGTCTATTCGGATCGTATAGTCCTTTCTGAAATGTCTTTGTTTTAAATGGCGTATCTAATCCACCAGCCCAAATAATCAATGCACACTTATATGCCTTATCTTCAATTCCACCTAAATAAGACCTCATGTCATAACTACGCTGTACCTGGAACGTATCTAGTTGTTTAGTTTCACTAGTAAGCTTAGCTTCGTCACCCAGTAAGTTTAATGCAGCTTGATATCTTACATAGCATCTTACTGCACTATCAAATGCTTCTTGATAGTAAATTCTGTCTGGTTTCATGTGTAAATCAACGTAATCTGATACTAACATAATTTCTCTAGCAATACTATAAACATTTAAGGTGTCAATAGATTGAGGTGAAACTGCAATTACATCATCTACTGAAGCGTAGAATTTGCTTATCTGTGATGCAAATGATATCTCCTGATACATACCTGTATCATTTAGATTGTCTATTATAACAGTAAATAAAGAATCATTCTTTACTACTTGTTCTAGTACGGATCTAGAAACAAAAAAAGGATATTCTATTTGAGTAGCGTCTTTAAAGATCCATACATCTTTCATACTGAAAGCAGATGTATTATATTCTGACTCATCAGAATTTAAAATATTGTATAGATCAGATAAATTAGAAGGAATCTTATATTCAGCTATATATAGATTATCTCCAATTTTATTAGCTGTAATAAATCCAATTTCATTATCAAAAACATCTCTTATGTGTACATCTATTGTATCTCCTACAATAATAGCATCATCTGTGTCTAGCTGTAGCATCAACTCAATAACTGATCCTGCATTATAGTTAGCTGTACCATTATCAATCTTTATTGCTCCAAAGTTACTAGTAGGCAAACTAATAGGACTGAATACTATACCTGTATTACTCTCTGCTCCAAGAGCATTCTCTGTCTTAATTTGTATCCACTTTGATACATCAACTGGTGGAGTATTTACAGCCCATATGTATTTACCATCTTGGCCTATAATAAGGTTAGATATTACTTCTTCTGTAGTCGAATTTATATCCCAAATTTTGCCATCACTAGACTGGTATAATACAACTTTATACGCAGCATCTTGTCCTGGCTCTGGTACTGGTAAGTTAAATTTAATTTCAACTGACATAATCTATTTCTCCATTACTTGGCGATGGTGGTGTACTAGAGATATCTTTTTTAATTGATATTTCAGCGTTTAATATTTGTACAATATTTTGAGTAGATATATTTAGTATCCCAGTAAACTCTCCATTATATCCATATATAATATTGCTTAATACTTTTTCTGGACTTGGAAATTTTGCAGTTGGCATCCAAATCATCATATTGCCTCCTTACAGGCTACTTAGCCCAGTTACTGCTTCTGTTTTAGCAGCTTCAACTTCTATAATTGATATTGCATTTTCTACCTTTGCTTTCCCTACTAATCTATAATATTCTCTATATTTTATTAGATTTTGCTGCCATGCAGAAATAAGCATTTTCAGTCCATCAATAGCGTCTTGTACTATTGCATCAGGATTAGTAACTTTAGTTCGTTCTAGTTCTGCCCAGATGGTGCCATATTTTATGTCATTTATATCTGGGTTAGGATCAGATTCCCATTCAGCAATTTGAACTGGCTTAATATCATATATAGATGCTTGCTGACCACCAACAGTAGTATACTTATAATCAACATTAAATGCTGCTTGATCTATTTCATCTAATGCCATTGATTTTGCACTTGTAAGTGAATTGGTAAATTCAGAATCAATTTCTTCTTGTGTTTTATCGATAATAATTTTAGTTACTTGATTGTCACCAAGCATTACTAATCCATCTAGCTTTTGTGTTACTGTATCATAAGCAGGTGTTACATATTCGTAAAATCCATACTTAACTGCATCTGCTGGTCTAGATTCTAATGCTCTAAAGTTGCTTGCTGTTCTTGTTACTCCATCTACAATATATTCATATTTTAATGGTAGTCTAGATGGAGTTGTGATTATGTTATTTTCTATTCTTGAAAAAAGTGGGTAGCTCATATGAGTCTCCTTGTATATTATGACATATTAATTCTGATACTATCAATTGGGTGATATATTGTTAATAATCTATATATGGAAATACAAACCCACTATCACCGAGAGTTGCACCAACTACTTGATTTGTATAATCATAATCTGGAATACTTGCTTTATAAAGCTGGTTAGCTCCTGTGTAATGAGTAATACATAATCTAACACTTCCCATTAATGTAATAACCGGGAGGGTTGCACTTAAAGTCCATGTTGGTGCAACTGAAGGAATTTTAACAAAAAAATAATATAGTGTAGTGGTTACAATTATACCTATTTGAATTCTTTCTAAATGTAAAGCTGCATATTCAAATAAATGTTGTGTTAGTTGATTAGTTCCTGATACTGTTAGTTTTTTACCACCATTGCCATTATATAAAGCACACCATACATTAGTAGGAGAATTAATATCAAAAGATGAAGTATTTTGAATCAAGAAACGCAAACCATCATTAGGTTGCATTTGATATGGGGATACATCACAAAAAAACCCAAGTCCATTAATCATAGGTACAAATTGACTATAAATACCTGCCATATCTGTATTAGAGGTAGTATTAAAAATCCATTTCACAAATCCACTTTGAATATTTAATGTATTGGCATTACTCTCTCTTATAGTAGCATATCCATCAAAAATTCCATCCGAATTAGTTGTTAGTGTCTCCCCAGACACTAGTGCGCGATCAACAGCATTTGTCCAATCGCCTCTAAAAAGAAATTTTGGCTGTGTTCTGGCTGTATATAATGCTCTGCGTCTGTTATTCATATCTACGCTCGTTCACGACTAACAACCTCCCAAGTAGCACCATCATCAATTGTTAATAAGCTATATTCAGTTACTACTGATGGATTGGGATCTGTCCAGCCATTGAATCCTGTTACATCTAAAACACCAAGGGTCGCTCCAGAAGTTAATATGATAAGCACATCACTTCTAATCCCTACTGGTGTATTTATAATACTAAATGACACGTCAGTTGCTTCTGGTAACGTAACAGAAAAGCTTTTTGAATAAGCACCACCCATATCAAGAATAGCAGTAGCTCCAACTGTTCCAAGTTCAGTATGGGTTGATAATACAGTACGTATCCACGAGGTCATAATAGAAGGGGAGAACCATCTATTTTCAGTTATATTAGAGAGAAATTCAGCTACGGTTCCTCTTTTATTTAGTCTATTTAAAATACCCATTTATATATATATCCTTTAAATATCTTATTAAATCCATAATCCCTCATTACACCCTTCTGGTAATAATGTTTTATTCTCTGGTGAAAAAGGCTGCTGTCCTGTATTTATTGTTAATTGGAATATTCCATCTTGTATATCATAAAGGCTTAATCCAACATATTTACATAAAGTATTATTAGTATTACTCCACCTTAATTCAGTGCCTTGCTGTATCCCTATTCGAGTATAATCAAAATCTATAACCATAAGTATAGGAATATTTGGTGTTATATTTATTTTCCAGTAGTTTGCCTGATATGTATTATTGAGATACTGCCTACCTAAATATGGTATATATCCTGTAGAATAGAAAAACCCACCTATATATGTTGAGAGGGTTTTAAACGCCGATATCCCCATAAAATATCCTCTATGTGGGTAAAATGACTGTAGTGTCTGGTGTGGTGTTACCTCCATCGCCCACATTCCTGAAATTGGTACATTTTTAAGATATGCTGTATTCCATGAAGCCGTATCTGTTGATATGCTATAGTTATCATTATATAAAGTAAATTGTTCAGGTGTAAATTCAGGATCAAATGATGCATATGTTTTAGGAGTTGCTATTACTGGTCCTGTATCATGTATATTAATTCCACTTCTAGTATTAAGTAAAGACATTAGAACGGCCCTCCTGCTAATTTACCTAGCCATTGACTTCCATTCCATCCTAACCAGATTATATATGTTAGGTCAGCATCTAAAGTAGGCTCAGTAGCATTTTCCCATAATATATTTGACCATTGTGGAATCCAAGCACTACCAATACTTTTAGCATATACTATAATTTCTACTTCTTCTCCGACTGGTCCATTAACAGGCGATACATTATATGTAACCATATCAGCAGTAAAATTAATTAGTACGTTACCATTCCTATAATCAATCAATATATTTTGAGTATCATTGGCAGAATAAGATATTAATTCACTTCTAACACCACTTACTTTTAAGTCTTCAATACTAGCAACTTCTCCAGTTAAAACAAAAATAGATACTTCATCATTAAGATTAAGTCCATCAAATATAGTTAGAGTGCCATCGATTGCAATATAATCGGATGTAGGTAATATATTACCATTAACTGATACTTTACATTTATTAGCTAAAATATTAGAATTAACGAAATCTGTTTGTCCCTGTGATGCTATATATTCTAATCGTATTTCTGCTTCAGTTAATGTTATAATTTTTGTATATATTCTTACAAGTATTGTCTTATCAGAGGTAATATAGGATGGATCTACTAGCAGAGTAAATTGTCCTATAATAGAAGTATCAATTGCAGATGGTTCTACTTGCGCCCCATCTATTAATACCTCATATACACCGGGAATAAATCTAGTATCAGTATATACAACTTGACCAGCAGATGGGCTTATTTCGATAATATTAAAAGTACCAACTCCTTTTGGAGTCACATTAATAACATCAGCACCTTCTGCCACATCAAAATCAATAAAGTTAATCTTAGCCTTATCATTTAAATCGATGCTGTTAGATTGTATCTTATGTCCTAGGTAGCCATTAGTTAGTGTTAGATTGTTGAATGTAGGCGAGTCTGTAGTAGATAGGCCTTGGTCTATTGCTTCATTATAGTCAAATAAAATCTGGTCGGGAATAAGAGTAAACCCACCATTATAAATGGTATCTATAAACTTAATATCTACTCTAACATTTCCATTAGTATAGAAATCTATATTACTAATGCCTAAAGTAACAGGTTGCGCTACTGGTACAGTAAATGCACTATCACTGTATAGCTGAACTTCATTTTCAGTTCCTGCTGCATAGACATGCATAGTTGCACCAATGGATGGTGGTGCTACTCTCGGTAATGTTAATCTTGCCATTTGTATCTCCTATAAGCTGTGCGGGCTGTTTTCACAGCCCTAAAAATTACTTACTAGTCTTACGCCCTTTTGATGGGAAAGACTTCTTGCTTGTATTCGCTACTGCAGTCTTAGATCCTTTAGTAGAAGGCTTACCAGTCTTCTTAGTAGGAACAGTACCGCTCATTGCTTTACCTTTCGATGCCATGTTACTTTCTCCTTACTTTTTTTAGTGTTTTAGCTAAACGTGCTCGCTGAGCAGTTTTCTTACTTACTCCTTCACCAGAAGCTGCTTTATCAAGCCATGCTGGATCAATACCATTCTTTAGTGCGCCATGACGCTCGGCAGTCTTTCTTAGTGCTCCAGGCTTCTTAATAGCCTTCTGAATCCACTTATCTTCCTTCTTCGCCATACTACCCCCTTCTTTTACTGGAGCGATGTAAGATAAAGCTTTACCGTAGAGTCGGTAATCTTATAGTAGTACTTAACTGCTCTTACGACACCAGTATTCATATCTCTTCTTTTAACCATAATTCTACTAGCAATATCTTGTATAGCATCTATGTTTTGATTAAACTTAAGTGTTATCGGATTATATCGTACATTATTTAAAGTTAAATTAGCAGGTATAGAGCTAATTAACCTAAGTGTTGATGCGTCTTTACCTATACTGCTAAGTGTGTTGATCTTAGTGGAACTTGGAAAATTTCCTTGTGCTACATGCGTAGTAGTAAACTTATTTTTAGCTATAACATCTATACCTTCTGCTGGAAATACATCAATCTCAACTTGATCTAGTACTGTCCAAATAACAGGATCTCCATTTATATCAAGACTACTAAAGGATAGTTTGATTTTTGTTAAATCTAATAATACATTACTTGATATATCGACACTTCGATAATCTGTGACCCCATTTAGTGTGGATGATATCCCTATTACTGTACCATTTACATCTGTAACTACAAGACTATATGTTCCAGCTACATCGCCACTAAAAGCTGAGTTTACTGATATTGTATTTAGAGATGTTGATGCCTGATCTAATGTATATACTGGCTCTGAAAATGTTTGCTTAGATATATATCTACTAGCATCATTACCTGGATAGATTGCAAAATAATAATCTCTATCTGGTAAGAAAGGTAATAGTGGGGTAACTGTTAACTGACCATTAGTAATGGTAGCTCCACCATCATTAACGTAATTGTCTATTGTGTATGAGTACTGAAAATATGTATACTCTTGTGTCACATCTAAAACGTCAGCGTATTTGGTATCTAGTATTGCTAGATCTGGTCCAGTCCAAAGTCCGGGGGATGGTGTATATAAACTAAGTCCATTACTTACTGTAAATGGATCAATAGGACCATCAAATCTAATAACTACTTTTGAGTCTGTTACTACGCTTTGTTGTAGATCATAAGGATCTGCTGATATAATATGTAGCGCCATACTAGAACTCCATTGTCATTGATACGCCATCTTTAATAATGATGTCGCTGTTTGGGTTAAAACCTACGTGTACGTCAATTGTCTCTTCTAGCTCATCGCTCATAAAGATGCCAACATTATTAACCTTACCATACTTTTCGACAAGAGTCTTTAGTTTCTTATAAGAAAGTTGATCAGTATTTGCCAGTAGCAGATTCATTGACTGTTTATATGCACTAGTTGGGATGTCATGCGCGTAGCGAAGTATTGCGTATGTAGATATTTGATCTTTTAGTAAGAGATTTAAGCTAGAAATATTTTGCTTAAACGAAAGCCATTTGATGTTAACTGTAAATACCATAAAACCTCGAATATATATTTGATAGTTGTTATTAACGGCTTGTAGAGAAAAAGAAAAGGGTAGCCAGATTTCTCTGACTACCCTTTCTTTATATTGCTAACTAACCATTAACGACTTAAACCATTGCGTCAGCAGCAGTCATGTCCTCAGGGAACATCTTCGAGTTAGCATCTACTGCCATTGTAGGCTGAACCTGACCATCAACCCAACGGTTAGGTACGATAGGAATGTTTTTAACAACTCCAACTCCGCGACCTTCGTTAAGCATCGAGATACCATACTTCTCACGAAGTTTGATCATCTGGATGTCACGCTCGGGATCTGCCCAAGAGTGATGGTTGATTTCCTCGCCCTGTACAATAGCTCCAGCATTTTCAGTATTTACAAAATACATGCTGGTAAGCTTATTAACTGGATCAAAAGGAACTTGTTTCGATACCAGAATGCTCAGAGGAACATTAAGGTAAGGAGGAAGAATAGGGCGACCTTTATAGTCAGGTGCCATATCTTCACCTAGTTCAGCTCCACCGGTAGATTTACCAAGACCACCGAAGTACTGCTCACGATTAACACTACCCATTTCATACTGGTTAAACATAGGACCGGAAGCATTGGTCATAGCAAACGCACGAAGGATAGGGTCTTTAACCCAGATTGCCCAGGTCATAGGATGAACAACAACTACATCAGGAGCGAATCCTTCTTGAAGCATTGCAGCATAGATATCAAAGAAGTCTTCTGCAGTGAACGAATAGTTGAAGTTACCCACGCCATCTTTACCAGAAAGAGGACGACCAAGAACAGTATGGTTAGGGTTTTTGTTGTCAACAAGGGTTAGTCCCTGTCTTTCAAACATCTGGAACTGAATCCAGTTTTTCTTACGGGCGAAAGCCTTACCAGCTGCTTTGAGCCATTCACCGATAACATCCCACTGGGACTGTTCAACCATTTCCTCAGTAAGAGCAAGCTTGATACCGTATTTACGGATGTCAACACGAATAGCCTGTCCACCACCAAGGGTGATTTCTTCGGTGCCGTACTCAGCGCCAGGTGCAACTTCTTCAATGGTATCCATTGCGCCGATTGCAGGTAGCTGAATATAGATACCTTCTTTTTGGTTAATTTTCTTAAACAGTTTGGTAGCTAGAAGCTCAAATTCAGATGCTTCTCTTACAACTTCAGAGATTGCGATTGGGACAAGACGTGACAGATCTTCTTTATTAAGAATGTCACGAAGTTTAATGTCGCCCTTCATGTTTGTCTCTGAGTCAATCAGTTTATTAGCTTTTGCAAACTGTAGTAGTTTTGCTGCTAAATTCATTTGTTTATTCCTCCATTAAATTTCTACTGCTTATGCTGTAGGTAGTTTGCTAAAGCTAGATTCAAAGTTCACAGCGATTCTTGCGATCCACTTAGGAGCGTTAACAATGCTTAGCTGAGTATTACGTCCGTCTGTAGCCGAACCAGGCTGTTCTTGCCATAGACCGGAGTCACGGAAATAGGTACGTACAAGCTTAAGGTCGTCATTAGATCCATTCTTGTAGTCAAGAATACGACCAACGGTCATGTTATATCCGTTAGCGTCGATAGTTGCACCTTGAATTTTGAAGTTTGATTCAATATCAAAACAAACATCTTGTCCAAGAAGAACGGTGTTAGGGTTTAGGATAGCACTGTCATATGTGGTAACAGGATCAGATCCGCCTGCATACTTAATACAAGTAAAAGGAAGATCAACTTTAGGCTCATACTCAACTTTCCAGTCAGCAGGAAGAACACCGTTAAATAGAACGGTACGACCCTGAACAGTAAAGAAAGTAGGATCTCCAGCTACTCCATCAACTCCATTAAGGCTAGCTACACGAACACAGGTAGCAACAGCTAGATTACCTGCATCAAGAATTGCGATTTTTGTAGCAGATTCGTCTGCATATAGACGCATACGATGTTTGTTATCTCCAACAACACAAGCCTCACGGCGAGTATTAATCTCAACAACAGGAACCTGAATATAGCACCAACGGCTATATGCTCTAGCTCCACCTGTATCATAAGCATGCTTAGTGAATGTGGTAGGGTTAGAAGGGTTAGATCCTGGAGCCATTAGTGCGGCATAGCGCATAATACCAACAGGGTTGGTTACTGTAATTCCAGCAGCGATCATAGCAGGAGCTACAAAGTCGTCAGCTTGTGCATATGCATTATCAGGAGCAACAACGCCATGCTTGGTGTCAAGTGCACCATATTTAATCACGCCAGAAGTTGCTAATGCAACCTCGTTTGTGAAGTCTTGTCCTAGACCAGCAGGGATAAGACGCTTGTTGCTATCATAAGCAACAACTTTACCTGGCATAAGTACAAAGCCAGATCCTGCAATACGCTCTTCATCTTGTACGATTGGTAGGTATTGAGCAGGATAAAACTCACCAGGAGGGGTTTGTCCCTCAGAAACTTCTACATTATAAGAAGGAGCGCCCTGAAGAATCTGGGGTGCTGCGACCATATTTGCAAAGTAGTTTTGTCCATTTACACTCATTGTGATTTAACCTCCGTTAAATTTATGCTTATCTCGAAAAGAGACGAGCAATGCCTTTTGCTATTTGTTCTTCAGACAACCTAGGTGCTTCTTCATCTTTAAGAACAGTGGGCGACTGTCCTTTATCCGAATTATCTTGGTCCTGAAGTGTGGGGTCTGTTACTGTTTTGATACCTATTGTGTTATTAACTGTACCTTTAAGTTTTGCTGTAAGTTTACGTGAATCACCTACTTGCATTTTAATTGCACTGTAAGGCATTCTTGCAAGTTCAGCTTTAGTAGTTTCAACTTCTGCATCTTCAAGAATACCAAGAGAGATCTTATTAGCTACTAATTCATCTACTAGATGTGCACGTAGTTCAAAGTTAAGATCTTTATTAGCTTCTTCTAGGATTTCACATTCATCTCTTAAAGATTCTACCTCACTAGTAAGTTCCGTGAACTTAGTTTCAAGATCAGCCTTGCCATCTTCTAGTGACTTAACACTGTCTTCAAGTCCTGATGCTTTAACTTGTAGTTCGTCATACTGACCTTTGCTGATTGCTTCCTTACCTGCTTCTTCTAGAAAACTAGAAATACCAGAGTTAAGAGATTTTGCTGCAACAGCTTGATCAACTGAATACCATTTAAGTAGGTCAAAAATTCTAGTTACTGCATCTTTTTTAGGGTTTGCAGGATCAGGAACAGAGTCTTCTAGGTTTTCAACTGGCTCTTTTACAAGCTCAGCTTTCAATTCATCCAAGAGAGCATCAAGCTTTGAGCCCCCGCTAGCATCTGTGCTCTCCTCAGTGGTGGAATCGGTATCTGCTACCTTATCTACAACTACTTCTTCTGTAGTTTCTTGTGTTTCTGTAGTTTCGTCTGCAAGTTCAATGCCAAATTTCTTAGCTGCTTTACCTAGTTTAGAAACTGCCTTTTTCATTTCTGCTTCAGTTAGATCTTCTGCCTTGTCGATAAGTGCTAGTCCTGCCTGAACGCTAGTTTTGGTATGAAGTGGGAAGCGACGAACTTCACCATCCTGAGTCTTTTGAACGATAGCAAACTTCATAGAAGTCCACTCATCAACATCATCAGTAAGTTTTAGTTCCTCTAGTACATCCTTTTCTTCATCTTCAAGCTTAACATTCTCAAGTGCTACCTTAAGGATCTCGGCAGAGAACTCGTCAGCAAGAGAAAGGTTCTTTCTCTTCATTTCTTGTTCCTCCTCGTTAATTATTGTGCAGATATTATCTACACATACGATTGTTTTACCTTCGGCTTCTTTAAAGAAGTCTTTGATATACATTACATCAATATCTGAATTTAAAATATTAATATCATGTTCAACAGTCTGTGTTTCCATTAATCCATCATGGATTCTTACAACCCGACCAAAAGGATCTGCTGGTCTAGGTACAAATGACAACTCTTCATATTCAATAGATTCAGCAAGCATAAATCTACCACTTACTTTATGTACAAAGTGCTCACAAATACCTTGTACTTGATCCTGTAAGCATTCAGAGCATATAAGTCTTTTAGGTGCAGCTCCAATAGATACACTAAGGAACTCTCCATCAAGTACTTTTTGTATTCCGTCTTTGTGAGTTAGCTTACCAATTACTTGAACATATGCAAGTCCATTAAATTTCTTATCTCTTTTTTGAAGAGGAAGAATATCATCCTTACACATCTCAATATACTCGTTAGTGGTTAGTCCGTCAAGATCAATATCTAATAAAAGATCACTATGATACTTGGTAAGTTTGTAGTCTGCAGCAATAACATTACCAAATATTGCCGATGTTTCAGGCCTATGTCTTTCGATAATGGGTTTTGGTGAAGGATATACAAAAGACTGCACATCATTCATCATGGTGTCGTGACGATAAACAGTACCATTGTTGTTACGGAAACCATAATGACTAGCATCAATAGTTAAGATCAGTTCATGATCTTTCCTAATTGCATCTTCCATCTTAATAAGGACGGATTCTGTTAGGTTTATCTGATATTGCTCAAATAGTACAATCGCATCCTTACTTAGTATCATTACTTAACCTCTAAATTAACTTTAGACACAGCATATCTACGTCCATTAGATGATACCGTAACTGCATTGTCTTTAATTGCAAGGATTCTTGCACTTTTACCATTAAGCCCTACAAAGTGTCCCTGAAGATCTTTTAATGTAACAACATCTCCTCTGCTAAATACTCTTTGTACTGTCTCTTTAATAGTAGAAATAATAACTTCAGGCTCAGTAATAACTAGAGACTCAATAGCTTCAGCAATTACTTCCTCTTCTACTACGACAACTTCGTCAAGTACAAGCATCTCAGTAGATTCTAGTGCAATAACTACCTCTTCTGGTTGAGATTCTTTTAATTTTTTACTTACACGCTTCTTCTTTTCAGACATTTACCGTCTCCTTAATTTTAAGCTTTAATCTGGAATTTGATCTAAATGGAGGAATAGCACTAAGCACTATCTTCTTATCTATAGTAACTTCTCTACCAATATGTTCTATGCTATCAAGTGCAACGTCTTCGTATTCAGAGTAGATTACAAACTCATTCTTATTGTTATTAACGCAAGTAAGCATATATCCGTAATTATATGCTCTAGTTTTCTCTGTCTTTTCAGCAGAGGCTACACGAGCAGCAGCAATGTTAAGGTAATCATGATTCTTACTAAGCTTATCAACGATCTGATCGCGTAATCTGTCAATCTTCTCAAATATATTATGAGCTATATGCATATCTGGCTTGTAATTATCTGTAAGTATAGACTTCATGTCACTCATTGCTGTACGTACTCCTTCATGAAATGAGTCCACCATATCGCTCTTAATGGAGTCATATACAGCTTTTGTTGCAAATATTAAGTCTAACTTCTTCTTGCTCTTATTCTCATTAGATAAAATAGAGCCAATAGCCTCTCGGAACATATCTTGTGTTGAAATGCCATCTTCGGCATCTCTAACTGACTTAACTATATTAGAGTTAGACTTAGCTGACTTAATAGGATCTCTATCTGCAGCACTCTTTCCTTTATTGATACCGGTAGATGTAGGATTGTTCCAAGTCCCTGATGGTTGCACTCCTTTAATTACCTTGGTGCCACCAGTAGACGTCTTAACTGTTTGTGGAGCTGCAGAAGCAGAAACCTTAGCCATATGCTCACCAGATTCTGTTTGTTGATCAATTTCCATCTGACCAACAAGACCCTGATATGTGCGCTTAAGTTGTTCGTCTGATAACTCATTCTTGCCAAGCTTATATCTTGCTTCGTCAATAGTAATAACGTTCTTAGTAAAAAGATCAGCTTCATGGTTTTCTTGTCTAATCTTCCATTCAATGTCAGTTTCATTAAACTCAAGAGTAGGAATTTCTTCATCTCGCATAATATCTATACCGAAAGGTGACTGTAATGCCATTTCAGTTAGAACCATTTCGTTAAACTGCTGAGCAAGTTCCTGTTGTACATACCTTACTGCGTCTGTTAGTTGCTTAGACATAGATGATGCTGTAGATCCGCTAATGTCTTGTCCCATACCCATGTCTGCCATAGATACTCCTAATCCAGTAAATACACGTGACTGGAAGTATTCTAAGTAAGGTTTAGCATCAATACCCTTATGTTCATTACCTACAAACTTAATTTCATGTCTAGCATCAGTTGCAATTCCGCCATCTTGTATGATCTTTTCCATATCATACCTTGCTCTATCAAGTTCTGTCTCACCGTTTTTATGGTCTATAGATACAGGGTTTTCAATTGTATAATGTATAATAGGAAATAAGTCTCTATATATTAGTAGCTGTACGTCCTCTTCAATTTTTCTTAAGGTTCTAATGTCGTCAATAACTGGATGTACTTCAGGCATTCCAAATATCATGCCGTCCTCTTTATATAAAGTAAAGTGAGCAACATCTTTTGGATCAAACTCTGCTACTTCTCCTCTAGAGTTAAAATGAACCCATTTATCTATAACAAGCATATAGTTCTTTTTAGTCTTAACGGTCTTAAACCTAGGCTTCATGCTTGTTGGATGAGCCAGAAATAGTCCTACAACAGGATGCATTTCTCGTCCATCTAGACTATATGACTGAGCATGTTCAAAATCTTTGTCTCTTACCTTAACTAAGAATGCATTACTACATACAATTAAATAATATGCTAGTTGGTGTATAATCTCTCTTAATGACTTGCCAGTTTGAAGAAACATGTATTTAAATCTTGAATCAAAATACTCCTTAACCTTATCGCTATCACTACTGATAGCGAAGCCGGACTTAACAAGAAGTCCTTGTTTTTTTTGTGCTGACTTTAAAAAGTAAGGCTCGTATTTCAATAGTTTAAATACTGAAATTAAGTCATATTCAGCAGCTATGGGGCTATGTATTTGTGAGGGAGATTCAAAGAATCTAGTTACTGGTGCTTTTATTGTTTTAATGTTCTTAGCTAATCTAGATACCATCACAGCTGCACCTGTTACAGGGACAATTGATTTAGTCTCATCTACTAAATTAAGAAATCTAGAAGCTGTTCTGAATTGCTGTCTTGTAGGGCTTATATTTAGTCCATTCATTATTATACTCCGCACATGCGATTAAATGTATATACTACTTTTGTCTCATTGCCATCATCGAAAACGCCATAATTTGATCCAAGAGAATTCAGGTCCATAAGTTCTTTAATTTTTACAGGCATATTACCTAAAGAGTATACGGTCGATATAGAATTTTTATCAACTATCACATTATCTTTACTTAAGTCTATGATTCCTGCAAAAGAATCTGCAATCTCATCAATATTTGTTGTGTTTTGTCTAGTAGGTATAGTGTTAATTACGGATAATGATCCAAGAGGAGGAGAAGATGTAGTATTCCCCGTCTTAATCGCCTGTGCAACTCTTGTTCCTTGTGCCGTTAATGCATCTTCACTACATGGCTGAATTCCGCATGCTATAGCTAAATCTCCAAATCTAAAAGAAATCATTTTCAAAGCTAGTAAAAATGCCTCTATCTCTAGTATGCTCATAGACCCTGCTGTAAAATTACGATGGTTATCAGCAAAATCTGTACCAGAAGTAAATAGATCTTGTATTTGCTGTAGTATCCATTGTTTCTCTCTAGATAGTCCGTCTATTATCTTTTTAAAGAATTGCCAAGCATAACCCCTAGTTCCACATTCTGTTGGCACCCAGTCCTTAATTTGCTCTTCTATAGGGTCAATTACTTTACTAAGTGTCTCATCTGCTAGTTGTACTGCTTGTGATTGTAAGGCAAATATAATATTCTTAGCTAGGTCCCAAATACTACTACTTACATTTAAGCTACCAGATATCTTACCGCTATTGATTACTTTGATGCAATTTTCAAAAACTACTGTAATATTTTCTATACTATTCTTGGCTGATGCTAGTATCGCACCTCCTGCTAAGGCACTTATTCCTGTATCTTGCTGGCCAAATACTGTATTAATAGGATTGCTTGTAAATAATTGTTTTGTTGCAAAAGCTATTGTGTCTAAGCCTACAAGTGTCGAATTTGCAGTATTAACATATTCATTGGTTGCAGCTGCCATTTTTTCAAGACCATATAGTCTATTTTGAGTACTGTTAATACTTTTATATAAATTGTTTCTTGTTTCACATTCTAATTGACTTACTATAACACAAAATAAAGAACAAAGAATATCAGAGCCTTTTATATGGAATTGCTGCATAATTACATTATCTTTAATTAGATCATCAAATTCTTTACCAATATCTAACATACTGTCTAATGCAATTGTCGTTGCAGCTAAATAAGACTTAACCTCAACTCTAGGAGCATTTACTACTTGAATAAAGCCATCTTCCTTAGTTAGCATGCTTACAACTGTACTGTCTATTGATCCTGCTGCCTCTCTAATTGCAGTTGTTATCCCTGAGGCAGGGAATGCAGCATCTCTAATTATTTCTCTACCAGTACTATCTGTGCCTGTAACCTCAACTACTTTTAAGCTAGCTCTTTCATCAGTACCACTAAACTGAGCTGTAGCATCTCTTAGCTCTAGATTGTTTTCATTAATTATTAAGTCAATATTCCATCCACCGCTTATTTGATCTAATACGGTTGTATAGGATTGTTTACTTGTAAAGTCTGATATATTACTCATTAACTTTAACCTCTAGATTATAACTCTCTAGTGAATTTAAAACACTCTGAATTCTAAATCGTAATACATGTAAATTAGCATATTGAGCAGAAAAAACAGATTCTTTTGTTCCCATGTCATGCATCTTGTCAATATAGTGTTCCATTACCTTTTTTGCACTAATTACCTTTTCGCTTAACATTAGATGCCTCCTATTCCATATCCGCTAGTCATAACATTATCACCTATAGCCCTTACAAGAGCAGGGCCACCAGGTGCTGTTACTGGGCTTATAATAGTTGGTATTGCATTTGTTGCGCCACCAGGGAAGCTACCTGAGCCAAAATGTGGAGTAGTAGCATGATGTACAGATATTGTACTTTGAATTGCTACTAATACCTCATCTCTCGTAGGTATATCTAAATGCATACTAGGAAACATTAAGTCATATGCACCAATAATCTGTGTACGCCAACTAGCCTTACTTGGTATGCCTGGTGCACTTCCTGCAAGACTACTATTGGCAAGAAGAGCTGTAGCTGACTGTGTTGCACTGGCCATATCTATACTCATTTTCTTACTCCCGTAAACTCTATAAGTGCTAGCTCTGCATAGGCAGTATCCATGACCTCTACAGCTTTTTTAAATAAGTCAAAATCAATATACTTGCCTGATCCACCAAGTGCCTTAATGGCAGTCTGAATAGACTCATCCTTAACATCAATTCTCACATTACCTGCAAGTTGCTCTGCTTGATCAATTAGATAGTTAACTGCATCAATTCTATCTCTATATTCCTTAACTGCATCTAAGTGCTTAATGAATTTCTTTGCAATAGCAACTGATGACTCCATTGATTTAGATACAGGATTTTTAAGTAGTGATATATCTGCAGATGTAATAGGTTTTGGCCTATAGTCTACTGACTGTCTATTGAACTGACTCATTATTAAGCTCCAATATCTAGTTTGCTCTGATAAGATACATCAATAAAGTAATCTCTTACCGTAAAAAGCTCTGTTCTGTCTTTCCATGTAATGCGCATTCTTATTGGGTGGTATGCTGTATCAGGGGTACCAGTTAGTGCTCCATCTACAGGTCCTTTCCCAATATAAGGTATAATAAGAGCATTTCCTTTAGATTCCCACTCAACACTGCTTATTTCGTCATATCCATAACTAAATCTTACGTCTAGTTTAGTATTATCGCTATTAATAGGCTTATAGCTATCGTAATATCCGTTCTGTGACACTTCAGGGTCACTAATAAGAATAGCTGACTCACCGTAATTTAAACCTACTTGATGATCAGGGTAAGATGCTGTTACGACTGTGTCATTAATAGTTATATTAGTTCTACCTTCTCCATTCTCAGAAAGCACAAGTCTTCCTGGAGCAATAGCTTTTATAGTTAATTGACTATTCACTGCTTGCATATCGATAGAATTCAATGTGTTTAAAACTGAAGGATACCCAGGACCATATGTATATGACGTGGCGATTCCATCGAAATAGGATACTGAAGTATATTTACCTATAATGCTCCAGAATACATCTGATATATGCTTAACTAAAATATTATTTCTACCGACATCTAATACTCCACCTAGGTCAATGAACTTAGATGTATAAAAAAAAGCGTCTATATTGCCTAATGGTATAATTGTATCAGATATAGTATCTGTTATTAGTTGATCAAGTAATACGATTGTACTATCAGAAATAGTTGCATGTGCTGGCAACGTACCATTTCCTTCGTCTTCGATTAAAGATACTACAATATTCTCATATCTATATTCAAGAGATGTGTTTTTAACATAAATAACACATTCTAGAGTATTAAGCGCAGATGTAAAATCAAATGCGAATGGTATTACTACCGGGTTTGTGTATGCGTTATTAGCGCTAATCTTTCTGTCCAGTCTCTTGTTTGAGAATGGTACTTGTTCCTGATACAGTTCAAGTGTACTCATTATAACCTCTTCCTTAGAAATTAGTTCTTCTAACTAATCCGCCTCTACCCTTCATAATACCAGAAAAGTTTCCTTGGGTATAGCACCTTTTTTTCATGCTCTTTGAAAATGTTCTAGAGATAATTATTTCTCTAATTTCAGTTGGATCTTTAATTTTACTATCATCCAAGTATATCAGTTCTGGACTATTATCTGTTAATAAAATGATTCCTCCTGCTATGATTTTATTATCATGTTCAGGTTCTGGAGGAGGCACTAAAATAGACTCTGCATTAAAGCCTACAGATGCATATATTATTCTTTTAAATAACTCATTATAGTACTTTATTACACCATAACAAGCAAGAATAAAGGCGTCAACTGCATGGTCTTCTACTCCATCTTTTGGGTCTATTCCGTACTTATCTTGTCCTGTAGTAGTAATCTGCAACAACTTATATACTTCTAGTGATTTAATTAGCTCACTATCACTAGCTGAGAAGCGTAATGGTACCCATTCTTCACCTTCAGCACCTCTTGGTTCAAATAGTCTTGCAACCTGTGATACTATGAATGACCTTGCTGTTTTCTTAACTTCTTCTTTAGTAAATGGATCCTCTACTAATAGTGTTGATCCGAAGGCAACAGTCTCTATAATATGCTTAATTACTAGATCTGGGTGTCCTTTTGGTGCCTGTACTTGCATTGAGTATCGTCTAATCTCTTCAATTAGTGATTGAGAATATCCGTAGTCACACATCCAGTGCTTTGGTTCCCATTTCCTATTAAGTTCAATTAAACAATTCTTTGCTACTGTACTATTCCAGTTAGCAGAAGCAACTACTTGCTTGTCTACTATTTTAAGTGTTGTACGATTAGGATCAAATGCAATTATGTAGAAATACGTACCAATACCTGGTCCGTTCCAGTCTACGCCACCAAAGTAAATTAACCCCGGTTCTCTAAAGCAGTCTTCATATTCGTACTCATCTTTAGCTAAGGTAATACCATTTAAGTTAAATGGACCACCTGAGGTAGCAGGAAATTCAGCAAGTGCTTCTTGTATATATCCTGTTTCACCTAATAGCTTCTTAAATCTAGATATCTGTCCATGCATTTCAGGTACATCGTCAATTGATACGTGATACTCATTAAATGATGGATCTTCTTTACATGCATCATAAAACACATTACCTCTACCTTTAGGTGTGGAGGTTAGAAGGATAGTAGCATCATCACCTCTAGATGCAATTGTCATTAAAATATCTTTTAGTGTATCATTTGGTACTATTGCAGCTTCATCAATATAAATCCAGTCAGCAGTCTGTCCACGGACACCTGGGCCGGCGATCATTAGCAAGATTCTAGATCCATTATCAAAAGTTACTTGATAGTATGGTTTCTCTCTTTTACTAACTACTGAGTCTTTTAATTTTTTATTTTTGTCAATACCATCACGGAAAATATACTCATCCCAGATTTTTTTAATCTGCTTCTCTTGCGGAGTAATAATAAGAACTGTCTTATCATCATTAGTACCTACATAATGTAGGATCTTATTTACAAAAGCTAGTGTCTTACCTGTCTGCCTACATTGTCTTGCTACTAAGTTTCGGCTAGTACACCTTAATATTGGTATCTGATACTCTCTGGCTTCAGATCTATAACTTTCTTTAAAGAAATAAGAAGGGTCGTACATATATCTAGCGTCTTCTTCAGACATACCATTCTTAATAGCAAAAGCAACGTCCTTATCGATAGTTATACCACTACATGGTATAGCAAACTTACCATATTTCTTCTTAGCTCTAGCGATACATGCTTGGCATTGAGGATCTTTAAATCTGGGATGGTCTAATCTCATAATTAATAGTTCCCGCTTTTATTCACTTTATTTACTGCAGATGTAAATGAAGACTGACCAGATGTAAGTCCAATATATCCATACATCATTCCAGACATAACACTACTATCAGCCCAGCTTCTAGTCATTCTACCGGCTGCACCAACTGAGCCATAGCCAGCTTTTCTAAGTTGTGGGCTATTACTAATAGTTTTACCCATTACACCCATCGCTCCAAATGTAGCACCAAGCATTGCTCCTCTAGCGGCAGACTTAATAACTCCATTTCCTTCTGAGTATTCTCGACCAACTCCCATGCCAGCAGCCGAGTACGTCATTGAACCTATTGCCCCTGCTGCAGCACCCATCCATACGCGTCCTGTAAATGCACTATTGAATGGAGTTGCACTAGTGCCGCCTTTAAAGCTTTTACCAAAAGCTGACTTAGCTAATCTTGCATAGCCACCAAGTGACCTTGGGCCTGTAACATTCTTAGCTTTATCGCCTAGAAACTTATTTACGCGAGGTGCATTAACTGGAGCTACTGTTGATGCCGCACCAGATGCATTAGTATGCGATGATCCATTAATAATATTTAGTAATCTGTCTGCACCTATAGCTCCGGTATTTTCTTTAACTGGTTTTACGTGTGAGAAATATTTTGCATTTAATTGGGACATGTCGTTAATGCCCATACCTTTAAATACCGCTCTATTTTCATTAAATGCGCTTACAGCACCTGGAGCAAATTTCTTTGGAATATATGCCATTATCTTCTCCTAAGTTACGTCTTGTGATAAATTCTTGCTACACTAACTATTCGGTCACTATAGTCACCCATTGATTGTCCTGCCTGCTGATATGCCATTTGATCATACATTTGCGTATTAAAGAAACGAGTATCATAGTTAAGCTGTGACCTAGACTTAACATCTTTTGTATGGTTATCTACCATTCTACCAGCAGTAGAAGCAGCCCATGATACAGCCATTCCTGCCCCTATAGCTGCTCCTGCAAATAGTATATCTTTTTTCCATCCATGCTTAAAGAATTCTCCTGTTGCAGCATTATAGGATCCTTTTTGCATCTTTGTGCCTTTAGGTGCTCTCCATTTACCACCAAGTTTTTCATCTGGTGCTAAGTATATTGAATTCTTAGATCTAGTAGCCTCATACATAGTTCTACTTGGTGTAGTGTTTTGCTTCCATTGATCACGTGCAACCTGCATGGCAGACATAGCAAAACCTGCTTCCATTGCAACGCCACCAACTCCATAGCCTAGGTTTTCAAACGTATTCTCGCTACCAGAAGATGCATCTTGAGCAAACTGTACTGCTGTATTACCAGCGGTAGCTGCGGTTGCAATTATAGATGATAAGGCAAAATATCTACTTAAACCAAAACCTTGGAACATATTTCTATATACTTTTGCTTTAGTTAGGTCTCCCTTAACTGGTAAAACTGCTCGCATATTATTCCTCCTTAAGCATTTCGACTACAGTCATTGCGAATGTAGCTTCACTAAAATCTACATCTTTATCATATACTTCTATAGTATCTAGTAAATCTAGTACATTAAAGAAAGATTTATCTACAAAATAGTCATATGTCCTTCCATGTGTCTCTAAAAACACCTTGGGCTCTAATAGTTGTTCTTTTTCTTCGCGCTTCTTCCGAAGATCCATTGCTTTAGATAGTGTATTAAAATCTATCATATATTATCCTACGTAATGAAGTCTTACGTCATTGAACCCTACTTTGTTGTTTCTAGACTTAAATACTACAAATCCAGAAGCTTCAGGCGTATAAGAGACTTTACCATCCATTGCATAGTCTTGAGGCATGCATAGTGATCCAGACTCTACAATAGTTCCACCGTTCCTAATAGCTTGTCCTAGCTTGTGTGTATGAGCAACAATAAAGACATCTGCAGTAAATCCTCTTGTAGTAAAGAACTCTTGTACTCGAGCAGCAGTACCTAAAGATGATTTAGCAAAGCTTTTAGGGTGACATATAATTACATTATCAATCTGTACAAACCAGTTATATGTATCTCCAGGTACATACTTAATGTTATCTAGCTTCAAATCGTTTACAATGTTCTCTAAAATATCGTCTGGAAGGAACTGTACGACCTCAGGAGAGATTCTTTTGCGTAAGTAAGAGGCTAGCCTGCCTTCATGGTTACCAGATACTACAAAGACTTTTTTGAATAAGCCAGACCAGCGCTTAATATATTCTTTAGCAGTCTTAATTTCTGTTCCTAGTCCTACAGCATAAGCCTTAGGAAAAGTAGATATGTCGTAGCAGTCAAGAATATCGCCGCCAAGCACTAAATTGTACCCCTTATTTCCATATGCCTTCTCAAGAGCTTCGATTACTTCTTTCCTATGGAAAGGAATATGTAGATCATTAATGACCACATATTTCTCATCATCACTCTCACTTTTATAGATATTTCCACTACACTTATAATGACCATCTAATTGATGAATAATAGCATCTAACTGGTCTTCACTAAGCCTTTCTTCTTCCATAAGGGAATCTTCAAAGTTATCTGGCAAAACAGTTTCTTTAAGTATAGCTTTAGGGTCTGTAGGGTATTTTACTAAAGATAAGTCGAGTACATTACCAATATATCCTTCTTCGTCGCTCATTGTAAATAAGACGTTCTCATTGCATACTTTATTAAAGAGTTCAGTTAACTGGTCTTCAGTGTATTTCATTATTTGTTCCTTTAAGTTTAATTATCTTACTCATTTATTAAATCATCATCTGCCAAAGCATTAAGTTCATAATGAACTTCTTCTGCATTTACAGCGTCTCTCTTCATCTTCTCAAGCTGAGCTTTCATTCCGGAAATAACCTTAGTAGGTCCATCTTTACCTTCTTTAAGAGCGGCTTGCTTCTTATAAATCTCTTTACGAGTAGCTGTTAGTTCTTGTAGAAGTACCATTTTATTTTTAAATATCTGCAGTTTAATCTGTAAGGCATGAGAAATGTCTTCTTTAGTAACTAATTGGCCATTATCATCTACGCCTACTACTATCTCCATCTTCATATTCTGATGGTCATAAGATAAGATCGTATTACACCTGAACTCAATAAGCTCATATTCAACTAACTGGTTAACCATTACCATTTCAGCATAATTGTCAGTCTCTATCTCTAGAGATTCAATATATCGGTCCATAGCATCCATAAGAACCTTATTTTCATGTAAACATTCTTTACCTTCAGGAGCCTTATCTGCAACAAATAAAGCACATCTACCTTTATATAAGCACCCTTTTTTACTACATATAACTACAAGATTTGTAGATGATCCCGTCTCTATATTAGCAAACGAAGTAGCAATGTTTCTTACTTCACTAGGTGTAAGATTTATGTTTGAATACTGATTCATTCTCATTGCAAGAACATTTCTAATTCGATCAATCCCTTTAGGAGCATTAATTACTTTTAGTTCATGCATAACATCAGCTAACGAGCCTGCTGGCGCAGCGATGTCTTTAAATTTGTCACTCATAAATCTACCCTTATTCTCCTACAATATTAAGATAAGCCCGGAGAAACTTATCTTTATCCCATGTTTCGCTATTAAATATAGCTTTTTCTAAGAATCTTCTGCCTTGCATTAACTTAAACATGCCAGATCTTACAGTGTAAGATGTTTCAATGCTATCCTGTAAAGTAGAGGCTTTTTCTTTATACGGCTTTCCATCATTATCAAGCACAATAAAATTATCTCTATCGTACCTTATTGCTAGTAGGTTTGAGACTATAAGACCAAACAGTCTCTTTTTTCTGTAGGTTATAATTTGACCTGTCGGGTTCATGGTAGTCTCCTTTCATGTCTAGTCTCTTTTCTTTACATATTCTGTTTCTGAATAATTGCTTTGTACTGTAGTAGTAAATCTTCCAATATCAAATGTAAGATCTATAGTACCATCGTGGATTCCAATACTAGTTTGAGAGATACATTTAAAGTTAAAGAAACATAGAGATAACTGATCATTACTCATTGCGATCTCTAGTTCATTATCTTTGTCTCTCATTCTCATTTTTTGTGTAGCAAAAGATATAAGGTTGTCGATACCATTCTTAATATCTAAGCTAATAGTAAGCTTATTGTCGATGACAGAAACAGGCGATCTAATTAGAGAATGGTTAAGGTCCCATATTTCACCTTTATAGTCCTTAAATGTACATCCTACAACTCTATCATAAGACATTTCTTTATCGAAGCTTAGTGCATCAATAGTTTCCATTTCCATTATCCATCTCCTTCCTCAAGGCTCTTTAGTGCAATTTCAATTAATTGAATAACTGCAGGACTAAACTTATATATCTTATTCTCATGTGAATAAGTCATAATCTTTTCAAATAGATCACTAGGAATATCTACTGTTTTTTTAGCTATCTTCTTATTGCTCATATTATATACTCCAATGTTTATAGGCAGTAACGATACTGTCCTTTATGTTAATAACTACTGTTACACGTTCCCTTAAATAAATATATTATGAAAAGCTGGTATAGATTTTAGATACAAAAAAGCCTCCCGATTAAGAGAGGCCTAATGTGTTTTTAAGCTACATAAAGCGCAATAATTTTAGTTGCTCCAAGTGAAGTTAATTGCCATATATTATTCCAGAAACCATCAATATGCATATAATGGGTTTCATCAACAGGAACTATAGTTCCATCTACTGCTCCATGGCTATGACTTACTGCCATGTCGAATGTATCTGGTCCAGTAACAATAAGGTCTGTGTCAAACCAGGCTGGCCCATTATCGTCTGGGTCATAGAAGTTAACAACAATTTCACGTCCAGTAGGATTATTAACGCTATCATACAGGTCTATTCCAGGAACTGTATATGATAACATGTTACTATCTACGCCTTTGACTGTAATGGCAGTAATTGGATATTTAATATCAATTCGTGAACCTTCTGTACCATATGTTGCTGTAACAAAACCTGTTGCATCGAAACCGATAATTAAGATAACATCATCCAATGTCTTACCTTTTATCTCTAATTTCTTCTGCCAATCGCAAGCAAAGTTATTTCGAAATTCCGTAGAGATTTCTGATGCTCCAAAATAACCAGGATTGTCAAGCCTATAATCTAGTACTAGTGATGGTGTAGCTGTGGTTCTGTCCATATGCTTATACATAGGACGCATAAGTGGTGATGTCATTATTCCTCCATTGTCCTCTCTTAAGTTAATAGCTAGTATGTAACTAGCTTTTACTATGTGTTATTAACGAAGAATGAGCATGTCGGTTAGTTAAATACTCTAATATAGGTGGCTTATTGTTAGTTCGAGCTTAGTAGTAAGGAAGTAGGGAAAGAGGAAAAGGTTAAGAGGTAACTATTTGTATTTATGTCGTATCTATATAATGTGTCATGTATGGGGAGAAGTGCGATTGTGGGTTAAGTATGGGGCTCTAAATGGTATATAAAAGGCATTGTGTTTCTGTAAAAAGCCCTCCGAAGAGGGCCTTCATGTTTAATTTTATTGTGGTTTATACCAGGCAGAAATTTGTTCACAAGCATGCAGATTGACTGTTGAGTTTTCCCAATTATATATACCAAACTTAGAAATACTATCTAGTGAAATAGGATATAGGGTATTGACGTAATCTTCTCCGTAAATATTTACTTTGTATGGAATATATTCGCCTGCTAAATATTTCCATAAAGTACCGAATCCATGAACGTATATTCTTCCCAGTTCAGCAGAAACAATAATGTCTACTTCATATCCTTGTAAATTATCTGATGGAAGAAGCTCATCAGATGTCTGGCTCCACGCTGTCTTAACGCCTGCTGGATCCCATAAAGATCCACTACAGCGTATTTGATCCCAGTGTTTTGGGTCTACTATCTCAATAGTATCTCCAGGAACTCCTTCATTTATCTTTAGATATGGCCAAACATTATTAGTGCTACCATCGTTTGCATATTTAAGATGTATTTTTAAGTCTGAAGCTTTCTCTGGTAAAATTGCACCTGAAACAGATAGTTCATTATCTTGCAATGTTACGACCTTGATTTGCTTCCAAGGACCTACACTGTTAAGTGCTTCTTCTTTTGGAAGTTCTGGCGATGTAAGAGATGGGATTTTATTTGTAGCTGCATTGTATAATGTTGACATTATGTTCTCCTAAAAAAAATAAGTACATATCTATGTACAGTATGTTAATAAGGGAAATAGGCTAAGTGTGCATATTAGAAAGGTCAAATATGAAATCAAAATGACTTTGGTCCTATATGAGGGAAACGTATAGGGGAAAATGGAAAAGATTTTTGTCACAGACCCCGGCATCGAATATGGGGAAAGTTTTAATAAGGAAAAGTCTTATTAAAGGTTTCGTGTAAAGGAGTGGAGTAAAAAGCTTAAGTCTATAGTGGATTTGAAATGGGCTGGAGTGAAGTGATGATCTAAAAAGCCTAGATATGAGATTGAAATGGGCTGGAGTGATTAAAGGACTGTAGGTATATAGATGTAGGTCGGTATGGACTATTTGCAACCCCGGGGTCGACTTCTAACAATTAACAGGGAGAATCATCATGACAATGTTGAGCGTAACATATGACAATGTAGTAGGCGAGTTTGTTGTTCTTAGTGATGAGGTTAATAGGCACAGTAGGTGTGCATATAAGGGCGATAACAGTACCATGTATTGTGTGTCCTTAAGTGGTGCTACTAAGATTAGACCAGTATATAAGCTGGCTATTACTGGATGTATGTTTGAATTGGAGAAGGTTAGTGATCTTGTAGATAGAGGATTACTATATCAAGCAGCATGTAGGTTAGGCTGTTTACGCGAGAACCTAATAAGCATGTAGTACTAAGGGGCTTATATAGAGGCGGGGGCTAATAACCCCCGTTTTTTTTATTAGGCAATCATGCCTATATAGTGGAGGTGTACTATGCGTATGTATCAGGGTAAGAGTAAGGTTGGGAAGGGGCGTATCATGGCCCAAGAGTTGTACCCGTTCGTTGTGGGTATGGTGCTTGTCGCACTATGCCTATATATCTAACTATTAACCATTAACTAAAGGAGAGATACCATGACTATCATCTGTAGGTCCATTGAAGAAGCTATCGAGAGATGCGATAGGGAGGCTGCAGAGGCCTTCCTACCTGAGGCATGCATAGTGCAAGATATGGGCACATACATAGGCGGAGATCTCATGCCGAGAGATGTCTTCATGCAGCTCTATGCTGGTAGATGCATGGCATAGGGGGTTATATAGAGGCGGGGTGCATATTGCCCCGCTTTTTTATTAGGTACAATAATGTACCATAACAAGGAGAACTATTATGGCTCATACTTGTCCAGTATGTGGTGGTTGGAATTTACGTAAAGAGGCACTTCAAGTGCGTGTGCGTCGTCTGCGCGTAAATCATAATTATAATCATGATCTTCGTACTTGGAAGCATTATCGCGATACTCAGTACAAGTAATAATGTGGGGCGCTACAATAGGCCCTTTTTTATTAGATATGTACATATATAGTATGTGTGCGTAAGTTTAATTCTTATACTTGGAGGTAGTTATGTTAGGTGCTGTAAAGAGAGGTGTTGTTGTGCAGACTGGTGCTTATGTTGTTGTAGATTTTGGTGCTAAATATGATGGTATTATATTAGGCGAAAAGGTCAAAAGGGAATTAAAGTTATGCGAAGAGGTAAATATAGTTATTAAAAACTATAATGTAATTGGAGGCACTTATGTGATGATGCTAAGAGTTATATAAAATCAAGGGGCCTTCGGGTCCCTTTTTTTTTAATAGGTATATCGCCATATCGGTGATATCAAATTCCTTGGAGGTGTAACATGATGGTTATCGCAGCGAACAAAATGGTTGTTGAAGACGAGCTCAATATCCTTGATCAGAAGATTGGGCAACTGGAAAGAAGGATAACTTCCTCTTGGAGAAGCCTTGCTAAGGATGGGGCTTGCAAAAAGGTAATTAATCGTACTCTTAAGGGTGATTTCGATCATCTGGAGGAGCTGTATGAGGTCCTTGGCAAGTATGAAAGTGCGACTGTCAAGATTGTTCCTCACGCTAGAGGACTTAGAATGATCGGGTAGTAATTAAAGGGGCTGTTCTTTAGCCCCTTTTTTTATTAGGTGCAATTATGCACATATATCTAAGGAGAAGAGCCATGACTATTGTTGCATTAGTGTGGGTGTCGTTCTGGATGGCTATTGTATTTGTACCTGAACTGAAAGGAGTGTGAGTATGGGCAAGCATGCAGGCCGTCGTATCTTCCGTGTCCAGTTGCTATTCAAAGCTGGAGCCATTAGTAATGTGCAAGCTGTGCGTTACTTGTCGCTTAAAATGGGTAGTAGTGCTGCTACTGCTACCTTTAACAGCTGGATCTAACAATTAACTAACTGTGTGAAGAAGATAAATACTGGTGTATTGGTGAGATTACTGGCTTTACCTGTGAGTGCTGCCACGAAGAGGAAGAGGAGGAATAAGCGTATGTGCAAAAGAAACAAGTGTAGGTTTTATAGTGGGTGTAGGGGAAGAAAGGAGTGGTGTGATGGCTAAGTTTGTTTGCAGTACGTGTTATAGTGTGATGGAACTTAATACGTATGATGTCGCGGACGATCTGTGTCCTAAGTGTAGTCAGGGGCTTATTCGCATTATGAAAGGAGGTCTTATGCAAATGAGTGTGGAGCAGTGTTATGAAAACGGCTATAGTGTATTGTACGCTATGGCTATCACTGGTCAGTCTAGATTGACAGTGATTGAGATTTATACTCGCCTTGATGAAGAGAAAGGAGCTTGTCATGAAGAACCATAAGAAGAAGAGGCGGTACATTAGAATTGGCATCTGGTACCATAGGAATGCCAGGATTCATCTGGAAGCAGCATTGCTGTCGCTTCAGATTGGCGACAAGGAAGGATATGAAAGGCATATGCATAGGTATGCTAGGATGATCCAATACTTCGATCTTGCAGCACAGATCGGTATTGATCTGCAAAGACAAATGCTGAAGAAGTAAAATTAAAGGGTGGGCCTTCGGGTCTGCCCTTTTTTTTAACGTAGTATGCATATCGCATATTCATTCTTTGGAGGTGTCTATGACACAGCACAACGGTAACACCAATGGCAATGGCGTTAATGGCAAGAAATCTAACCACAAGGAGGTACACATGAACCAGACGCAGATTAAAGTCATCATCAAGAAGAAGGGTCTTGATGAAAAGGGTATCACTGCCCTCAAGGAGATCGCGAAGGACCTCGGCGTTCCTTTGTACACCACGTACAATGCGGCAACTGCTGATCGTCTGCGCATCGTGATTTATGAGTTCATGAGCCGTTCTCTGCTGCCTGAGGAATTCGAGGATCCGGAAGGGTTCAAGAACAAGACCACGCTGATCAACATCCTCAACAAAGAGGGTGGCGATGACGACTTACGTCTCATTGCCTATAAGATCGGTATGCATCGGTCTGAGTTCAGAAAGCTCGAAGGCATGGAGTTGGTTAACTCTATTTATGAGTTCCAGCTCAAAGATGTCCGTTCCAAGGTGGAGCGCAATGACAAATTGGCAGATATGAACAGGATCATTCAGGACATGTTTGTTGCTCAGGGAAGAAAGGCCCGTCGCGCAACCGAAGCACTCATCAGGGGTAAGTCGGACCAGCAGATTCTCAAATTGGCTGGATTCAAAGAGATTGAAATTTCGGCCTTCGTCAAACAGGGCACCGTTAAAGAGCAGGTGCAACTGTTCAAAGACAAACTGGAGGCCCACAACAAGGGAGATGCCATGAAGAACAGGAAGCTCAGCCTTATCGCCACTAAGCCTAAAGAGTATAGTGGTGCAGTTAACCCTGTCTCGGAGAATGATCCGAAGATCAGGTTGCATGGACTTAGCCCTACGCTTGAGAAAGTTAAGGGCATTGTCTATACTGGTGCGGTGATTGAGATCACTGAAACGCAAGCAGGCATTGATGAGCATGGTGATCCGGTACAAAAGGAGGTGGTTATCGGTACGGACTTTGTCATTAATGGTACTGATGCCATGATTGAGATTGCCTCGAACTCGCCATTCTATGAGTGGTGCAAGGGAGGCAAGGTTATCCCTATGTCTATTGAAGAGCACGACTCTAACAACAGGGTTAAGATCTTCAAGCGTATGCAGGATGTAGCCGCTAGTGAAGCCAAGCACGTACTTGGTAATGCTAAGAAGAGTGAACCTTTGCTTGGTAAGGCATATCTTGAGGATTGGACAGAGTTGATGGGTGACGATCCTCGTAATCATGACAATCCGTTTAAGCCTACTGGTACGTTCATGACGCCCAATCCTTATCAGATCGCAAGTACGGAGAATGCTCAGTATCTTCGTGTGCGCGTTATTAATGATGAGATTGTTGGTCACACTCCTCGCACCGAACATATGACTGGTTGGGGCGGACACCCTCTTAACGATGGTAACATGCTTACTTGTCTTAGCATGTGGTACACTCCTGTCAGTGAGCTTAAGAGGTTTGCTAAGCAGATGGAGGAGTATAATGCTGCAGTTACTGCTGGCAAGGAAGTGACTGTGCCTAAGCCTCCTAAAGAGGAGCGTGTTAACGGAAATGCTCAGGCGAGGAGCTATCATGTATTTGATGAGGCTGATGTTAAGGTAATGGCTGAGTTGGCCGTGACCAATCCTTCTATCTACCAATTCAAGGTTGGTGATGTGATGCCTAGCTTCAAGGGCAAGTGTATGTTTCATGTGAACAGGTATGAGGAGAAGGTTGAAGAGTATGGCTTCAATCTTGAGGATCAGGATGCTATCATGGGTCTTGGTAACTTTAAAACGCAGAAGGGCCGGCTCAAGCATGGTGATATCGTGCTTATTCCCATTACTCCTGAGAAACCTGCATTGCGTATTGTTGCAATCAAGGTTAGTGATGGAAAGTCGTCGCTTGGTGTTCAGTCTGTTCGTTTGGACAGTGAGCTTGTGTCTCGTATTGTGGAGACTGCGATTCCTAATGCGCAGATCGTAGTTGATGCATTGGCAGGTAAGGCTAGTGGCTATCTCAGTATCTTGAAGTCGGATGCTGAAGCCACTATGGACGATGCTATTAGTGAGCCACTTAAGGCTTTCCTCTTCACTAAATATGACGAAGAGCTTGGTGATTGGCGTGTTCCTATGTATACGAGTCGCATTACTGTTATGATGGCTCGTATTTGGACTTACTTGATCCAGAATGTGTATAAGGTGCGGCTGTCTGATTTGGCCTTCTACTTGGAGGTTAATGAAGAGCTTGACCTGCTCGAGTATAAGCATTTTCTGGAGACTAATGAGAAGGTCTATATGTTCAACGGTCCCAGCAAGAAGAAGTTCACGAAGCTTCTTGGGCCCGATACTAAATGGAACATTGGTCGTAATCCGGTTGTTGGTGATGGTAACTTCATGGAGTTTCATCATCACAAGTTGAATGGTACTACGGATTGCATTGAGCTTAGCGCAAGGGCTCTCTGGACTATGTTCGGTGATGTCGATGGGGATACTTGTATTGTATTCCCTCATCCTGACATCGCATTCCCTGTAACTGAGCGTCCTCTCCCTCCTGTTAAGGAGAAGAAGGCTAAAGCCAAAGGCCTTATGAGTGAAGAAGCATTTGTCACTCAGACCTATAGGGCTTACTTGGCTATTGCTCAGAGTGCTATTGATACTGGCTCTCTGGATAACCTGTCTCGGCAGATCATCTTCGAGAATTGGTGGAATGGTACTCCTCTCACTCCTGCTCAGATCATGCATATGGGTGAGATTGTCCAGCTTGCAATTGATGGCATGAAGCATCATGACATTTCTGCTGAGGAAGATGCTGCAGCAACCATTACTCGCCTTTATGGTGTTAATGGCCGTGTTATGCCGCTGCGTTCTGCTCCTCAGGATTACTGCGCTCTCCGTAAGGATGGAGGGAACAGTAGCGTTAAGGGTATTCCGCATCTTTGCATGAAGGCGATTATCCGTAAGTTGCAGGATATCAAGTGCAGTGAATATAACCCTTACCGCCATGTCCTTAATGTTCTGCGTGATGTGAGTTGTACTACTCGTCATTCGGACAGTACTGATATGCGTAATCTTTGTCGTACTGAATGGGCAAAGAAGGTAGCACTTCATAGTGAATTCAGGCAGCTCAAAGCTGAGCTTCCTTGGACTCCTCAGTTCGTATTGAATGCTACTAGCCTGCTCATTAATGGTGGTAATCTTTATGGTACCATCATTGAGGGGTATTCTCTGCATTCCAGGATTCTGCAGGATGACAAGTCTCTCATTGTGGACAAGAGGGCTCGTCGTATTGCCTGGGCTGCACTTGCCAATGATTATCGCGGTTACATTGATATCATTGCTGAGTTTGCTTGTAAGAAGTATTTCGGTAAGCCTGATTATCGCTTCTTCATGGATGAGTTTAAGGAGCAGCTCATGTTGTCGATTGGTGTTCAGTCTTTCGGCACTTGGTCTGGTCAGGACAGGGATACTGGTGCGGATAAGATTACCAGTAAGCCTGGCAGCTTGTTCTGGCTGTTCGATGCGGATAAGTTCATCATTCCTCTTGCTAAGCGTGTGAATCCTGACAATCCGTACATTAAGGATGTTGAGATTGCTGTGGCGGAGAATATCCGTAAACGTATCGAGCGTGAGGCTACTGAGTACATGGATCGTATCATGGCTCAGGGTGAAGGCGATCTCTAATAGTTAACTCTTACTGACCTGGGCATGTCGTTAAACTGCCTAGAAAGGTTTATATCATGCACAGAGTAGATGCGTTGTTTATGGAGAGTGCTGATCTTGAATTAAGACTTGGTCGTCCCATCAGTAAAGAAGATAGACAGAAGGTGAAGAATAGAATGAACGCTATTGATAAGGAGATTGGTAGACTAAGAATGAATAAGTTCTTAGTTGGTAAGGATCCTCTTCCTACAGGGAGTAGAGCTTCGTCTATTACTGATGGTCATTATTGTGGGCCAACGTCTCATGGAATATCAATAGGTGAGGGTTGTTATTGGCGTAGGTATTAGTATGTAATTAAAAGGGGGTCCTAACGGGCTCCCTTTTTTTATTAGCTATATAATGCGAGCTGTACGGTATGGTGCTCCACCGTTGACCTGGAGCCAGCAAGCAGAGTATAGCTATTGAAGCCTTGACGCTTCTACACTTACGACGGGCCTGGTATCACACGAAGGGCCTAAGGTCTATATATCTAATACAGTGTACGTATGCGTAGATTCGTGCTATCTACGAGAGTGCGTGTCCTGTGCTATCTATGAGAAAAAAGAGCTACTGACTTACACTATGGGTGTGTGAGTACGTGCTATTCTTGAACCTTTTTACACTTTTTGAAGGAGTACGTTATGGAAAAGAAACAGTTCACCAAAGAACTCACCGAGTTGCTCTCCGGAGCGCGTGGGAAAATCTGTTTGGTCCTGGACGAAGAAGTCGCCCGGATCAGCAAAACAGATCTCCGTGGGAACGAAAAATCCGGCAGTGACTTCATCGTCAACGTCGGTCTGGCTTCGGGCAATCGTGCCGTGATCTACGGATCGCTCGAAAATGCCCGTGACAAGGCCTGGCTGTCGGTTTTGGAGGGCGACCGCATTGCCTTCGCGTTCAAGTCGGAAAAACACGGCGAATACCGGGGCGAAACGGCTACCGGCGGCGAATACGTCGTGGAGTATCAGGAGTACAGCAAATGCACGCTGCTCGATCGGTTCAAAGGCAGTGCTGCCACGCTCCCCTCGTTCATCGCCCCGGAAGACATCGACCTGAGCTGTTTGAAGCAGCCCAAGGCCAAAACCACGAACCGGCTCGAAGATGAGTCGACCACCGCTGGTACCGGCGAAGAAGGCGGCCTCTCGGCATTCGCGCTCCGCAAGCAGGCGGAAGAAGCGGCCAAGCTGCAGAAGTAAACAAGAATGGGGGATCTTCGGGTCCCCTATTTTTTTATTCACTTGCTATTCTCGATGGTCCCTTAACCTATGCAGGAGGCACTATATGCAAAACTTCAGACGCTTCATGCGCAGACATCACAAACTTGCTACGGCAATGTGGGTGCTTGTCGGTTACTTACTGCACCTGACTGTTGAAGGAACTGTCTTTGCCTTCTTGGGTGCTAAAGCTCAAGCAGCTGGATGGATAACTATTTAAGGAGATGCCATGTTTAGAGAATGGTTCGATAAAGCCGTTGCATATATAAATCCTTACTTACATATATTCAGCGAGTTCTGGTTCTGGAACATACTTGCTATTCTTGCACTTGTGTTCTTTAATTGGATCTATAGTCATCGTGAGTATCGTATGTTACGTAAGTTGTTTGTCATGTATGAGTATAACATGATGGCAGCTCATGTAATTATGCGTAAATCAGGTATTCTAACTAAACTCTGGATACGAGGATTCGTTAAAGGAAGTGAAAGGTGGTTTACATGAAACCTCTAGAAGTTCTACAGTTCCACATTCTCGAAGCAACAAGTGTCATTCCTTCAAGAGATGAAACAATGGTATTCGCTCTATGTATCAACATGAGTGAACCAATAACAAAATACAAAATCAAAAAAATTCTCAACTGGGGATACTCAAGACTACACACCGCATTTCGTGCACTTGAAGTAGCGAGACTCCTCGAAGAGATCAAAAGAAACAACTGGCTCATTACAAACAAAGGTTTCGATGTAATTGACGCTGCCTGGAAAGAATTATATCCAGAAGATTTAATCGTACCAACGGTTGAAGCAGAAGTTGTTCATGTTACAGAAGAAAAAGTACCGAAAAAAAGAAAGAAAAAAGAAGACAAGTTAATTGCTAGTATCAAAATTGATACAAAAGGTATACCCATCGACATTGTCGAAATGGCAGCCACCATCATACAAAAAATGAATGAAGGTGAATGTTACGGCAAGCTCGGAGGGAAAGCCCTACGTCACAACCATGACATCATCAGTATCCCTCTTGGCAGAAAATGGAGACTCCTCTGCAAACGCATTGAAGGAAGATCCGTTGAACCAAGAAAAATCCTATCACATGAAGATTACAATCAACCTCACAAGCGACAAAACATATAAATATTACACACAGTTTTCATGGTATCCTTGGGCTACAAAACTTTACTGAATGCGTGTAAGCTTGAGCGTCTCCGCACTCTCAATGACTAGGCACAATGGACCACCATGGTTCAATAAAGATGCCCAAGGAACCTCTCTTTTAAAAGGAACTCATCATGTTTGGACTATCATTCTATGAATGGATGGCTTTCATCGGCGGATACCCAACCATTTTCTCAACATTCTTTCTTATGGGCATGGTTATATATACTGGAACTCGTGCTATTTATAGACACAAAGATTTCAGTAGCATTAAATTCCATATTAAAGAAACACTATATTACGAAGAAGAAATACAAAAACTACTCAAAAAAAGCAAACCACTAACTAAGTGGAGATTTAAAAAACTTGTAGGAAAACATGCCTACATGGAATTCATGTTCGAAGAAGACATAACTAAAAAACATGGGAAAAGTCTCCACAAAACAAAAAAATAGGAGACACCACCAATGAAAAAACAAATCAATAAATTTTTATTTAATATATCCATCTGGTACTTCAAACAAAATGTTCAACTGATTACCTACATTATTACAAAAACACTTAACTCCAAACTACAAGGAGCAACAGGTATGAAAATCGTAACCAAATTCGGTGGCATCACCATCAATTTCACTCCCACCAAAGAAGTTGCCAAGGAAATCGGCTCTTCCCATATCAGTGTCGATATCAAGGAAGTGGCCAGCGAATCAACCTACGAAGAAGGAGAGTATATGGAACTCTCCAAACATGGTGTTGAAATCCTCGAACAAATTCCCAACGCCATGATCGCACTCACCGACGCCGGCATCGAATGTGCCACCAAAATTCACGCTTTCATGGAAAAGCTCGAGAACAAAAAACTCGGCGCAACCATCGACTGACAATAATAACCGGGAGAGACTTTTACCATCTCTCTTAAGGAGATAAGAATGAGTAAAAGTAATTTCGGAATCACTACCATTAACGGAAAAACCACCGTTGATCTTACCACAGAAATCACACTGTGGTGCACCAGACACAACATCAGTTTCAAAACATTCAGCGAATGGCTTCTCATCGCCATGAACATAAGCACCGTAAAAAAAAGAATTACCCCACGCGCACTTATTGTTACTGAAGACAGCATCAAACTCGCTTGGAGCATTAACGTACCCGCCCTCATTGCATACAATGAAGCACAGTCTTTCCTCGACTGGTATTGCGAACGCATCGAAGACAACATCTTCAGTATCATTCTCAGAAAAGCAATGGAACCCCATATCAAACCTTGATTGCTATTCTTGAGAAGATAAACATAATCCTTTGAGACACCTGGGGGGATGAAGCCCGATTCCACAGAGGATAGGGCAACAGGCAGAAGCATGAGGGGAACTAACTATAGGCTTAGCGGCTGAAAGGTTAGCGCGAAATGGTCCATTTAATAATGGCCAGTATACAATCCCCTCACTTTTTTTAAACAGGAGATGCCTATGTTATACGTTATATTCATAGTCACTATATGTATCTTCGGAGCAATAGGACTAATGTACGTCAGCCATCAACTCTTTGAACAATTAGTACTTGCCAACTGCTCAGATACAAAAGCTAAAGATAAAGAAACAATCATAATGAAAAAGATTCGTGATGATCTCGATAAAAAAATCAAAATCAACATGAATGAGAACAATAGGTTTAAGTTAAGTAAAAAACGATTAATAGATGCACTCGGTGAAAAATCATACAACGAACTTAAAAATATAGGAGACTAACCATGCAAGATCTAGCAATTGTAGGTGCAATATGGGGCCTAGGATTGTGGGCTCTATGGTTCGGTTACTTCCTCGTCTATTTGCCCAGTTGGATTAAAACATGGGTACTCAATAAAAAATGGCGTATTATTGCCCTTGATATCATAATAACCTTCCTTGGCAATAGAATTATAAATCAAGCATCAGGAACCGTTACAGCAGGCATCGGTACATTCGTACTTATGTTTGCTTGCTTTGGAAGTTCAAGTCTTTTAATGGTATACATGTGGACTAAAAAGAAATGTATTAACATGTTCACAAGTAAACCAGTTTATCACTAAGAGGTTACCATGAAAAAATTCAAACAAGTATTTACTTTCATCGGTACACTCTTTGTTGCTTATCTCATTTGTGGTCCAGTATATATTTGGATCTCATTCATTTTAAGCATTTTCGGACACATTGCTTTCTTACTACCTTTCGGATTCACAGTCTGGTTAGGATGGACTCTCTTCGGACTCATGAAAAGGAAAAAAGTATGATCCAACTTCTAATACTAGGAATAGGATCTATCATTGTACATCTTTTTACACAACAATATTACCTTGCTTTCCTTTCTTTCATAGCAGTATTATTCACAATCTTCATTATACCAATCATTTACCTAAAGGAGAACAATCATGGCAACTCCCGAAACCAACGAAACAAAAAAGATTCGTGAACTCCAAAAACGTCTCGCCGACCTGACCAAAGACTTCGAAGACGCCGTCTCGATTAAAGACACCAAAAAATCCATCGGCACCATTGCCGCCTTCTCCAAAGGCCTGACCGAACGTGTTGCCCGCAGAACCCGCAATACTCTTCATGCCATCGGCGACGGCTTCGACAACATCAAACGTGACGGCGAAATGCGTGACATGAACCAACGTCTCAACGCTATCGCCAGCCACGCTGAAGAAACCGAAGCCCTGGTCAAAAGCATCGTCGAACGTACCGGCATGTCTGAACACGATATCCGCGAGGCAATCAACGCCAGCCACAAAACCGACAACGACATCGAAACCAAAAAAGAAAAATGAACAACAAGAGAAACACGTAAAACCTACACACCTCCTTAGAATTGGGAGAGGGTAAAACCTCTCCCCCTTTTTTGTATTAGACTTACAACACACAAATTAATAAAACTTGTTGGCGTAAGTAAGAAAAAATGCCTAGTCTTGTTTAAATAGAAATAAATAATTATAAGTAAAGCTTTTGCTATTTTTGATCTATTTCTTTTAATTTATTATTGTATTATCAAGGAGAGTAAAGATGAAATGTTTTAAAACCCTCGTTCATGTAATTCCCTCCTGTAAGACTCTTACGTCTATTGACGTAAAGTATCTGTTCAAAAAATCCAATTTGAAAGTGTAAGACAAGTATTAATTAAAATTTAGATTAACTAAATGAATAAGACTAGAAGAACGTAAGTGTGTAAAGTACGTAAAGTACATAGTGAGTAAGTAATTTACTCAGTATTTACTTAATGTTTAACTTATTGACGGAAACATGTTAATAAAGAGCTATTATTTTGAGAGAAATAGTATGGAGAAAGGGACTATTCCTCCTTCTTCCACTTATTCCAATTTTAATAGTTATCTTAATATATGTTATTTTAATAACGGAAACATATTAATTTTAATTTAAATGAATAATTAATGTTTATAGTACGTATACTTACAGTACTTTTTTATATTTTTGGTTCTTATAGTACGGAAACGGAAACATTTTAATACGGAAACTCAGTCGCTTTGCGGCTTTACAGACATTTTATTCTTATTTTGTCTATATATAACTGTGTATGTTATCTACTCATTCTCTATTCAATCTCTACTCTGCCCACTAAACCCTTATAACCTGTACATAAACCCCATATGCTATTCTCGATGGTTCTACTCTCTCCCTCTCATGCTATTCTCGTCTCCTCTTACGTAATCTACATATCGTGCTAGTCTTTGGGTCTATTTTTGTTTGTTCTTCTACTTATAAGGAGCTTGTCTTTTATGTTTGATAAAGTGTTGTCTTGGTTTGGTGTTAAGCCTATTGGTTGCGAGTTTGGGTTTGATATGAGGTATTATTCTCATGTTGACGTTTACAGTGCTGGTGGAGAATATCTGTTCCATGCTTGTGCTGTAGCTGCTCGTATTATCCGTAGAGCTCTTCCTCAATGGCATAAGGGTAGTGATCTTCTGAACGTTATGTTTACTCTTACTCCTTCTGTGCGTAAGCCTGTTACTGTTGAGGGTGCGTATATATATTGGGATAGTAAGCGTGACCGCTGGTGTCTTACTGACGGTTATGATGAGACTCTTATCTTGAAATCTCAAGCTAAGGCTCTTGGTTTGCCTAAGTGTGCACCTTTGTTAAATAAGGTGTACCTGATTGAAGGTTTGGATATGGAGACTGCTGAGGCTGAGTAAGCTGTTATTGCTGTTTGAATTTAAGGAGCTTTGTTCTTCTATGTTTAATATGACTTTGTCGTGGCTTTTTTGTGTTAAGCCCATTGTATGTGATCTTGGGTTTAAGATTCGAAACATACATAATATTACCGTGCATGATTCATCTTTTCGTTTTATGTTTGGTATGTGTTCTACTGCATGTAAGATTTTCTTTTTGCATATAGGACATGTAGGGCATGTTACGTGTAAGGAAGATTATGCTGTCAAGCTTAAGGTGATACCGCATGCTTTTACACCCAAGAGTAAAACTGCTACCTATATCTGCTGGGCAAATAATTTCGATGGATGGAGTCTTATTCGTGGCTCTCTGAGCACTTGTGTTGCAGACCATCAAATGGAAGCTCTTGGACTGCCAATTAAAAAGCCTTTCATGTTCAACACATACTTGATTGAAGCTGTAGCCGTTGAATTATAAATCGCCTATTCAAAGGAGTATATTTTGTTAAGTTTTATCTTTCGTATACTTGGTATGGAAACTATTGAATTAGAATTCATATTCAATGTTATAAGTCGTAGTTATGTGCAAGTATACGATTTAAATAATAAATTGAAGTTTACAATGTGTATCAGTGCTTCCTGGATAGTATCAGGTATTCTTTCTTCACATGATTGTGAGAAAAAATGCATTGTTAAACTCAATCTTGTTCCTTCTACTTATTGCAATGATGGTGAGTTGTACTTGAGTTATGGGACATTTTGTCCTACTTGGGGATTTACTAATGGTGAGGATGATGTTCGTTTAATGAATCATCAGATGCGCGAATTAGGATTACCTCCTTGTAGGCCTAAACTGTTTGATACGTATCGTATTGATATTGTATCTATTAATAGTGAGGAATCGTGAGTCTTACTCTTCTCCTTGCCGGCCTGTTTCAGGCTACCGTATTCTTTCTTGTTTTTATTCTTAAGAAAGGATTGACTAGGTGAAAACGTTTGAAGGAGTTGTTTTGATTTGCGGAGTTATCTTCTTTGTTTGCTGTGCTATGTATAACTATGATCGATTCAAGCACATAGTTGATTATAGCTCATGCAAAGAATGTCATTCTGCTAACAGGAGTGGAAGGTAGTTATATATGGAAAGATCTGAAGAGATTTTTGCTGCGGTTGGTATCTCTGCAGCTATTGCTGTTCTTATCGTTGCACTTGGCTTTATGTTGAGTATTCTTTTCGGGAAAGTTATGGATATACATAATGTAGCTCGTATTGATAACATGATGATGCGTTCTGTTCTTCGAGTTGAAGGTAAAGGCGTGTATGTTGAAGCTAAGGGTGGAGACATTGTCTTTATCCCTGAGAGTGCATTGCCTTTAATTCCTTGCTCTGATAAGGAGTAGTTGAATGGGCTTACTTAAGAGGCTCGAGGGTAAGACTGAGCTTGAGCTTATTGTTATGGAGATTGGTGATATTATCCATACTCTCCGTAAGAATGGTGTTGGTGATAAGAATACTCAAGATGAATATGCTCTTGAGTGTCTTGATAACTGTAAGAATCGACTTCGTCGATTGCCTGTAAAGGAGTAGCTTATATGGCAAGTAAGAGAGTTGTTGAAATTGAGGCATGTAGTGATACATGTCCTTATTGTCGTGAAGAGCGTTTTCGTCGACTTGACGTATGTATGCATGATGCTCTTGCTGGCGTGCCTGATGAGGAGAAGACTTGCAATAACTACTTGAGCTTCCCGGAATTCTGTCCTTTGGAAGAAGCAGTAGATAGTTCTTCTGACAAAACTATCGATCCTCTTATTCGGGTTATGATTGATGGAGCAGCAACTATCGATAAGATGTTTGCTGATTTCCACAAAGAGCTTGATGAGAAGCTTGGTAAAAAACTATAAGGAGTAGTTATGAG